AAAAGCTGCTGCTGCCCGTCCCAAAGTTGCCCCTGCTCCTCCAAAGGTTGCCCCTGCTCCTCCAAAAGTTGCCCCTGCTCCTCCAAAGCTTGCCCCTGCTCCTCCAAAGGTTGCCCCTGCTCCTCCAAAGGTTGCCCCTGCTCCTCCAAAGGTTGCCCCTGCTCCTCCAAAGGTTGCCCCGGCTCCTCCCAAAGCTTCTTCTAAGTCTAAATCTAAGGCTTCTTCTAAATCTAAATCTACAACTGTTAAAGCCGATATTAAGGTATCAGCTGTCATTCCTACTCCTGGTACCGTTGTTAACAAGTATGCTGTCGTAGACTCTAAACTTTCAGCAAAAACAAAAGAACTTGCTAAGAAATTTGAGTCCGCTTTCACCGCCTGGGTTGTAACAACCGAGGGTCAGGAAGCTATCAAATTTTGTCAATCTCTAGGCATTACTAACAAACAAGGTATCTACAATGGTTGCATTGAAGATATGCGTGTTACCAAAAGCAAGTCTATCGCAAAAGAGAGTGCTATTGCTGCTGAGGAATTTTTGTCCAAAGAAGCAGCAAACCCAAGTAAACGTTTTTGCGTAGCATCGGGCGACCCCCACGTTACCAACTATGATGGTACTTTGTTTCACGTTCAGGAACCCGGTATTTATACTGTTGCTCGTACTCCTGACAATGTTTTCGAGATTCAGGAGAGAATGCGCAAACATGGTGCAGATAAACCAGGTGTACCTTCTTGTATGACTGGTGCTGTTGTTCACTATAAACAAATGAATATCGAAGTTGATGTTGCAAACTTTGGAAAAATCCGCGTCAACGGTCAGGAAATGGATCTTCCTGAAGATTTCACCCTTACTTTTGGCGGTGTCCAGATTCGTTATGGAAAACAAGTCGTTGAATGGAGGGGTTCTAAAATGCAACCAGCTGGTTTGAAAATTAACACACCTAACGGATTCTCTGTTATGGTTACCGGAGGTTACTGTGGTGTTCTTGAAACAAATGTTCCTACTGCCTTTTTTGGAAAAATGCAAGGTATTTGTGGGAATGCGGATGGTGCAAAGAGTGCTACTGACTATAAGGACCCCAATGACGTTGTAATGAACGTTAACTATGGTGGTAAGAACTGGGAAATGGGTGGCTATGATGGGCCAAATTCTCCTCTTTCTAAATGGCAGCTTTCATGGAAGCCTCGCGGCACTGAATGCTACTTCACCAAAGATTGCGAGGGTGGCGTTCAGACACGCAAGGTAATCCCTGCTCCCACTCCTTCTCCTGTTGCTGTAGTTAAGTCTGCTCCTGCTTCTATACCCGTTGCTGTACCTGAACCTGTTGTTGTTGCATCTGTCAAATCAACACCCTCTAATGTCGTTGTTGTTGGTTCTGCTACTACTTCAAGCTCCAGTTCTAAATCCAGCTCTAGCTCTAAATCAAGCTCTAGTAGCCACAGCCAGAGCCACCACAATCATCACCACCGGGTATGCAAGCCTGAAGTATTTCCTCCTACATCACCTGAAACAATTAAGAAACAAGTTTCGGAAGTATCAGATAAAACTACAGCTAAGATGAACGAACTCTATGTAAAATTCAAGTCAATGATGGACGACTTGAAGAAAAAACAACACGAAGAATTCAATACCGATAATAAAATACTTACCGAAGCAAATAGCAAAGCATCCGATGGTCTTGCTAAATATACAAAAATATTTGACAACTCTAAACAGATTTTACAACAAATCAATATGCTGAATATTACTTTACGACAGCATCATGTTGTTATTGCTCAAGAGTCTGAATACTTAGCTAAACTTGAAAAATTTAAACCAAAATTCCTATACTCTCTTGATAACATCAAAGCACATGTAGGTGGTATTAAAAATGATATTCACGCTACTATTGTAGAGGGAGATGATAAGAAAGGATTGCTTTCAATCTTGGATGATATTCGTTCTTCTACTGATAAGTCAGCGACCCTTTTAGCCAAAGCATTCATGGACCACTATGACAAGTATAATAAGCAACTGACTTCTGATACTAGTAAGTATGACGAAGAACTTAAACGCATGGGATTTTTAAGCATTACTTATAATACTTCCGTAAAAGAAAGCGCTACACTATGGAAAGAGTATTCCGATATTCTTGATATCGCGAATAAACTTAAAGCTAGCATGAAGTTCTCCAAAGACGATGAAAAGTCATTCGATGAACTAATCGTTCGAGTTTCTGCAGCATTCAAAGCACAAAGCACTAAAAGTGATGCTAAGCTTTCTACACCGAATACACAGTGTGCTGCTGATGTATTAAAAGCGCATATTGACCATAAACATGTTTAAATGTGTTTAACCATTTTAACCATTTTAACCATATTAAATATTATTAATTTAATTCGAAACTAATATTTATTTGTTACATAATAAATAACAAATAAATAACCCCGACTTTTAATAACATAACACCGCATTAAATCTTTTTATCTATTAGTATTTCTTTACCAAGATTTTTTATTATTTTTCGTTCATAATTGGTATAGTTTTCAATCGGTTCACATATTGAGCGCATCATCGTGAGGTACTCAAGTTGCTTTCTTTCAGTCTCCATCCAGTCTGGGTTATCTATTGCCCATTGTTGTAATGCGGTTCTCTCCTTATCAGCAATTTTTACAATTGTGTTTTTCATAATATCATGGTTATCGTCTTTTGACCACTTGTTTTCATCTTTTATATACATTATATCACGTTTTATATCTGTACAATGAATAGGACGTTTGTGAATATCCAACTCTTTGAGCCCCTTTATCATAACATCTGTAATACCACGCGAAATACCGTTTGTTTTTGAAAATAGTAAATCCTCTAATGTTATTTTTAGCGAATCTATAAAATCTGATATGTTTAAAGCATCTTTGCAGTGTTCGTTTAAAAATACATTTAAGTTAAAGTTGTTATTCATGGTTGTGTTATTAGTTGTGTTATTAGTATTTCCAATTTTAGGAACTATCTCATTTATCGTCTTAACAAGTTCACCATTCTGTTTTATTAACTCCTTAACTAACTCCTTCAATTCTTTATCAGTTGTTGAATCTATTTTTTTGTTGATTTCAGTTTCTAAAATGACACCATCTGTGGTATATAGATCATCTTTAGTTACCATAGAAGATGGTACATGCGTTTTTACCATAGCACACGTTCGCTTATGCTTTGCTAGTCCCGGTTTATATTTATAACTGTTACCACACATGCAGCTAAATATTTTATTTTCTTTTATCGGCATTTTTTGGTTACTCTCGGTTACTCTTTTATGCTTGATGGTCTCGATGTGTATTTTATAGTTAGATTCTTTAGAGCATTTAAAGTCACATTTTTCACAAACAAAAAATAGGCATTTTTCGGCATTTTTTGGCTTATCCATTTCTCATATATATAGAGTAATATAAAAAATGCCTAAATCCTTTTCATATAATATATATAAAAGTTGAAAAATTATGGTAACAAAATAATCAACTTAAAAATACGATTTAGAGCATTATGCTCTGAGTGATGAAATCAATGTTTTTTTTATATTTCTACCCCAGGTTTTCAAAAATGGACATTTATAAATGTCCATTTTTGAAAAAGGGCCTCCGAGAGTTGAAATTTTCATACATCATCACTCTTTGGGCGTCCGCCTTCCCTTTTTGCGGAGGTTACCTTTATGATTTGATTATTTATTGACAACGTGGTCACGTGGCGACCATAATGGTGTGGATTTATAATTTATTAAAAATAGTAAATATATTCAAAACATGTCCCCAAAAGACACTATCATGTTTATGAAAAACTACTTTCCCAAAATTGGGACATCTTTTGGAAACCACTGGTTGCAAACTATTGCGCTCCATTTCGCAGAAATATACCGACCGATATAGAGAAATCACGACCGATTTGGTACTCTCCATCTCACCGAAATATTCTTGAAAATCGCGAAAATATTGGCGGCAAAATAATTGTCGCAAATATTTATGAAAACTTGTCCTCTATTTTTTTAAATAACTCTTTACCATATACTAAATTACCTGTCGGTTTATAGTCATTTATCGGTTTGAATTCCTTTTTATTCGCTGCATTTTCAGAGGTATTTTTCGAGTTTACTTTACGAGTCAAACCCATATTAAAAGGATCTAAACTATTTGCACTAAGAGGATTGTTTACCGCTTGAGATGGTGGTAACGGATTACCATATTCATCTAATTCTTCTATACGGTTACCATGCTCGTCTATTACTATACCAGTCTTTTTTTTAAACTCTGTTCTTACATATGATGGAATATAGTGCTTCCAAGAAATAAATATTAAATTTGGATGCGTATACCTAACAACAAAACCATTATTCGTAAGCTCTTCTAAAATATAACTAATACATGATGCACGGTCATATGATGCAACCCCTAACATAATTTCTGGAATAACATACCAACAAAATTGGGTATCGATTTTTTGGCGAGATGTTATTTTTATTTTTTCATGAATCCTATTTAATATTTTATTATATATTGACAACTTTGATAAGTCGTACGTCTTCTTCTTATCATATAACTCTTCTAAATTTATTTTTTTTATTTTATCGCTATCTTCTCTATTTCGAAACAGTTCATCCATAGAATATAAATATAACTCTTAAATCATAAATAGAAAAAAATATATACAATTAATCCTATTGTGTTAATATAGTAATTAAAAATTATTACTATATTAAAATGACAATTAAGCATTTGGTTATAGGCGGCGGGGGTCCTTTCGGTCTATGCGCATTAGGTTCTTTGAAATATTTACACGATAAAGAATTTTGGAATATAAAAAATATTGAATCTATCTATGCAACATCTATCGGAGCTTTAATAGCAGTATACTTATCTCTAAAATATGACTACGAATATATTGTAGAATATTTAGTAAAAAGACCATGGGAAAAACTATTCGAAGAAATCGGTATACAAAATATACTCGAATTATACGACAATAAAGGTCTAATAAATGTTTGCTCTATTTATTATAAAAAATATAGTATTTTATTCGAAGCAAAAGGGATATCACCAAATGTAACTATGAAAGAATTTTATAACTATTCTGGTATAGAATTTAATTTTATAACATGTGACGCAAACCAGTTTAAGATGATTACTATATCGCACAAAACGCATCCAGACCTTGAATTGATGACTGCATTGTGTATGACATCGGCTTTTCCTGTTATTTTTACACCCGTTATTATAGATAATAAATGCTATATAGATGGCGGTATTTTTAGCAACTATGCAGTTAATATTTGTTTACAAGAAACAGGATGCAAGCATGAAGAAATACTAGGTGTTAAAAAATATCAGTCAACGGATATAAATGATGGCCTTATTACTAACGAATCTAATATTATTGACTTTTTAGAAAAAATTACTTTAAATATTTTTAACCGTATAAATGATGAACTTTTACTAGAAACGATACCATATGAAGTAGTATGTAACATGAATATATTTACATCATATGATGCATGGACGCAAGTTCCATTCTCTTCGGAACATCGAAACAACTTAATATTATACGGAATAAAAATTGCTGAAGATATACATGAAACATTCATTTCTCGTCGCGATTCTCTAACCGACCATCCTAATAATGAGAGCCCTTAACATTTACACACATGAGATGTTACAGATGCGTGAGATTAATCGAAATTCAATATTATAAATCGATAATTGAAAACATGAATAACTCAACATGAATAACTCAACATGAATAACTCAACATGAATATATAATATTAGTCATAAATACAAGTACTTCAATATTTGTATTTATAAACGATTCGTCAAAAAATCGTACACTTAAAGAGAACTATTTAAAAATTGAGTCAGAGCATCTTTCTCAGGTTTAGATTTAAATTCAATCACATCTGAACCAGTATCTAGTTTGATAGTAGGATAACCTGATACGTCGTATTTGTCGGCAAGAGCAGATTCTTTGTCACAGTCTACATGTACAAAGTTTACTTTCTTACCATTAAAGGTCTTAGACTCATTTTCTTTTACGAATTCATCCCATTCTGGCTTAGCATGTTTGCAATGAGGACACCATTCTACGCCGAAAAAGTATAATGTTACAACTTCTTGATTTGGGTTTTCATTTCTTATATTCATACCATTAGCATATCCTTCTAGGAGCGACCTATCAGACTGTGGAACAATATATGTTTTATAAATATAGTAAGCACATGCGATTAAAATAGCAGCAAAAGATGCAATTAATATATATCTAGTAACTGTCGGTAAAGAGTTTATTACTTTTTTAAATTTGAAAACTGAATCAGCCATTTATATTTCTATAATATATTATATATATAAAAGATTAATATATGTTTTGCGAATAAACGAATAATATACTACTAAATATTTAATACAACAATTTAAAACTATGTTATAGTATAACTAAATATAAACTATTACCGTTATTTCATCTATAATGCTTTTTCGCTGTTCAGATGGAAAAATAATAGATATTAAAATTCAATCATTTATTACAGATAAAGACTATTACGATATATTACTAAAAATAACTAAAAATAACTAAATATTATGTATCGAGTAATTTATTTAAAATTTTATTTAAAAATTGTATAAAAAATATAAAAAACTAGTATTAGTACTATTAATTCAAATAGGCAATATAGTATAAAAAATAATTTAACTTTAGCCATAGATGGATCTAAAAATAATCCTTTTGTGTTAAAAATTATTCCGAGTGATTTATAAACAGTTGTGAATACGTATAAATATAGTCCTACAATTCCTATTTTTATTATTAAAGAAAGAAAACTACTTTTACTTATTTTTGTTCCATATGTAATTATAATAAGAACTAAACCTACAATAATAAGATATGTAGTATTTTTAACAGAATCAGAAAAACTCTTTAATGATTCTATAGAAGTATTTGACATATTATATTGTTATATATATATAAAAATAGATATATAAATATAGTTAAATGGCGTATAAAAAAACACCAACCGTTTACAAATATAATAAAAACATAAACAGAAACAGAAACAAAAATATAAACAGAAATTTTACTACAAAAACAAAAGCAAAAAAACGTACATTCTCGCGTAAGGATTACATGAGCGGTGATGGTATGTTAACTAGTGTATGGGGACCAGCGGCATGGCATCTTCTTCATACTATAAGTTTCAACTACCCTATAAACCCAACCGAAGAAAACAAAAAACAGTATAAGGAGTTTGTTGAAAACTTGAAAAATGTTCTTCCTTGTAAATACTGTAGAATGAATTTGGAAAATAACTTAAAAGCGCATCCAATTAAACCCTGTCATATGAAAAATCGTGATACATTTTCGAGATATATTTACAACTTACACGAAATCATTAATAAAATGTTGGGCAAAATATCGGGGCTTTCCTATTGTGATGTCCGCGAAAGATATGAGCACTTTAGGTCTCGGTGTACTCAAAATGATGCACCTAAGATATTCAAATTTAATACTACACGTAAAAAAGAAAAAGAAAAAGAAAAAGGATGTACGGAACCTTTATATGGTAAAAAAGCAAAATGTGTTATACAAATTGTACCCCAAGAAGAGAAGACTCCATCATTTGTGGTAGATAACAAGTGTATTAAGGTTAGAGGCGATTAATATAGGTGACTTCATTCATGTTTTACAGATAGTATAAAACATGAGATGTTATAGATGCGTGAGATTTGAGGTAATTCGAATCGATAATTCATAAATACAAAAATTTACAAAATGTATAAAATTTACAAAATGTATAAAATATAAAAATATAATAAATATTATAACTTATCAGCCCATGGAATAGGTAATTGATTCATTAACCCCCTGCTATTATAATTTGGAACCTTTTTGCACTCAAATGAAGGTTCGGGGCATCTTGCACATGGAGGGCATGGCTGACATTTTTTCTCACTGTTTGACGAATTGTTACAGTTTACAGTAGGGCATGCAGGGCAAATAGGTGGTACAATCTCGGACTTAAGAATGTATAAGTTTTCCTGTCCGGGTGGAATTCTACTTTTTGGAACACCTTCATCGTCTTTCGTAACTGTTTCTTTTATACTGTACATCGATCCATTCATGTTTCCCTTAGCTACAGAATCAAATATACCTAGTCTGTCAATTATTTTAACATTTGAATCAGCTTCATTCCTATAGTCAGAATATTTCGGGTTTTTCGTATTCATATTAGAGCGGTCATTATCATTGCCTGCATTAAGGTCGTCCTTATCAGAGTTCCAGTTCGCTTTATTATAAAAAGGGTTATTATAGTTAGAAGATTTATTATCCGAATGATTTACACTTCTTACATTGTCATCATTTTTTTGTGTGTTATAATCTGAATAGGTGTTGTATGATCTTTTATCATCGCTTCTACTAGAAAAGCCCTCTAGTCCTTGGTTGGAACACATACCTAAAGTAGAACATAAAACAAGCGCAAGTAATAGTATGAGAAATATATGAATTTTTGTTAATTTCATTATTAAATGTAAATATAATATAATATAATATATATATGGAAAAAAATTGATTAATATATATTTATATTATTATAAAATAAGAACAAAAACTAAATACAACTATGACATCGACAACATCGACAACATATGTAAATAATTTTGAAACCGTCAATGAACCAAAAATCAAAAGAACTAAGACGACATCCAAAGAAGGTAAACCAATACCTCATATTCTAAAGTCATCATATTTTGAATACGAGGATACATGTAAATCGCCATTTATTGAAATCGGTATAGATGAAGCCGGAAGAGGTCCTATGTTTGGACGCGTATATATTGGAGCCGTGGTTTTACCTAAAGATAGCAAACAGTTTGATTTTTCGAAAATGAAAGATAGTAAAAAATTCCACTCCGACAAAAAAATTAAAGAAGTTGCAGAGTATATAAAATCTCACGCTATCGCCTGGAGTGTTACATATGCCGAGCATAATGAGATAGATGCGAAAAATATACGCAAAGCGACAATAGACTGTATGCATAATGCTGTTAACGACTTGATGGAAAAAATGAATAAAACGGCCGACGAACTATATTTACTAGTTGATGGTAATGATTTTATACCTATGATGAAACTATGCGACGATTCTTATACTCAAATACCACATAAGTGTATTGAAAGTGGCGACAATACATATGCCTCAATTGCTGCTGCTTCTATTCTTGCAAAAGTAACACGGGATGAATATATTATGCAAATGTGTAGAGAAAATCCAGAGCTAAATACGCGATATGACCTGGAAAGTAACAAAGGATATGGTACAAAAAAACATATGGATGGTATCAAAACACATGGAATCAGCCAATGGCATAGAAAAAGCTTTGGGTTATGCAAAGAGTTTTCTTAAATGTAAACTTAGTGTAAATATGCAACAGCGTAGTGTAGTATAGTGTAGAGGCGGTCATCTTCTTTTTTTCATTGCAGGAGCAATAAAAATTCCGTATACTATATACAGAATGTAAATAACAACAAAAAATACGATTAATAGATTGAATATTTTCATAATATTACAATACGTTGAATCATCTTTCGAGTCACATCTTATAGTAGTTCCAAAAATACCAAAAATTCCTGAACCTAAAATACCACCCCCCATACCCGTGTTAGAACCTCCTTTGGCCATTATTGTGTATAATATATAATATATATTATGTATATTATATTATATATGTTTGTATTTTAATAAAAAAATTCAGTAAATTGAAGTGAAAGTATTATGCTAAATGATATATAGAATATTAATTCAAAAGGGAAAAACGACCTAAATCTATCAAAACAACAAACACAACAAACACGACAAACACAACAAAATGAAAGTTCTTGTTTTCGATACCGAGACATCAGGATTACCCAAGGAGCGCAATCCTTCTATATATGATACCGACAAATGGCCTCACGTGATGCAGGTAAGTTTTATTATATACAACACAGAAACAGGTGAACTAGAGGATACGTACGACACATATATTAAACTGAATCCGTGGGTAATCGTCGACCCTGTGTCTGAAGGAATACACGGAATTACGCGCGAAATAATGGACAAAAAGGGTATATCAATACAAGATGCTCTTATTCGACTACGCGATGCTCTTGGAAGGGTAGACCTATGTGTGGGACATAATGTCTCATTCGACAAGCGGTTCATTATAGTAGAAGGAATACGCAACAATATTAGAATGAATTTTCCTCCTGACTACTGTACTATGAAAAATAGCAAAGAGGTGTGCAAAATTGAATACACATTTTCGAATGGAACGAAGGGATTCAAGTTTCCCAAGTTAATGGAACTGTATGAGCATTTATTTCCAGGGATTCCGGCACCTCAAAATCTACACAACTCTTTTGCGGATACGGTTGTTACCCTGAAGTGTTACTGCAAATTAGCTCATGACGTGAATCTTTCACTTGAGTCGCGCCACTTTCGTGCAATATTTCGTGACAACTGCTGCTAAATACAAATAATACCAACCATATCCACTTACGAAGAACACATCTCGCATGTATTTGAATCACCGTCACCTCCAATACCATATTTATCAAAATTAATATCTTCACTACCATCATCATTTTTTTCTTTATCTGTTATCACTTTATGTTCGGGCTCGATAGTAAACTGTTGTGCCTGGTGTTTTGGTTTTCTACGCAAATAGTAGATGCCCGTTTTAAGACCACGTGTCCACGAATAAAAGTGCATAGATGTCAAAGTATTATAGTTTGGTTCTTCTAGCCATAGGTTCAAGCTCTGACTCTGACAAATAAATGCTCCACGATCGGCAGCCATATCTATCAAATGTTTCATAGGTATTTCCCAAACTGTTTTATATTTATTTTTAATATGTTCGGTTAGTCCGGGTAGTAGTGACGCGTCCAACTGTTGTATACTTCCGCGATTAGCAATAATATTGTTTTTAATTTTTTCATTCCATATTCCCAAACTAATGAATTCTTTAATCAAATACTTATTCACCATAATAAATTCACCGGCCAAAGTTCGCCGCATATATATATTACTAGTAATCGGTTCAAAACATTCATTATTACCGAGGATTTGTGATGTACTTGCTGTGGGCATTGGGGCAACAAGAAGGGAGTTTCGTATACCATATTTTACAATTTCTGAACGCAGCGTGTCCCAGTCATAACGACCTGGTGTAGGCGCTACATTCCACATATCAAACTGGAAAACACCTTTAGACATGGGTGAGCCGATAAATGAAGAATAAGCGCCCAATAAGTCAGGTGTATTTTTTAGGTTATTATATTCATCATCTGTTAGTTTAAAATTTTCTCCTGCAGATAAATCAAAGGGTGCTGTTTTTAATAACCCAAAAAATCTAGACCTTTCTACAGAAATAAGATTTGATTCATATAGTGCGGCATGATATATAGTTTCAAATATTAGTTTGTTAATTCGAATAGCTTCTTCACTATGAAAAGGTATATTCATCATGAAAAAAACATCAGCCAATCCTTGTACGCCAATACCGATGGGACGATGAAGCAAATTGCTTGTCCGTGTTTTTTCAGTCGGGTAATAATTGATATCGATTACGCGATTTAAGTTTCGTGTAACAACACGAACAACATCATATAGATGTTCAAAATTAAAAACATGTTGCAATGTATCCGTGTCAAAATGAACAAATCGATTCAAGGCAATACTTGCAAGGTTACATACCGCTGTTTCATCCTTATCGGAATACTGAATAATTTCCGTGCACAAGTTAGAAGATTTGATAGTACCAATATTTTTCTGATTGCTTTTATGGTTTGATGCATCTTTATAACACAAATAAGGTGTACCTGTTTCCATTTGACTATCGAGAATTTTAAACCAAAGGTCGCGAGACTTTACTTTACGTTTAAATCTACCGGCGGTCTCATATTTTTGATATAATTCTTTGAACTCATTACCATATACGTCAGCCAATCCCGGACATTCGTCTGGACAAAACAGACACCAGTCTTCGTTTGTTTTTACTTTTTCCATAAAAAGGTCAGGAATCCAAAGAGCGTAGAATAAGTCACGTGCGCGCATTTCTTCGTCACCTTGGTTTTTCTTTAGGTCTAGAAAGTCTACGATATCGGCATGCCATGGTTCCAAATATACAGCGAAGCTCCCATTGCGACGTCCACCTTGGTCAATATATCGAGCGGTATTATTAAATACGCGAAGCATAGGAACAATACCGGTAGATAAACCATTTGTCCCGCGAATTAAACTACCAGATGCACGAATGTTATGAATATGAAGACCGATTCCACCTGCCCATTTTGAAATATTTGCACATTCCTTTAAAGTATTAAAAATACCATCTAAACTATCATGTTCCATCGAAATCAAATAACATGAACTAAGTTGAGGACGCGGCGTCCCAGCATTGAAAAGAGTAGGTGTAGCATGTGTAAAATATTTTTCAGACATAAGCACAAATGTCTCGCATGCCTTTTTCAAATTTTCACCGTGTATCCCAATCGATACACGCATCCACATATACTGCGGACGCTCCTGGATGACACCGTTTAATTTCATAAGATAAGCACGCTCCAGTGTTTTAAAACCGAAATAGTCGAATAAAAAATCATTTTTAGAATGTTGTGATACAAAATCCTCTAAAAAGTCGCCATTTTTCTCGATAATATTCCATGTATATTCCGAAATAAGGGGTGTATGAACACCATCTTTATCTGTAAATTCATACAGACGTCGCATAACATTTACAAAAGATGGGTCAGTATTTTTGTGATGATTGGAGATAATAATATAAGACGCGAGTGTTCCATAATCAGGATGTTGCGATGACTGAGTCGCACATTGTTCGGCTGTAAGGTCATCGATTTTTGTAGTTGGAATACCATCATATAATTGGTCAATAATTTTTATAACCAATGCTGAAAAATTTATAGAAACGCCTGCTTGTATTCCCATTTTTTTTACTCGTGTTAGAATTTTATCAAATTTTACTTCCTGAAACGAACCATCTCGCTTCTTTACATGCATTTGGCTTTCCCATATATTGTCATTTTTGTGCATTGTTCTGAAATATAATATGTGTATTATTATTACATATATTATATTTATACCATTTTAACATATTTGTTTCTTTAATATTATAGTAACATGACCGAATTACTTATATATACTCACCGACGACCTCTTGAAAAATGAAGTTTTGTCATCTTATACTTTCGAGACTTGGCGGACTTTACGCGACGACTACGTTTATTGCGTCTACGAACACTAGTTGCACCGCCACCACCCTGTTTTTTCAAAAGTTTATATGCCTTATGTAGCTGTTTAAAAAGAACGGATGATTCATCAGGATTATCTAAATTCTTATCTGGATGTAATTTTAAAGCCAATTCATTAAATTTTACTTTGATTTCACGAGATGTAGGAGCAGAACGAGGGTCAAACTCCATAATAATTAATGCGTCTCGTTTAGATATAGGTGATTGATGTCTACGAACTAACCTAGAACGTGGACTAAGTTGTGGTTCCTCTGCAGGACCAGCTTGAGCTTGAGCATGCGCTCGTGCATACGACTGTTGTTGTTGTCGCATATGTTCTCGCCATTGTCTTTCTTGTTCGATTTCCCGTTCCCTCGACCTAATATATGATTCTTCTTCTTCTTTTTCACGACGTTCCCTTTCTTGCTTTTCTCTTTTTATGCGTTCTCTTTCTTGTTTTTCTCTTGCAGATTGAGACATTCTTTCTCGACCCTTCATGGCTTTATCTTCATGATATCTCTCCATGGCCTCGACATAACTACGGTCATTCCCTTTTCTTGCACCATATCTTTGTTCCAACATGGAGTAAAATTTGCGCTGATATTCACGTGCTCTATCAACAGCACGAGGTTTTTCTAATGTTGCGCTCATTACTCCAGATGCCGTTAAAGGCAACGCACCTTGCTCTGTATGTGCTGGTTGCTGTAATGCTCTTAAATAAGCTGAATCTACCTTGCGCTCATCTCGACCGCTAATACCAGCAGCAACGGCACCTGGTTTTTTTGAAAATCCAAGTGTAGTTTGAGCAGGACGTCCGCGCTCTAAAGCCTCAATCTCTGCTAGAGTACGTAAACGACCACTTGGGCTTCTAGATGGATCATTTCCAACTACCGGAGGTAATTGAAATTTTTTACTCATTTTATTTATATACTATTTATATATTATTTATATATTATGGAATAGTCAATATTTATTACAAATATTTTATTAAAAAACTATTACAAATATTTATTACAAATATTTTATTACAAATATTTTATTACAAATATAATAAAATATTTTTTAATTATATACAACTATATTATTTAACAAAATGAAAAGCACTATAACAAAAGGATATGACTTAAAATTTATCATAAATTTTTTTTTAGCAGTTTTAGTAATATTTTTAGTACTAGTTTTTATAGGAGCTATAAAAGTATACCATACCGAAACATTTGCTCCAAATATGAATAACAATAACCAACTTGAGCCTGGTAACTTTCCTGTATCTAGTACACAACCTATTTTATATGGAGACTATAAAGTAAAACAAAATACAAATGTTACAAAAAATAACGACTATAATATTTGGAAAGAATATCCCGTTTACCCTAATTCATATAAACAGGAAACAAATAATAAGCGATATTGGACTACTCCCGATAACGGTACATGTTCGCCAGCCGAGTTTTGCGGAACTCCATATGAAAAAACGGAGCAGAAAAAAGATGTAATAACTAAACCTATCCCAATAGAAGCGAATGTTACGCGAATTAACTGGTGGGCGGCAAATACATGTGAATAAATCAATATCTTTAAAAAATATTAAAAAATATTAAAAAAACATGAAACAATAAATATTATATACTATTTATTGTTTATAGATTGTCGGTATCATATGTTGAGTTCTAAATCAGATATTACAATAAGACAACCTGATTCGTTTGTATTTTCTTCATCTAGTATATTATTTTTTTTCTTAGGAGTTCGTTTTTTAGGAGCCCTATGTTCATAACCGGTTTCTCGTTCCTTAAGAATAGTATTCCATACATTTTCTATTTTTTTAATTGCACTTTCAAACCATATGTCATTTTTTCTGATAAGAACACAACTATATTGATTAAGATACCAGTATATATTTTTTAACCAAGTAATTCCGGCATTCTTATCAATAATTTCTTCACACCATCTATCATATTCTTCGCGTGTTAAATATAATGGTGCATATTCATAAAACGGTTTCCCATCTTTCATAAAATAGGCAATTACACCTTTAAGAGTTTTAGCAGATGTTAAATGAAATTCAGCATCAATATCCGATGACGAGTCGTGTATAAATGCCGCCTCATCTTCATACTCTTTAAAACATGTCTCTAGAAAATCACACTCATCGCAGTCACATACTTGCATTTGAAGTTGAGTTTGTATCCAATATTCTTCAATCGGTATTCCCGTTATTTCACGGTTGAATACATTTTTAATTTCCAACATGCGTCCATACAAGGGGGAAGCCGGATCAACGTTAATACCATCCGGTGATGCTCCCAAGAAATCATATTTTGGATGTTTTATGCAACCAAATTCTCCAACCTTTGTATTATTTCTTGCTTCATATAACATGACCGAAAGTTTTTCATATTTTTGCCCCCAATGAAGAGGTGAGTTTGTATTTACAAATGTTTTTTCCACTATAATATGTTCTTTATCCTTTTCCCTTTCCATGTCATCTACATCATCATGATTCGCTGTAATATTAACAGCGAGTGGTTTACACTTTTCATAAATAAGTTGGTTTATACATGATTCTGATTTAAATACTTTCCACGCAGCGCTTGCCGTAATGAGTTTATTTCGGAAAATATACCATCCTGCTGTTCTTTGTTCATCTTGTGGGATAGATTTTAAGTATTCTATTTTTTTAATGGTTTCGGCGACATTTGGAGGTTGTAAAATACAAGTAGTAGGATAAGACCTTGGTGGAACAATGTTTTCAAAATATTCTTCTAAACAAGTATTTATAACTTCTTCAATCTGATTTTCCATATCTTCTGTAAACCTAAATATATCAACAACGCCGGTAAATAAATTATCTGAAAACGTATACTCGATAATCTCATATATGGAGTTTTCTAACTTTATGTGAAAAGTAGGGTCGCTAAATGACAAAGGATTATTTCTTACACTTTCGTCAATACAATATAATATAGACTCACGCAGTCCTTGTACATCTTGTTCTGATAATGAAGGACTTATGCTAGTACAAACATCGACATTATTAGACTCATTTGCATTTTCATTTTCACTATCTGTATCGTGTTCTGTGTCACTATTATCTTTTAGAAAATCCCAAACTGATATATCACTTTTGACGGTATTGTTTTTAATAAATTCGCTAAAAGGTATACCATTTATTAAAATATCTGCTGTTTGTGTTGCTACATCTGTCATGTTAAAATTATATAAAACTTAAAAATATATATGTGAATTATTTTAAGGGATGGTTAATATAAATAAGAAGATATTTCTAAGTTGGTATCAATTTTATATTAGATGTAAATAACTATAAATAACTATAAATAACTATAAATAACTATAAATAACTATAAATAACCATAACCATAACTATAACCAGAAAATATAAAAAGTAGAGTAAAAAATATTAGATATTATTTGTTATCATCATCACTGTTATTATTGGAATTATTTCTTGAATTGGGTGAACTAATTATAATATTTTGATGTACTCCGGATAATCCGGCAATTTTTGCTGCTTTATTATCTCTTGTTTTATTCACCTTTTTAGGAGGAAGAGATTTCAAAGTAGACTGTCGTTTTTCACATCTTTTTAGAGTAAACTTACGATTAATTTGATTGAATAAAAGACATGGTATTGATTTTATAATACCATTCTCGCGGTCATAAATAACATCTTTTGATTTTGATAGACGTTTTTGGTCAAGACTGGTTGTTAAAAAGGATAGTAAAATCTTTGATTCTTTTACAGTAAGGTTATTAATTGTCGAGTAGTCATCAATAAAAAGACGAATTTTTTGCATCTTTATTGTTTTATCTAACTTACTCCAAAGCTCATTTGTATGTGTTTGTTTTTCTTTTTCGAGAAAATCATTAATATTATTTACATCATTAGTGTCTCTTGGGCTTAAATTATTATAATTATTATTACTTAAAAGCATTGACTTATATTTTATATTTTTCAGGTCTTTCATTTCTTTACTCATTTTATATATATTATATATAAAGTAAAGTTTAACCTTTTTTTCTATTTGTTATATTTATTACATATAATATGAAATCGATTTCAATCACAGGAAAAAGAAATACTGATAAGATAAAATCTTTAGAAAACCCAGATATGATATGTGAAAGAAATTCTATGAAAAAGTTTCCAAAGGAGCTTATTGCATTTTATGAAAACCATGAGGAACAAGTATCCCTAGTAAATAAGCTTTATATGGACGTGAGACCACTAGAGAACTGTGAGATTTTCATAAAAGAAATCGATAAAAAAATAAAGGGATATAAACAACAAGATATAGAAAAAGAACTATATGAAAAAGAGAAATTTATAGATATTGAGAATGTATTATCGGAATTAACAGGATGTAGGTTAAAATGTTATTACTGTAATACAAAGTGTTATATTATATATAATGAAGTTTTGTCAAAGACACAGTGGACTATTGACAGAATTGATAATAACTATGGACACAATAATGGTAACATAGTTATTGCATGTTTAGACTGTAATGTAAGAAGAGGTACAATGGACAGTGATAGGTTTAAACTAGGTAAACAAATGAAGTTTATAAAAAAAAACCACGATGATGATAATTTATTATAATATACAAATACATACAAATATATACAAATACATACAAATATTTTACTTAATTTTAATTTACACAAAAAGCATTTAAAATGAATTTTATTTTAATAAATACAAATAAATAAATAACATTAAGAATGTCTTCTAGTACTACATATTCTAATTATACAACTCAGAATGACCTTTTATTAAACAATCTTTTAAAATTTTATGAAGAGAATAATAACATGGATTATATGTTGCGAATTATAAATGGAGAATCTAAAATTTCTCTAAGGATAATAGACTGGTTTGCAACAAACTATGCAAAAAAATATTATACTGTTTATGAGATACCCAACACGGAACGTCGTTTTAAAGTATATGTAGACTATAAGTTAAAGTTAAAAGCATATTCGAAGAAAAGATTTGACCCTTTTTGTAGATGGGATAGGATAACAGTTCCATATAAAGATGGTAAATATATTCAGACAACGATTGGTCAATTGAATTTTTTTAAATGGGCTCTAGAAAACAATGTAATTCATTTTATAGAAGAAAATTATTCAAATATTGAAAAAGATATGAATAACCGAAATAGTACTTCAAAGAGTAAATCATTGTCTGGCTCTTCTGTATCAAGTGCATCTACCGAATCTACAAGTATTGATGTTAATGATGCTAATGATGCTAATTATGATGGTCACAATAACAATGTGAGTGCCGGTATTGTTACAGGGGATATAAATAACAAGACAAGAAAAAAACGTGAAGAATTGTCTATTTCGGCTACAAAAAGTATAAAAAAGGAAAAAGTAGAAATTGTGGTAAATTTCAATTGAAATACTTAAACAATTGAAATACTTAAACAATTGAAATATTTAATAAATTAAATGAATTAATGATTGAGTTATAATAAATTAAAAAATATAATAAATATAATAAAAATATAATTACAGTATTTTTATTATTAGAAATAAAATTTTAATATAAATAATGGGTAATACATTATCAATAAGAAAAATAAATTGTGAAGATATGCAAAAAGCTTGTAGCGGTAGTAATACTGACAACTATATTATAATAAACACGCTAGAAGCGAACATGCAAAAGTGTCTAATAAAAAATACAATTCAAATAGATAAAGAAGAACAAGTTATAAATTCTATTATAAAAAAAACACGTAATAAAAATATTATAGTATATGGTAGAAATTGTAACGATGAGAAAACATATAAAAAATATGAACAGTTGGTAGGCCTAGGATTTACCAATGTATATATATACGTTGGAGGAATGTTTGAGTGGCTACTACTTCAAGACATATATGGTAATGAATTATTTCCTACTACTAGCAAAGAGATGGATATATTAAAATATAAATCACAGCGAATATTCGATGTGAAGTATATAGAAAATGGGTAATATACCGGTTTAATATTTTGTATATATTTGGCGTCTATAGTGAATGAATAAATGTATCAATTTGTTTCAGTATTTCAAAATTTGCTGCCGGGTTTGTTTTCAAGTCTATATCGGCGTCGATAACTAGTTTTGGAATATTCTCACTATTAATCCATTCATCATGGTATTTGTCACATTCTTTCAAGTATTCAAGTGGGATATTTTCTCCTTCTCTTGCGCGAATATTTACGCGTTTCAAACATATTTCAGGAGATGCCTTTATATACACAATTGCTCCAATTGGTACATCACTTATAAATTCGTCGTACCATTTTTTATAAATAATATATTCGTCATGTTCTATGTCGCCCTTATCGTATAACATTTTCGAAAAGACATTTCTGTCTGTTCCAACACATCTCTCAGTAATAATATACTTATAACCTTTTTTTACTGCATCGCGAAGAAGTGCTAGTCGGGAAATATACGCAAGCATCTGAAGTCTGAATGCAAACCTTTTTTGGTCTTTGTAATAGTTGGAAAGAATTGTAACACCATTCTCATCAACTACAGAGTTCCATGTGTCGACCGGTTCTTGAATAAAGAGAATATCTTTTCGACCTTGAGCATTATAATATTCTTCAATATCTTTCACTTTTGTAGATTTTCCTGAACCGATATTCCCATCAAAACTTATAATTATAGGAGGCGCAGCGGATGATTCGGATGATGCTATGACAAGAGATGATGAACCAGACATGTTTGTGTTTTCAGAAAAAGCTAACGACATTTCCCTTATATTATACTAAATATATTCTTTCAATTTTGCATACTCGAATATTACAACGACATATAATATAATATATTAAAGTAGGTTAAATATATCTTGTTATTTTTATACAACGACGCATACATACTCTCAATCATCTAAACACATAGTATATTTTACAGACCATTTTAATCATAAGATGACACAACAAGAAGCCTCAGTAGAAAATATAAATGATAAATCGAGCCAACATGATACCGAACACGAACACGAACACGAACACGAACCCGAAGTAGACATACACATCGATTTATATCAAAAAAAGTTATCAAAAGCCGAATGGGATTATATGGAAGTACCTGAATCTAAAGATGAAGTTGAAATTCTCAGTTTAATTAAAAAAGGTTTTTCAAATGTGAACATCAAGTATAATACAGCAAAGTCTATCATTGGGGTTTTAAAGACATCGATTACGGAAGAAACTATGTTATTTTTATTTAATAAATATTTTAGAAAAAGAATAGAAGAAATATGCGAAGAATATGACTACAAGGGTTACAACTGCGAAGAAATAATCGGAAAGAATAAAAATTTAAAAATAAAAAAAATAGACGAGATGAGAATAGTGAATAATAATTTTCAAGAAAACAACGACAAAATTTATGAGTTTGTTTTGCTAGAAATTATCGAACAATTACTCGAGCACCATGAAGATAAAAAGGCAAATTGGTATTATTATTATTATACCTTAAAGTTTATGAAAAATAATGAAATCGAACACTTGAATACGTATGTTGTTAACTTTGTGGAAAATGTTTTAGAAAGATACGATAGTGAGTTCAAAATAAAAACATTTATTAGATATGCTTATAATTTTATCGAAAAAAATGAATACCTATTCAAGTATCAAGACTTTTCTTTATACGAACACCAGAAACAAATATTCACTATTTGTAAAAATCCCAACCCTAAACTTATATTATATATTGCACCAACCGGTACAGGTAAAACGCTTACTCCTATTGGACTATCGGAACAGTTTAACATACCGAATCCAGATGTATGTGTTGGAGGATTTATTACAAAAAAATATAAAATCATTTTTGTATGCGCTGCTCGACACGTTGGTCTTGCCTTGGCGAAATCGGCAATAAGTGCGATGAAAAAGATTGCGTTTGCTTTTGGTTGTAATAGTGTGAGCGATATTAGGCTGCATTATTATGCTGCAAAAGAAGCTACGCGTGACAGAAATGGTCGCATTCGTAAGGTGGATAATACAGTAGGAGACGAAGTAGAAATAATGATATGCGATATTAAATCATATATTCACGCCATGTTGTATATGAAGGCGTTTAATAATGTTAACAATATAATTACATATTTTGATGAACCTACGATTTCACTGGACTATAGCGAACATGAGTTTCATAAACTAATCAAGAAAAACTGGACTGAAAATCAAATACCAAATGTCGTATTATCGTCTGCGACACTTCCACATGAGAATGAAATTCAGACAACTATTTTAGATTTCAGGACAAGATTTATTGGTGCGGAAGTTGTATCAATTGTGAGTCACGATTGCTCCAAGTCTATCCCAATAGTAAATAAAGATGGTTATGTTGACTTGCCCCACTTTCTTTTCGAGTCGTATGAGGATGTTTTGAAATCGGCCAAACATTGCAGCAACTATAAAACACTTTTAAGATATTTTGACTTGAATGAGATAGTAAAATTTATAATATTTGTAAATGAAGAAAAAATGTACACAAACAGCAGGTATTCACTGGAAAGATACTTTGCGGATATCATGGATGTTACTATGACAAATATAAAATTATACTACTTGATTCTTCTTAAAAATATTATACCAGATAAATGGGATGAACTTTTTAATAAAATGAAAACAAAGCGTGTAAAAATACATGAATCTAATATTTATTTTACAACACATGATGCACACACACTTACAGATGGACCGACTATTTTTTTAACGAATGATGTTGAAAAAATAGCGAAATTTGCAATTCAAAATTCTAAAATTCCTGCGGAAGTTATTGACGATTTAATGAATTCTATAGAACATAACAATGTATTATCAAATAAGATTGATGTTTTAGAAAAAGAAATTCAAACTATAGAAGAAGAAAAAGAGAAGTTAAAAGATAGTGGTAAAGATGGAGCAAAGAGTAAAGGAACTGGTGGTGGTAATATAGTTGTAGATACGAGAGAAATAAGAGAAAAGCAACAAATTATAGATATGATAAGATGTAATGTAAAAAGGATTGCACTAAGTGATATTTTTGTACCCAATAAGTTAGAACATATAATAAGGTGGACAAAAAGGGAAGTTTATACAAATGAATTTTCAGCGAACTTAGATGAAAGTGTCGTAGAAAAAATTATGTTACTTCAAATCGATAACCATTGGAAGATACTCTTGCTGATGGGAATTGGTGCTATAACAAATCATACAAACGTAAAATATAATGAAATAATTAAAGAGTTGGCGCAAAATCAAAAATTGTACATTATTATTGCGTCTTCGGACTATATATATGGAACCAATTATCAGTTTTGTCATGGATACATTAGCAAAGATTTGAGTAACATGACACAAGAAAAAACGATTCAAGCAATGGGTCGCGTTGGAAGAAACAAACTACAACAAACATATACTATTCGTTTTAGAGACAATGAAATTATAAAGACGCTCTTTATAGACTGCGACAATAAACCAGAGGTCAAAAATATGAATAAGCTATTTAGTTCGGTTTAGAATATAAAATTTTATTATTTACATATATAAATAATAAATGCGTTTATTTAAAAAACCACCGATTTTAAAAAATATATCACTAGTTTCTGTAAAAAGTAAAAATAATATTAATAATGTATTTATTCCACGACCGCTACCGGTATACGTACCTACTCTAAAGAATATACTAACTGAACCTTCACCTATAGTAGTACAAAACACAAATATATCTTCATATAGATTGGGCGACTTAGTTTTATTAGATTTAGACGAAGATGCTAAAAATGAATTATTAGCGGATCATCCCGATTCAATTGGTAGTAAATATTTAGTAGAAAAAAATAATAATAAAAACATAAATATTACAAATATTGATATAGTTACTAAAATTGTAATTGAATATATAAAAAAAAATATAGAACGTTTACCAAAAGATATTGAAAATAGCACAGTAATACATTTAAGATTAGGTGATGTTATTGCAGGCAACGAGTGGCATGAAAAAATAAAAAGACCATTAGATGTAAATAATATTATAGAATCTCTTAATGATAAAAGTAACAATAAAAGATATATACTGGGTAAATGTTTTTTTGCTAAAACTAGTTCAAATAATTACGACGAATGTATAAAATTATCAAACCAATATTTACAAGACGCAATTAAATCATTAGATGCCGAGCATTTTGATTCGGGTAATGCGGATATAGATTTATGTTGCGCTGTTAAAGCAAAATTGTTTGTACAAGGTAGAGGTTTTTTTAGTAAGTTGATAGTAGAGATAAGAAAAAACTTAAATTTGAAAAATATCGAAACATTATGTCATTATTAAAAATGATATTTTTAATACTAATTTTGATAATTATCATTCATACTAAACTATAAATGAATGTAAAATATGTTGATTCACGTCCCAAAAATCTGTCCGTACCTTTGTACCGCGTTCTGTAAAAGTATGTGAACTAAATCCGGTTGTAATCTTACTCCAAACACTTTTTACATCATGTTTTTTATGCTTGAATTCTGTCGATTCATCGTGTAATTTTACATTTGCGTTTCCACCGGATCCTACTATTACCATACCGGCAGCACCTGTTGTGATATACTTTGATTCCCCGTCTATAGAATATTGTTCTAAATTATGATTATGTCCATTTAGATACAAATGAATACGATTGCTACCTAATATAGATTGAAAATCTTCGGCATCTATTTCATCGGCTTTGTGGTGTCCTATTACAAATATCCATTCGGTGGGTGGGATATTTTCTACTGTCGTATTAAACCAGTCGAGCTGTGTTTTACAGTTTTGGGCAATAATATTTTCATGAAACATGCATTCTCCTGGTTGAGGAGAGCAAGTAGGATATTGAATACCACAAGGGTCCCATTTTTTTCTATCGTCGCCTCTATAATCCATCACACATGGATTCGTATCTAAAACTATAATGTTTAAAGCAATTTGGATTGTATCAGTACTACTATAGTTAAATACTACGCGACGGTGATAATACCTGTAGTCCATTATCCACTGAGGAATAGTTTGATTTAACTCTAATTGTGCTGTAGAATTAAAACCATAATCATGATTACCCAAAGCATTATACCAAGGCAGCCCAATATTCCCAAACAATTCAACATAGTCAGTATTGACTTGAGGGTCGCTCGTATTTTGAATCCCACAATAGTAAAAATTGTCGCCAGTATTTAATACAAGTTTTGGATTATATTCTGAAGCATATATTTTCATAGCATATGCAGTGCTTTCGGCATTACGTAAGTGGTAACCACCGAGTGAAGCAGACCCCCAATCGCCTAAAGAAAGAATATTTATATCTCGGGGGCTAAATTCTGTAGTGTATCGGGGCATTATGTCTATGGGCAATGTTACAACATTTTGTACAAGTAGGGAAACTGCAGATACGAACAAAAGCAAGGATTTTATGTTCATGCTGGTTGTTTTATGTATTTATTTAGAATGAGAAAAAGTATTTATATTATTATGGTTATTATTATAGCAATATTATGTTATTATAAATAAATAACATAATAATATTACTTACTATCTAGCACCTCATTAGCGAAGTCGCAGGACTAAATGAAGCGTGCTTTCTTTTTGGACGTTATAGTCCGCTAGTGTTCGCCCATCTTCTAACTGTTTGCCAGCAAAAATTAAACGTTGTTGGTCTGGAGGGATCATCCTCCCCTATGATTTCTCATAAGGATTAGACTGTATCTTAAGCTATCATTGAAGTTGATTGGTCTTCTCAAGCCCATACCCGTGCGGTCGTTGAAGGAATACCTTGTCCTAATCAAAACGGATTTAGGTATTTTACCCGCGGATTGCCCAATCTCAAGAGTTATTACGATAAACGAGGTCATTACCCTGTTTATTATTAAAGGTTTCCCGATAATAAGACGTATCTTGAGCTCTAAGGGGTTTCCCGTCATTATAAGGTATGTTGCATTTGTTCATCACAAATACTAGCCACTGAACTATGATTTATTTTAATATGTCTTTTCATACTATCTAAACTGCTATATAATTTTTCACAATGAACACATTTATGGAATTGACCTTTTTCAATATGATTAACCTTTTCATGTCTTCTTCTTCCAGATGAATCAGAAAAATCTATTTCACAGAAAGAACATTTAAATCGTTTATCCCATACTTGTTTTAAAAATTCTTCACATTTTTTAATTTGTTGAATTTTATAAGGAATAATCATAAAAATTTTAATATCTTCAATAAATTTAATAGACTGGTTATGATTTAACTGCCACTCGTGACATTTACATATTTTATCACTTGCTGGAGATTTTCTTATTCTTTCTCTAACATAACCACCCCATATTTTTTGACCGATATCAAGTGGTGTTCTATCATTTTGAGCAATTGTAATTTTTAACCTATTTCTATTATGTGTATCATTGGATATTGAACCTTCTCCTTCATAAAATCCAGCAAACCATATTTTTAATTGTTGTTGGTCCATTATGTTTTAGAGTATCAACAAGACATATCTTTAAATCATTTTGGGTTTCAAATGTTTACCTACAACCAGAGCCAAAATAGTTGTAGCATGTGACTTTTAAAGGCATCTAAAGTTTACCTTCCTTGTCTTGAATCTTTGCTTTAATAGCATCGATAGTATCGTTATTTTCTACTTCAAGAGTAATAGTCTTACCGGTAAGCGTCTTGACAAAAATCTGCATCTTGTTTAACGTGTATTGTTATAATATATATACATATTTTATTTTTAAGTATGTTAATATACTTATTATAATGATACCAATAGGTTTTCATTTTGTTGTTTTTTATCTAGTTCTTCCTTCCTCTTTTTTTCTAAATCATCTACAATTTTGTTAGCCTCTGCTAGTTTATCGCTTACTTTGACTTTACCAGATTTACTCGAAGTCCATGATTTAGGTAAATCAGGGTGCTTTTCTATTTTAAAATATTCACGCTCTTTTGTATGTGACCTATCTATCCACTCACGATAATATACAACATACTTTTTCATCATATGATGCTCTAAACCAAGAGGCAATGTTTGAGCACTATGTTTTCTATTTCGTTTTTTAGTAAAAGAAATTTCATTTAGCATTTCTTTGTTTTCAACTTTTGTTGGTTCAACTTCCATAGTTAGAATTATTATTGTTATTATTCTATTAAAATAAATTTAATTCTTGTTTTTAATTTATATTTCTAATTTATAGTTTATAGTTTATATAACTAAAGTCAAAACATAAATGTTAAAAAATATTTTTGGTTTAGTAAATAATACCCAAAATCCAACCCCTAATTCTCCTCAATATATAACCAATAATAAGAACACTAATATTTCTCCTGAAACAGTAAAAAAAATGAACATTTTTTATAAATTATTAGACACCGTATGTGCTACATTAGACGATAAACAAATTCCATTTTATCTGGATTGTGGTACCCTATTAGGTTGTATTCGCGAAGGAAGATTACTACTACACGATACCGATATAGATATAACAATACATTTATCGCGATGGGAACAACTACTTGAGATAGACTACTCGAAATATGGTCTAGTTTTGAAAAGAAAACATAAAGGCTTTCCTGATTATCCGAGTGGTAATTTTATATCCGTTTATTTGGAAAATGAAAGCCCAGATTATTATTGTGACATTTATACTAACCCGGCATTTCCAATACTATCTATAGGTGCAATGGGTAAAACTTTATATCCTGTTCCAATAGATCCAGGACTATATTTAAAACAGTTATACGGTGATTGGATGACTCCATCTAGTGGACATGCCGATACAGATTTCCATAGAAATAATGGACTTATTCTTAGCGAGTATAGAAAAAATTGGGATTTAAGATACAATATATATAAATGTAAATTTTAATATCAGAATATTAGAATATCAGAATATTAGAATATAAGAATATTAGAATATTAGAATATCAGAATATCAGAATATAAGAATATTATCATAATAGTATAATATTATAATAATATAACATAAAAATATAACATAAAAATACTATAATACCATGAACTTATCTGTTATAAATACTACAACTATAGCATATATTGTTCTCATAATATCTGCATGTGTCATTTTACTTTTTTGTGTAGGATACTGCATTTCAAGGCGCGCCAATATATAATATATAATATATAATATATAATATATAATATAGAAAATTGATATAAATAAAAGACTACATATTAAATAAGCACACAAAACTCAATCGTCTCAAAAACATCGTCTTCAATGGCCGGAAAGAGCAAAAGCAAAAGCAATAATGGTGGAAAAGGTAAGGCAGGTGCAAGCGGTGGTTCAAAGATGAAGACTGCAATGTCAGCGCAAAATAATCCAGCTGCACGTATTAAAATTCCGCAAACTATTGGACTACCCGGACAAATCGCAAATAATGCGGGCGGATATTCGTTTGCTCTCCCCCTTGAGCAAGAATGGATGCGATACTTGATTATTGGAAGCAAATCGGATAATGGAAGCTTCTATCAATGTGGTGGCGCAATTGCTACTACGATTTCGAAGTGTATTATGTCGGCTATTTTATCGCCGGCTACATGTGAGCATTTGATTCGGGATATCGTGGATGTATCTGTGAATGCAAGGGCGCCAAAACAGGAGATGACGATGATGTCACTTGCGGCGGCGATTGTGTTTCCACCCGATAATAAATGCAAGGCACAGGCGCTTGATGCTATTGGACAGGTATGTCGTATTCCCACCCATCTCTTCATGTTGGTACAATATATTCGCGACATTTCGCAAGACAAGGCAAAACCGGGTAAGGGGTTCGGCAAAGGTGTTCGTCGCGCATTGACAGAATACTATACGTCGCGCGGAGGATTAGAGCTGGCTGTTCTGGTTACAAAGTATAAAAATCGCGAGGGATGGACACATGAGGATTTGATTTCACTGCTTCACATCAATCCTGCACAAATGAAAGATGATGGTGGGCGTCTTGTATTGGAGTGGATTATGAAGAAGGACAAACCTGAGCGCACGATTATGGCGACAACACTGCCTGCAAAAATGGAGAGGACTGAATTTCTGAAACGACTTATGGCTATTCCAACGCCAACGCCAACGCCAACACCTAATAAAGATGGAGCAAGTGAAGGCAAAGGATTTATGAAAACGATTACAAGCTCAATTGGGTCGATTATGGGAGGCGGTGGAGCTGCTACTGCAGTCGGAAAAAAAATAGCGGTTATGTTTGAAGTAGCCCACCCAGAAAGCTCAATGGTAGGTACACCCATCAAACTCATGGTCAGTGAAACAGAGCAGTTACACGGTGTCAAGAAAACGCTTGCTGATATGGGTGTGGCGCCGATTGGTAATATGGTTCTATGGTATGGCGGCAAGTCGATATCATCCGCGAAATCTTTACTAGATATTTCATACAATACGATAAATAAGATATATGTTCTTTCTGGAACTGAGCCTGAGCCCGAGCCCGTACATGTACCCGTACCTGTACCCGTACCCACTCCTGCACAAGCTCCAACGCCAGAAACGACAAAGGTCACGGAGGGCGGTGGAGAAGGAGAAGGAGAAGGAGAAGAAGCGAAAAAAGTAGCGGAAGACCCTCTTGTGGCGACTGCTAGATTTCTGAAGGCATTGGTAGAATTATCGAAAACAGGTGAAAAGAAGGATGCAGTCACGGCAGTCGCGATCATGGAACAAAACAAGAAAATTCAGCGTGAACATTTGCCGACGGAGCTTCTAAATACACCGCAAATCTGGAATACACTTCTCAATGGAATGGGAATGACTGCACTAGTTCGCAATCTCGGGAAACTGTCGCAGGTGGGAGTTGCATCATCAAGGTCGCAGGATATTATTAAAATGCTTACTGATGCTAAAAATATCAAGGAGTCAAGGATTCACCCACTTCAAGTACTGGTTGGAATGAAGACGTATTCACAGGGAAAGGGCGACCTAGGGTCAATGACATGGCCTGTAAATTCATACATCACGACAGCACTATCGACGACATTCCGACAGGCGTTTGGAAATATCACACCAACAGGGAAGAGGTTTATGATTGGATTGGATGTATCCGGAAGTATGTCGATGGGTATGTGTGCCGGTGCAAAAAATATTACACCACGTGAAGGTTCAGTTGCGATGGCGATGATGACGCTACACGCCGAAGGGGAACAGAATGTTCACATATATGGATTCAGTAATATATTCTACAATTTCAATGGGAAGATTCGCCCTGGGATGACAATCCAGGATGCGATTAAAGCCACGGATGTGCCGTTTGGAGCTACTGATTGCGCTTTGCCGATGACGGAGGCGCTTAAAATGTATAGTCGCAGTGGGGTTGAGATTGACGTATTTTGCGTATACACGGACAGCGAAACATATGCGCCAACAGTTCATCCTCAAGTTGCGCTAGAAGAATATCGCAGAGTAACCGGTATCGATGCGAAACTAATCGTGATTGGAATGATGGCGAATCAGCTGACAATCGCTGATCCGAAGGACAAGAATACATTGAATTTGGCTGGATTTGATACATCGACACCCGAGTTGATTAGCATGTTTGTGAGGGGACAGATTTGAAGTAGGTGCGACGCATTATGAGGTTAATGAATAAATTCGCAGAATATATTATTACTTTTTTAGTAATAATATGTAATTTATTTATACACTTTTTATTTAGTATTAAATATTAATTATATAGGCATACACAGGTACATCTTCTATATAACTTGCTACAATTCTGTGGGCTCCATCCAATAATATATATTTCTTATTTTTTTGTATCATCCAAACTGGTGTAACTTCTTTTTTTTGTTGTATTTGTTTTTGATAATATTTGACACTACTTATATCTTCTTTACCACGTGGTCTATCAGTTAACGGATATGCTTTTACGGCTGATTTCTGTAATTTAACTGAATAAAAATTTTCGACATTATCATTCTTAAATGTATTTAATGGTATTTTAACCAGTTTAGAATTAAAAATGTGAGAAAATGCTGCTTCTTCTCTATTTTTAAATATTTTCATACTAACTGAAGTGTTGATTGAATCCACTATACTAGACATACAAATAGTAGATACGCAAATAGTAGATTTAGAATCCATATTATTATACTACTATACTACTATAATAACATATTAAAAATTTGTATTTTAAATGTCCAAGTGTGTAAAATAATTATTTACACTTAATTACATAATTTATATATAATTATTTTCTACAACAAGTACGCTTCATTTTACGCCATATACGCTTCTTCGTTTTTTTACTCCAACACCAGTATCCACGTTTTGGATTAATACAACAAGTTTCTTTTTTACCTCTTACAAGACGACACCGTTTTGCTGTTTTATTCATACTATATAATATATACAAATATTATATTATATTATATTATATAGACAACTGTTAGTAAATATACTCAATCAATATATCAAACCTATATAAAAAGATTATAACCATATTATGTAGCAACTTATATAACACATCACCGAGATAACAAAATGGAAACAAGCACTACTACTACTATCGCGGCTACAACTACATACACCGATGTTATTACAAAATTCAGGGATTTGAAAAATAAATATTATACTGAAAGTGGGTGTATGATTTCAACGCTGTATGACAATTTTGTTAAAAAATTTCTGGAAAAACATCCTAATTTACTATGGGAAAAGAAATATAATTCATATGCAGAGACAGACGTTTTGACCGCTAAAATTAATGTAATTATTTTTGGGAAACCTTTTGTAGTATATTTACATCGTCCTATAAAACAAGTCCATAGATGGGAGTATGAGAATTTTTTTGGATTCGGAGGACATAATGAGGATTTTTCATATGACAGAATCATTGCAACATTTCAAGAAAGGTTTGATGAGAATATCGATATTGAATATTTGCTAATGACTGGAACACTAGCTTGTGGTAGTGGTAGTGATAAGTGTCACGTCGTCGACGATGAATGCCGCGAGTGTTGTGTGATTGATAAAAAATATATTAAAAATACTTTGAAATTGTTAGTGGTTGGTGGATACGTAAAACGTTGGGCAGCTTTTAATGAATTTAAAGAATGGTTCAAGGAGAGTGGATTTGATTTTGGAGTTGATATTAATAATGGTAATACGTTGACATCGTTTATGTTTGAAGATTATGAGGTTGTTAACATGCTTAATAAGAATTCTGAACACGATGTTTGATGTTTGATTCTTAAATCTTACATTGTAAACGACTTGTCACCTATAATGTCACGAAGAACCATGTTTGTATATGCCTGTGCGACTGCATCTGCTTCATAATAGTTCCAGTATATATCTTGAAGTCCTAGGTCTGAAGAGCTATAATTACCTCTGCAAATAACATTTGTAAAGTGGGTTATAGTACAATGAACGGGAGATTTTGGATAATCATTTTTGACAAATGTGCCTTTGAATTTTTGGTGTGCATATTCGGGTCTTTTTTCTTGAATCAGGTAGGTCCTTCCCGGCTGAAGGTCGAACGGTTTCACGAGTTTGAGAGGGCGCATTGGAGTGACGATTTTACTGTTAAAATTAAACAATATAAAACGTTTCAATTTTATATTGTTTTTTATTTTACTTTATTTGCCTTGTCAAAAATATATTCAAATCATCTTTAATTTTGCACCTATTTCTTTGTAATAGTGTCCATTATATGGGATATTTTTGGTAAGTGCTTTTGTCAAAGTTTTGTCGCTTATTGCTAACGATTTAATACAATCGTATTTACATTCAAATTCTTTTATTAAGTTATTATTTATGTCATATTGTCCAACACCATTTTTGTATAACATTGGTGCTCCATTTATTTCTTCAAATTTGCTAGTTAATTCATCGTCACAATTATTATATAACATATAATAAAAACCATTGGCTAAACTGTTATTTTTTACAGGATTATCTAGTGCAGATGAAGAGTCGTATCCATTAAAATGTGCGGCTGTTTTTCTGTCTATATACACATTTACAATTTTGGTTTTATCTTTGTCTATTTGAGCTATGTAACCCAGATTTTGAACCTTTGTTTCTTTTGTAGGCTTAATTTCATGTATAACATTTGGATCCAAATTTCTTTCAACTAGTAACCATCGAAAACCACAATAAATAGTGTTTTCAGCTATTGATTTCATTATACTTGGTCTCTTTATATTTTTACTTTCATTCATTGCTTCTGTAACGGATTCATACACTTTAATTAACTGTAGTGTTTCGGGATTTATTTTTTGGAGTCTTGGTCCGAGGTTAGGTAGTTGTTCATTAAAACCGGTAACTATTTTCTTCTCTTGCTGTGAGTTTAATTTATGCAATATTTCTTTATTTGTTTGTTCTAAAGAATTGACTTTACTTAATAAAATTTTATTAGTATGTATTATTTCCTTTAATAATTCATTATCATTGTTTACATGTGTATTCATAGCGTTTTCTTGATTTTTAAATTTTAAATTTTCAATTTCAAGCAGTAATTCATTTACTTTGTAGTTATAATTATCTATATTATCGTTAACTATTTTTGATAATACTTTATATGTAAGATTACTTCCAATTAAAAACAATTCATTTTCACTATCATGATTCGGTAAATTTTTTACTATATTTGGTTTTATAATACTATGACTATGTAGAAAATGTTCAAAATCTTTACTTTTATTTACACAGAAACAATCAAGTAATGTACATTCTTCGTATTTACTTTTATGTTCATTATATCTACCCATAATTCCTATTCTGCTTTCTCCTATTTTTACAACATATGAACCATTTTCAAATGTCTTAACTTTAATAATATAAACCATATTTCCGGCATTATTAAATTGTTTGAGTAGAAATTTTTCATTATCTAGTTCCTTTTGTTTGATTAATTTTTCTTCCATTTCTTTATTTTTGGTAGTTTCTATTTTTTTTAATTGTTGTGTAAGTTCGTGGCATTCTTCATTAGCTATTTCAAACATAATAGTTTCAAGTTTAATAAAGTAATCATGAATTTCATATGCTTTTTTTGTGTCAGCTTTTAAACAAAATTTTTTAAATGTATCTACATTTAACATAAAAGTTTCTTTGTTATGACCTCCTCTAACATCTTTTTTTTCTCCAGAAGCTTCCAGAGCAAATATTGTATTTTTTTGCTTTCCCTCAAGAGAAAGCAAAACTTTATAATCTTTATTAATGGTAAAAAATTTTTCTAAAAGTTCTTTTGCTCTAACTTTTTGACTAAATCCCAACCATTTCCATATATTATCTAAATCAATAACAAAATCAATTTTGTTATCATACTTCAAAAAGCAATAAAAACTTGACAAAAATAGCTGTTGTTCATAACTTGTAAAATTATTTTTAACTTTTTCAATCAATTTTGACTGGTAATTACCATTAAGTTTTGTAATGGGATTGGATTCAATCAGATTTACGATGTCGACGCTCATTATGTGTTATATATCCTATTATATAGATGTCTTTAAGTTGTTTTTTGCTTTAATAATCAACAAACAAAAGTTAATTATTAAAATACTAGTAAAATACAACACGATATATGGTAACAAAACAGCGTTTAATTGCTATAGGCCAACCCTCCCATACCACTCATGATACGGAGAACGTTGTAATTGGTAGCATAGACACGAACCTTAGCAGTCTTGGTGCCCTCAACGGTGGCGTTGGAGAGAACGAGCTGAAGGGTAGCATTGTCAATGCGGGAGAAGTTGCACGATCCGCTTGGTTGGTGCTCTTCGGGCCGGAGGGCAAAAGAGTACACATTGATACCGGTGTCGGGAGTGCGGGTGTGGTGCTGGTAAGGCTGGACGAGGTCGAAGTAAGTTCCTTCGCGCTCAGAGAAGCGATCCTGGCCGTTAAGCTGGAGCTTAGCGGTGACGACGGGGTTCATACCCCAGCAGTGAAGGGGAAGAGAAGTCTGGGTAAGAACGAAAGTGCCGGCATCAGATACACCGGAGTTCTGAAAGAAGGCAGGCTCGCCAGCAGCGGGGGCCATGTTGGACTGATCATAGCCGAGACCATTATTAACAGAAACCTGGCCCTGCTGCCACCAGTAAGCATTGGAGACATCGATAGCGCCGGCCTCATTAAAGAGACCAGAACCATCGATGAAGGAGCCAGTAGTCTGGGCAATAGCATCCTGTCCACCAAAAGCATGGATAGCGTTGGGAAGAGCATCGACAGCATCAGTGTAGTTGAAGGGCTGAGCACCGAGAAGCCTGTACAGAAGCTGGTTGCAGTCGAGAGAAGAACAGTAGTCAACGTTCTGATCGGGCTGGACAATCCAAATGAGCTCCTTAACGGGGTGGTTAAAGTTGAGCTTGATCTTGTTGGAAGAAGAACCGACAGACTCATCACCAGTGAACTGAAGCTGCTCAATAAGGTACTCATGGGGATTCTGAGCCATACGTCTGCGCTCATCAGTATCCAAGAAGACGTAGTCGACGTAGAGAGAGGCAGCGACCAGAGACTGGTTGTAGGCAGTGTTGACACGGCCACCAGCGGGAGAGTTAGCATTGTTGCTACCGCAGCTGAGAGAGCCGACGGCCCACAAGCACTCATCGATGGGACGAATATCGAGGTTAATCTTGACCTCATGGTACTGAAGAGCGATGAGGGGAAGGGCAAGACCGGGGTTACGGCAGTACCAGAACTGAAAGGGCACATAGAGGGTAGTCTCGGGGAGAGCATTGCGGGGAGCGCAAACCTGACGAGGGGCGTTGGCCTGGCAGGGACCGTCGATGGCGTTGAACGAAGGATCGGTGATGAAAGTCAACTCAGTGGTGTTGCCGACCATAGCATAGTAACCAGGCTGCTGGTCAACGGGAAGAGTAAGGTTGTTCCAGATGTGCATCCAGTCACCATACTGGCGATCAATGCGCTGACCACCGATCTCAACCTCAACCTGAGAAATCAGCTGCTCACCGGGGAAATCGAGCCAACGAGCATAAACACCGTCCTGGGTAGTGCCCTTCATGGACTGGTTAATCTCGGGGAGAGTAACCTGAAGGTAAGTGCGGTAAGCCAAATCACCATTACGAGAAATGGTGCAGGTTACACGACGACCAAAGTCGGCCTGACCGTTAAAAGTCTGCTCAATAGACTCCATTGCGAAGTTGGTGTGACGTTTGTAAGACACCTTCCAAAAGGTAATCTGAGGGTTGCCCGTAAGATAGACATCTTGGGCGCCGTAAGCTACAAGTTGCATAAGACCTCCTGCCATTTTTGTTTATTATAATATTGCTAAAGAAAAAAATTTTATAAAAAATCTTAATTAATTTTTTATAAATTAATAATTAATAATTAATATAATCAACCAGTTGACATTTTTCCTAAATTCAACACATCACCAAATCACGAAATCGTAAAATCAACAAATAATTAAATCGTGAAATAACCAAATCATGAAATCGTTATACCGCTAAATAATGTTATTCATATTTGACTTCAAAAAATTTACTAAATATTCATCCGAGTATATCTCCATTTGTTTTTCATGCTTTTTCCTAAAAACATAGTTATCATTCTTTTTTCGTATACTCCAACCATTTTCTAAAGTATTCATCAAAAATATCATCAAGTAAATATCATTTTTTTGTTCACCATTTATATCCAGTTTACCATTGTCTATCAGACGTTTTAATGTATGAATTCCCTCTTTTAATGGTATTATATCTTCCTTCTTTTTAAGTATTTCTAAATTACTAGGAGTATTACTTTGCATATGCACTTGACCATTGTTGTTACTATTACTACTGTTGTATATTTTATGAATAATCCGTTTATTTAAATAGTCTTCTGTTATAATCTCCGTCGTAGAATCTTCTAAATTTTTTAAATAAAATATAGTTTTCCTTTTCTTTATAGCCCAGTTTTTTTCTAAAGAGTTAATAATAAATTTCATTTTGTAATATGTTTCTCTCTTAATATTCACAATATCTAATGACTCTATATTTATACTTGTATTTAAAACATTCGAACTAGATTTAGTATTACATGCTTTATCGTCTACATTTTCTTCTATATAACCTGTTTTACCACTTTTACTACATACGTCTAAATTATTTGATAACATTATTTTATTTTTATAGAGAAAACATTAATGCATTCCTAACATTATTCATATTTACATTATTCATATTTACATATTTCGTAATTTACAATTTATACACTACAAAAATTCCTAAACATTATAGTTTAATAGTTTAATAGTTTTATAGTTTAATAGTTTAATAGTTTAATAGTTTAATAGTTTAATAGTTTAATAGTTTAATAGTTTTATTTTATATGTAATTTAACCTGCTACTTGGTGCTCTTTTGTTAAGGTTGCGTTGTGATTCAAAGAAAATGTTTTGTTCTCACTAGAAAAATAACTCGGGTAAAGAATACTCCAGTCTAACCCCTCATCAAATAAGCTTAACTTTGTATAAATATATCCAATAAATGCACTACAAAAAAATCTAGATGTTTTCTGAGGATGAGGGTCCTTTTTACAATAAGCTTCTATCCAATCAGTAACAACAATATCATACGGTTTGTCGTATACAACTTTGTGTATTTCTTTTAACTTTTCAAAGTTAAATATTTTGTTATACTCTTCTATGCTTTCAAACTCTATTCTGCGAACATATATTTTTCCACCATATGTTGTAATAAAATGATCATACGGAACAAACTGAACACCAAATTTCTTTGTATTATCTTCCGGATCTGGGACATCAGAAATACCCGATGTCCAAACATATGTCCCCTTTAATGAAACATTCGTGAATTCCGGGTCTACTACAATCATACCAACATGAGAAAAATCACTCTTTGTCGCAAATTTTATAACCCAACTAAGTAACCCCCACGATTTATATTCAAGATCATCACATAAAAGAAGGTCACCGGTCTTTAACTTACATCTCATTTCAGCCATTTTATATTATATTATAAAAAATATAAATAATATAACAAATATAAAAATATAAATATTACAATCAAGTTTAATCGGAACTAACTGGAACTAACTGGAACTAACTGGAACTAATTAGAATTAATTATTATGTGAAACAAATAATATGTTACTACTAATATCAATACAAAACTAAAAATATTTATTATAAATTGTGATATATTAGTTACTATATCCTGTGTTGTGTTTAATGATGCAATATTTATATATTTGTTTATATTGGTAAGTAATACTAACTTTATAAATAAAGGATGAATAATATTAGTTATTATACTTAAAATTAAATCTTTAAATGCAGTTGCTATAGCTACTGCCGCTGCAAATGTCAAAACAGTTTCTGTTTTAGTATCTAAAAATTTTCTTATCAAACGTAGTAATGAATGGTTGTTATCATCAGGGTTGGTGTTACTATTACCATTATTATCATTGGTATTATTTTGTACTTTCATATTTTGTACTTTCATATTTTGACTATTCTGTTGATTTGCGTACATTTATGTAAATACGTATATAAATATGTATATAAATATTTATATAATTAAAAAATACTAAAATAGATATAATTATTAATTATTATATATTAAAAAAGTTATACTTATAACAATATAATAGATATATATAGATGCCGTCTTTTAAACATAAAACAAATAAAAAAATTTTTGTAGACAAAAAAAGAATAATGACGCTGGATAGTGTTCATCGCGAATTACAATCAGAGTTCAACTTAATTAACAGTGATGTTTTACCTACGTTAGTTCGCAAAAAAAATGAAATAATGACAAAATTAAATAATCCTGAGACTATAGCAGATGTTAATGAAAAAATAGAGTTACAAGATTCTTTATACGATATAAAAGAAGAAATCTATAAAAATAAGAAAAAAATTAAAGATTATTACCTAAACAATAGCAGATTTATTTTTGATTATTTTGAAAATAAAAAAGAAATTACAAACGGTACAAACAAAACCACTATCCTTAATTCCTTCTTTAAAGTAAATGACAAAACATTTGATGAAAATGCTTTAACACGTGCAAATGATAATAATGTTCAAAAGTTTTTTACAAATCTTGACCAGACTTTTATTAACATCAATGACTACATTTACGCCACCGATATATGTCAATCATGTAATAAAGGAGAAATGATTCCTGTCGAACATGAAGGTATTATGGTATGTAACGTATGTGCAAAACAAGTTACTTACCTTATTGAAAATGAGAAGCCTTCTTATAAAGAACCGCCTAAAGAAGCATGCTTTTATGCTTACAAAAGAATTAACCATTTCAAAGAAATTCTCGCCCAGTTTCAAGCAAAAGAAACTACGCAAATTCCTGAAGAAGTTCTCGAAAATATCAAGCAACAACTTAATAAAGAACGCATACCTCTTTCGAAATTTACAAATTCAAAAGCAAAGGAAGTTCTCAAAAAATTAGGGTATAATAAATACTATGAGCATATCCCATTTATTAAGGATAAACTCGGTATTAAGCCACCTATTATGACGCCTGAATTAGAAGAGACATTATGTAATCTTTTTATGGAGATACAAGGACCTTATGCGAAATTTTGCCCGGATGACCGTGTGAATTTTTTGAATTATTATTATACTGTTTATAAACTGTGTGAGCTTCTTGAGAAGAGCGAGTTTCTTTCTTATTTTCCAATGTTGAAAGATAAGGAAAAACGAATCGAACAAGATGATATTTGGAAGAAAATTTGCGAAGAATTAAATTGGGTTTTTATTCCTACGCAATGATATTAACAAACGCATTTTTTACTTTACACTATGATAAATAATATCAATAAAAATTGCAAGTAACATGGGAAACTGCCATGCTGAAAATATATGGTTATGTGTATTATCTTTCGTAAATAGTTCAGTAACCATTATGTAAAAACTAATAAATAAGCATACCAAAAGAAGTGATACAAATAAAATTTGAATAGAGTTTAACTTTAAATACAGTTTGTTTAATGTTATCATTTGGTATTATATGTTATGTATTATATGTTATGTATTATATACTATATAAATAATACAATATTTTATATTATAAATATTATAGAAACCGTAAATTTGGTTTTTATTCCTATATAATAGATTTACATGGTAGCTTAATACAATATTTATTATTCAACCGTCTACCTCATGCATTAGCGAATGATTACCAGGATATGGATTCATACTATCTGGTTTTATTATATCTGGTTTTATTATATCTGGATATTTTGCATGAAGATAGTAATACAACCATTTAGTCCTATCCAGTAAATTATTTTTTTGTTGTAAATTATGAATTTGTAGTTTTTCAGCATGAGGTAAAGAATTATAATAGTCTAATGCTTGTTTTTTTTCTTCAGTAGTTAGTTCTCTACTTTCTTTTAATAGTTCTTCTTCTATAGGAGTTAATTTTAACATTTCTTCTTCTTCGCGAGATAGGTATGATTGCGATTTTATTAGTTTTGGTGTGTTTTTTATATGATATTCTATTAAAAAATTCATAAGATTTTCTGCATTTTTGTCATATTTAGTTCCTCCTCGTATTATTTTTTTAATATTAAAATTTATAATTTTATTACGAGTTTTTCTAACATACCTAACTTTTTTTTTATATGTTTTTCTTAAATGTTTACTTTTTTTACGCCTTGTATATTTTGAAAGTTTATTACTTACGCTTAATTTCATTTCATTATATAATAATAAAATAATAAAATAATAAAATATGTATAAAAGTTTATTATTTTATTTTACAAAATTATTAGTAGATAGTAGAAAAATATTTTAGTTATTTAAAGTTTAAAGCTTAAAGCTTCAGGGGAGTGGGAAAGCCAACAAGGTTAGCACCGATACCGAAACCAGCACCCGTTCTAGCAGAAACGGCTAATGTGGGGACATAAACATCAAGAATAGCGAAAGTGGCGGCAGCTACAAGAGAAATCAATGCAATTTCGTCCAATTTAAGAGTGCGAGATGGTATGGAGTAAGCAACTATCGCAACGCAAAGACCTTCGATAATATACTTAATAAAGCGCTTAAAAAGCTCACTAAAATCAAGTGTTCCGTACATTATAAATATAATGTAGAAAAAAATATTATATAATATTCGATATATTTTATATTTTATATTTGATATTTTATATTTGATATTTGATATTTGATATTTGATATTTGATATTTGATATATTCTTAAACATGTATTTTTAATTTAATAATGAAAATAAATGTAAACTACATAAATTAATAAATGGTTAAACTAACTTAAAATTATTATTTAAATATATATTATAATTATACTTATAATGTTTCAACCCAATAGTTTACCAAAGGGAGTTACTCCTAAATATTTGCCCGATGGAAAGGAAAATCCCAAATATGCCGATCTTTTGGAGGAAGATAAACCGATTGCTGGTCAAAAATTTGTATGTCTTTCATTCGTTTCTCCAGAACATATTATTAAACAGAAGGAGCAGTTTCTTTTTGAGGAGTTTGTGAAGCAGTGGGATTATAAAAAGTCCATGGAAAAATTTACACAGTTTCTTAATTTCGTGTCATTTAAGTATTCTCTTTCTTTCGATAAACTTACAGCAGATTTCCAGGAGTTTACAAAGGAAGAGGGTGAGACGATTCGTGCAACATCGGGAACACTAATTAGCGACGACTATAAAACATTTTTGGACAACAATGAGGACGAACTTGAGCAGAAATTCGGCGAGAAACACGAGTTTCAGACGTCTACACGAGGTATCAAAGTACGTGGTGTTTTTGCTACACAAGGCGAGGCAGAGCTTCGCTGTAAATTGCTGCGCGAGGTTGATCCTAATCATGACATTTATGTAGGACAAGTCGGTATGTGGGTTCCTTTCCACCCAGAGGCATATAAGACTGGACGCGTTGAGTATATGGAAGAGACACTCAACCAACTTATGTCCGATAAAAAGAAGAATGAAGATACTGCAAAACAGGAGTTTGAGAAACGTGTGCGCGAAGCTAGACAGAAGGCCATTGAAGAGAATATGAAGAAAGCTGAGGAGTCTGGTAATAAACTTACGCAAACGATTAATGCTGATGGTGAGTTGGTCGGCATTTCAAATGTTGCTAATTTTGATGGACTGGATGAGGATGCATCGGTCGATGATATTAAGAAGAGCATGTTCGAGGCCGAGAATGTTGTTCTTGATAAAAAGACTGACCACGGTTTGTCAAAGTTGACGCATTTTGAAAACTAGGATACAAAATAAAACAAAACAAAACAAAACAAAACAAAACAAAACAAAATAAAAGTATTAAAACGCGATATCAACTATTAATTATTATATGTTAAATATTATATGTCATTAATATATAATATTTTGTTATTAATTGGTATGAATAGAAAGGTAAAACAATATGTAGTAACTAACTATTTTAAATCATTTAATTCGGATAATGTATTTATTCGTCTAGTTTGTTTATTATTTATTTTAGCTGCTCTTATTATATGCTTATACTTACTATATAAAGCAGCATCAAATGCATTATATATGTATAATTTAAAAACAGATTTTTATAAATTACAAGACATGGGATTAAATGTGAAAAATTATAATGTATTATACTCGAAAGAACTAGAAAAAAAATATATAATGAATACAAAAAAAATATTAAAAAAACCAAAAGGCGACTTTAAAAATAAAAACGCAGTCGGGTTTATATCCGATAAATATATTGTAGTAGATATTGATTATAAAGATTATGATATTGGAAACCCCGATTTTTTAATTGAAAAAATACCAAAAGATACAGTATCAGAAAAAACCCCAAATGGGTATCACTATTATTTTGAAAATGATACAGGAAACCCTATACATACTTATGTCCAAATAACTATTGATAAAGTAAAATATTCTTTAGATATTATGGGATTTGATGCTCTTATTACCATGTCTCCTTCAAGAGTAAATGGAAAAGATTATTACTGGATAAATAGTATTTTTACTAATACGCCGGCAAAATTATCTGAAAACTTATGGATATTAGATTTAATAAAAGATGAAAAACCATTTTTTAAAAGATTTAATGAAATGACTATAGATATTAAAAATTCTCTTTTGATAGTAAATAATATATATGTTCAAGACAAATTTATAATTTACTTGAAAACAAATGAATATTCAAAAAAATTTAAATATTTAAATGGTACAGTATATAATTATAATGATAATTATTATTTTTTAACAGATAATAGTTTTTCAAAATATAAGAATAAGAAATCTCTGGTAGAAAAATTAAAAAATATTATTACCGAATTGAAACCATCATGTATTATAGACTTATCTATTATATACAGTAACTATTTGAAGGATGATAGTATAGTACAACTTAAATCTTCGGTTATAAATAACGATTTTAAAAATTATAAAAATGACAGAGAATTTTCTAACTATATTGAAACAAATTCATTATATAAAAAAACAAAATATTTAATCGAAGATACGATTACGATAAATGACTATGATATAAAAACTTTAACAGATAATTTACAAAAACAAGACCATGCTTATGTAAATAAAAATAATAAAATATTGTTCGGCTCGGAAAGTATTTATATAACTATATTACTTTCAAATTATTTTAATATTCCTAGTTTATGTTTTTCCGCTGTTTGTAATATTAATAGTTTTGTAAAAACTGATGAAAAATTGGTTATTGGAAAAAAGGATGGAAAATTATCAAATAATATTATTACTTCTTTTTTGTCGCTTTTTTAAAGTAAAAAATATTACCATTATTACCATTTGTTTTTATTCACTTTGATTTTCGGTCCCTGACCTTTGCGTTTAATATTTGCCGGATCATACTGTTCTTCTTCATCATCCGAGTGAATATCCTTAGACATCTCCCAGAATTCTTTTGCACCCAATTTAAATGGACCATGTGTTTGTGCTTTATACCAAAATATCTGGTCGTGCAATTTATTTGACTTAGCATTATTATTAATTACCAAACATTCATAATTTTCCGTACACTGGTCCATAACTTGACAAAAACTTTCAAATGTTGGAAACATACCTGCATAGTTTTCATAAATTCTTTTACGATTTCCAATATATGGCTCACGCAAAATAAAAACATAATCAATATTTGTTCGCAAATTGGGTGGAATACCTAGAGGATACTGCATCGTAATTACTAACATGATCTTCCAATGACGACCGTTCATGAAAAGTAGACGCATCATTACATCTTTTGTCCACTTATTATCAAAAAGACAGTCATCCAATACCACAAATGTGCGAGGATCAATCGTACTTCTTTTATAAGATTCTATCTCCTTTTTCATCTGTTTTAATACGGCTTTTTGTCGTTTTAAAATATTTTCTATAATCGCCGTATTGTAAGCATCGTGAATAAATAATTTAGGAACATGCTCTCCAAAAAAACCGTTTCCTGCCTCTGTACCGGATATAACCGTTCCGATAGGAATATCTTGATGATAATACATTAAGTCTTTTACTAAAAAACTTTTACCTGTATCACGTCGTCCGATAAGAACAATAACAGGTCCTTTATTTTCATCGGGTCTAAAACTAATTGACCGCATATCAAATTTTGCTAATTCTAAACCTACACTCATTTATTATGTATATATTTACTTATTTATACTACATATTAAAAAATATAATTTTACAACGCATATTTATGTTTTAGTAGGTTTTTAGTAGGTTTTTAGTATGTTTTTAGTATATTTTATTAGTTTAAAACATAATAAAAATATGTATTTAAATAATTAAGTAATCGACGATGGATATTTGCGACGATCAGCCCATTTTTGGAGAAAACACATTTTCGTTAAACTATAGAAAACTTAACACTCGTGATTTATTTACTTCTTTAGAAGAATCCGAGCTTGGTATAGTAAATAGTAAAAATTACATCCCCATATATGAAAACTATTTTAATTTAAATGAGACAAACTATAACTCTATAAATTTGAATCAACGTTTTTATGTATCCTCTTTATCAGGTGTTGTTGATAAAAATAATATACAAGCCGCAGTTGTAGATGCCTTTAAAAGCACTTCAGAATCTTTAACAGTTCTTCATAAACCGATTTTTATTAAATTTTCTCCTTTAATAGATCCTGTTAAATACATGTCAGGAAAATATGAAAATTTAAATATAGAAGAGGAAGTTATAAATATTCCGATATTATCGAAACTTGAAAAAAAGGGGCATTTAAAAGCAAATGATAGAAATAATGCAGCATATGTTGATGGTTTTTTTTCATACTTATCAAGTCAAGTTTTAAACTGTCATGACTTTATTAATGGTCTTAATTTCTATGGTTCTTTCAATGCTATTAAAAAGGATTTTTACTATAACGTAATTGACGATATAGACTATTTAGATAAAAACCCATTTTTTAATAAAAATAAGAATATTCTTTTTGATATAGAAGATATTGAATATTCCGATGATAATGAAAGCGTAGACAATGACAATGATAGTAACCATTCAAACTACGTACATAGACAACAAAAAAATACAAGAAATAAAAAGGAAAAAATTATAATCGCTGAAAATGAAAACATACAGGAATCAGATAATTCTGATAATTCTAATAATATTATTGTCCACGAAGACTTTGATAAAATTAATACTGAACTAAGTTCTCTATTTAATGTATCTTCTGATAATAAAGAATTATCTAATGCGTGCGTGTTATGCGACGATGTTACATTGACGTCGCAACTAGATGATATAGTTACTGATGCTGGAAATATAGTTGAAGGAACAGACAGTATTGTGTTAAACAAAGATTCACATATTAATAATGACAGCGACAGCAGTGACTCATTTACATCTGGTTCATGTTCTTCGCGATCATCTTATACAAGTGATAGCCAAACAGACAATGGTTCTGGAAGTGACTGTGATATCGATGATATTATATGTCTTGATGAAACGGGGCTAGGTCTAGGTGCAGAAAAATCAGATAAAAAATCAAAAAATAATGATAAAATAAAAAATAAGTCAAAAAATATTTCTGATAACTCTTATAGTGATGAGGGAAGTCAAGGCGACGAAGTATACAATGAAGATGAAGCGGGCAGTCAAGGAGAGGACGAATGTGATGATGACGACGACGATGACGAATATGATGATGATGATGATGATGATGAAACATTGTGGGCAGTAATTAAGAATTTCCCGGTATCCGCAATTATGTTGGAGAAATGTGACAATACTCTTGACTCTCTTATGATGCAAGAAAAGGAGATGACCGAAAATGAATGGAGGTCAGCACTTATGCAGATTATTATGACTCTTATTACATATCAAAAGTTGTTCGGATTTACGCATAATGACCTACACACAAATAATGTAATGTACATATACACCGAAAAAGAATATATATATTATCATTTTAATAAGAAATACTATCGCGTACCTACATATAATCGCATTTTCAAGATTATCGATTTTGGTCGCGCTATTTATAAATATAAATCCAAAGTCATATGTAGTGACAGCTTCAGTATGACAGGTGATGCTGCTACACAATATAACTTCGAACCCTATTTTAATGATAAGAAGCCGCGTTTAGAACCCAATTTCAGTTTTGATTTGTGTCGCTTGGGGTGTTCTATTTTTGATTACTTTATTGACGACATGACTAGTGTTGCAGCAATATGTAAAAAAGAGCCTTTGGCTAAGTTAATAGTGGAGTGGGTTACTGATGACCAAAATAGGAACATTTTATATAAGGCGAATGGAGAGGAACGTTATCCTGACTTTAAGTTGTATAAGATGATTGCGCGAAGTGTTCATAATCATACTCCTCAGGTACAACTGGCGAAACCTATTTTTGCTGACTATGAGTTTCCTAAGAAAAAGGTTAAAACAACTCATAGAATAATAAATATCGATAAAATGCCGTGTTATATGGAATAGATAGTTCTCGAATATAAGTAATTATAATATTTACTATTACTTATATACACTATTATATTTAAAACCCAGGTGCGCCTGTAAATACATCTGGTTTAGAACCCAAAATAACAGGAGACTCGTTAAACTGTGTCATAATGAAATGCCCTAAAATGTAACTGATAAAAACAATAACAGCATCTCTCAGAGCAGTCTTCATTGGTTTTGAATCGGGGGCTTCATCGTCGCTTGGTTTTGAAATAAATCTTATTTCTATAAATTTTGCTAAAAGAAAGATACATGCAACAATTCCAGCCGAAATATACAAGTTGTCCATTTAATTTATAAGGGAATAATCTATTACAAGTTTTTACGAATAATGCTTAATAATGCTTAATAATTAATAATGCTTAATAATGCTTAATAATGCTTAATAATGCTTAATAATGATTAATAATGCTTAATAATAATTTAATTTAAAATTTAAAAGTCATCAATGAGTGGAATTTCTTCTATTTTTAAATCAATATTACTATCATTGTCATCATCGTCATTCGGGAATGGATCAACACTTAACTCAACATTATCTCCTATGTTTAGTTTAACATTGTCATCATCTTCGTCATCATCTTCGTCATCATAGTCATCATCAAAATCTTTAGACGAATCATCGCGATTTTCACTACTTATATTTTCAATCGGTATTACCTCATTATTATCCATATTAAAACTTACACCTGATGTACCTGACACACTAGATGATGTAGAACTCATATCAACCGATGGCTCTGAAGATGTAGCAGCACTAGAAGCTGCTTTAATTTTTGAAAGTGTTTCGGCTTCTTCGACAAGTTGTTTAGCTGACATAGGTGTAGGTTCGGAAATACTACCAGCAACTGGTTTATCAACAATAGGCTCTTGGGAAATAATTTCTTCTCTTTCATGAACCTCGACTGCATTTTCTACCGTTTCATTCATGTACAACTTCAATAGTTCCTCTACAGGTATTGTTTCACGAATTGTCTGTAAAATACACTCTTTAATAATAATCTCTAACTCTCTTGAATTTTTTTGAGACTTTAAAGATGATATACCCATCTCAAATAAATATACATTTGTATATATTTTACGGGCGGCATTAATGTATACATGATGAACAAAATCTTCTAAAGATGGAATATTCACATCAATCTTCTTTTGTTTTGTTCCAACTCGCATACATGATAACATTTTTAACTGAATGATATGAACACATGTTATAAGGTCAGAAATATATGTACAATTACTTTTTTCTTTAATACGAGAACATTCTTGTGAAATAATGTTGGGATTCCACTTTGGAACCCTTGAAAGGAAGTTTTGAAACGTCATTAAATATTTCGTTTTCTCGTCATTCTCCACACATAGTTTCCACGATTCTTCGAATATTGACTTAACGCCGTCTATTACACAAGGTGTTAAAACAGTAATTAATCTCGAACACCACTCGTTGCGAGATTCTTGTAAACTATTCAAAGAAAAGTCGTCCATTTACATAAATGAAATATTTTCTAAAGTGGAATCACTACGAAAAAGAAAGAAATTTAATATAAATAACATTAATAATTTTTCATTTCTAAAATCCTTCTTTATCTTATTAAATATAACCATAAATTCGTATATTTTACTTTCATGTAATGAACTAGTATTAATATAATTAATAATATCTAAACAACTATACCCATTTTCGTATAATTTTACACAAAGGTTAACAAGTTCATTTAGAGTATACTTTTTATCCAGTTTTAAATCTTTTTTAAGATTGTCGGTTTTCTTTTTTATTATTTTCCCTAAATTATATATTTCATCTAATGCATAGTTGTGTAAATTTATTACTTTACCATTTATAATAGGTTCAGGTACATATATTTCACAAAATCTAGATAAAATAGGTTTGAGTAACTTATACTTATCTTCAACAATTATAAAAAATCTAGTAGAGTGGCTAAATAACTCAATACACCTACGTAATGCTGACTGTGCATCTATTGTTAACTTGTCAGCATTTAATAGAATAATTGTTTTAAATATCTCACCATCTTTTAAATTTATATTTGTTTTTGCAAAAAATTTTAACTCTTCCCTAATAAATTTTATACCTTTTCCGTGTGCACAGTTTACTTCCATTACATAATTTTTTATCATTTCTTTATCATTATGATAAATATCATGTATAAAATTATTTACAAGCGTGTTTTTACCACACCCTGAAACCCCGTGAAAAATTATATTTGGTATTTTCTTTATTTCAATAAAGTATTTTAATTTATTTTTAATATCGTTGTGTATATCTAATTTTTCAATATTTTTATCACAAGTATTATAAATTTTAATTTCATTATTTTTATCACTTAAGTGACTTATGTGACTTATGTCACTTACATCACTTACAACAATTACATCACTTACAACACTTACAACACTTACATCATTTATTTTTTTCATTTTAGTTAATATTAAATATATATTCATTTATTTAATATTATTTATATATTTATTCATGGTTATAGATTATTTGATATAGGTTATACATTACAATACGTACATTACAATACGTACATTATAATACGTACATTATAATACGTACATTATAATACGTACATAAGATATTTTGTATCATTATCCACCATAAGTTTTATTAATTCATCAAATGATGTTTTCGGATTCCACCCCAATACAGTTCTCGCCTTTGTAGAGTCTCCCAATAATATATCAACCTCCGCAGGTCTATAATATTTTTCATTAATAAAAATCATCGCCTGACCTGTTACTTCATTATACCCAATCTCATTTATACCACTTCCCTCCCATTTTATTTTAAAACCGCGTAATCCAAATGCTTTCTCTATCATCTCTCGCACTGTATGTGTTTCATTCGTCGATAATACATAGTCATCTGGTACATCATGTTGCAGCATTCGCCACATCCCCTCAACATAGTCTTCCGCATTCCCTATATCACGCATCGCATCTATATTTCCCATAATAAGGCGGTCGGTTTCGCCGCGTAATATTTTACCCAATCCTAGTGTTATTTTTCTTTCTACAAAATTATGCCCCCTTCTTACTCCGCCGTGGTTAAATAAGATTCCATTACATGCAAACATACCATATGCTTCGCGGTAATTTTTAACTATCCAATAAGCATACAACTTTGCTACACCATATGGTGAGCGCGGATAAAAAGGCGTATTCTCATTTTGTGGCGTTTGTTGTACTTTTCCAAACAACTCACTCGTTGATGCCTGATAAAATCTTGTCATATTTTCTAGATTGTTATTTCTTACCGCTTCTAGTAATTTTAGGGTTCCAAAAGCATCTGTGTCGGCGGTATATTCCGGCATTTCAAATGATATTTTTACATGAGACTGAGCAGCCAAGTTATATATTTCTAAACGTGACATATTTGGATATGTATTTTTAATTAAATTTAATATCTTTTCTAAACACGAACTATCAGTAATATCACCATAATGAAGCTTCAAATCTTTATTATTAAAAATATGGTCGATTCTTGATGTGTTTATGGTAGATGAACGACGAATTAATCCATGAACCATGTATTTTTTTGATAATAATAATTCTGCTAAATATGACCCATCTTGTCCGGTTATACCAGTGATAAATGCTATTTTATTTGTTGTAGACATAGAAGTAGTGTTGTTATGATTCGGATATAATACCTTGTATATATATCTTTAAAATTATTTTTATATGACTTTTGATATTGTTTTTATATCAAATGTTATATGTTGTTTTAACTGTTTTAACTGTTTTAACTGTTTTAATTATTTTTAATTAGTTTAATTACATTTTATACTTTGAATTTTTAATAAGATGCATTAGATGATACTTTTACTAAATCTGAGTTTAAACAACTTTGAACATTATTTGTTTCCTCGGGGCGATTTATCTGTCTTGTAACACACCTTGTTTCTTTACCTGTATTAAACGGTGGTACATATACCGGATTATGCGAATATACTTCTGGGCGTGTTTCATCTTTTTTAATGAATAAACCTATTTCATCACGGAAAGTTTCAGTTACAGTATTATAGTCTGTATTATATGAATCATTTTTATCTTGATTCTCACTATTATTTATATTAGCAACACCGCTAGTTGATGCTGCATTTTTTACTTGTGGTATATTTAACTCATTTTTTTCCTCTATTAACTTACTCTGTTTATCGAGTTTATCTTGGTTTTCCTTTTCAGTTGTTTTTTGTATAAGAAAAAACATACCAACTGCAATAAAAATAAAAACAAAAATTATTAATACAACTGAATTATTTGCTGTAAACATAGATGATGATTTCAAACTTTTCATTTATTATATATTATATATTATTTGTATTATATAATATAATATATAAAAATTATTAAAAATATCCTAAGAACACAATTTTGTATCAATAAGCTCAAGAAGTGGGCATAAGTCTTTTGGGTCTACATTTTCTTTTCCTACCATTACATCTTTACTGGATTTGCAAAATGTCTTGTCTACTAATTCCAATAAAGGACACAAATCTTTGGGATCTAGTTCTAAATTAAATTCAAGAGAACTATTTTTGTTCTTAATATTTTGAAAATTATTATTAGATTCTTTTGTATCATTTTGATTTTGTTTTTGGTTAAATGAAAGCGAATCCGATTCCGTACTGTTACATAATACCGTATCTACATAATCTACAAAAGAACAGATTTTTGAATTATGTGTTGTTTGAAATTTTGTAGCTTTTTCAAGGTTATCTACATGGGGATACTGCGACACTCCACCCTCTTGCATTTTTGAAGAATCGGGAACAGGAATAGCCATGGGAAAGGGTATAAAAAAGGCAAATGTAAGTGCCGGTAAAATAGCAATTAAGCTAACTGTTTTCATCATCTTTGTATATAATATATTAAATATTTATTTTTAATATTTATTTTATGTTAAATATATTATACTAAAAATATAATTAACTATTCCTCTAAAAAATATAATTAACTATTCCTCTAAAAAATATAATTAACTATTCCTCTAAAAATATAATTAACTATTCCTCTAAAATATATAATTTATTTTTATTATATATTATATATTAAAACTAAAAAATAAAAATCATAACTTATATACTTAGGGGCCGGCATAACTGTGTAAGCTCTGTGTATAAGGGTTACGTTTAAATGCATCTAAAATATCGGGTTGAATTCTTTCGCAATAAATAGACTCCTGGTAGTGCTGCGGCATTTTACTTAATTTACCAAACTGGTTTGCGGATGGAGGCATTCCTCCTAAACCCGAACCAGCACTTGCACCTGCATTCCAAGGACATTGGTCATTAATTTTATCGGGTCTTTTAATATTTATATTTTCAGTATAGTTAAACATCGATATGTTTCCAGAAGGTGTATATTCCTTACTTACTTTATTTATATTATTGTGCTGGTTTCTTGCAGCCATTGTAGAAAGATACCCTTCATTGGTTGCACCACCACCTGATCCAAAGTATTCTGGCTCAGTTGTCTCACGTTGTGTATATACTTCTTGTTGCTCAGCAACTAAATAACCGGTTCCATCTGTTAGGGGTGTAACATTTAAATGGTTAAAGTCGAGCAGACTTTCAGTTGTTTCTTTAATAGTAGTAGGTGTTCTATCGGCAGGGTTATAAGCAACGCCGGCAGAAACACGATTCTGAACATTACCATAGGGTCGGATTGCTCCTACAACATTTTCCTTTCTAGAGGGACGAACTACTTCTAATAAAGGTGCAACAAATGATTTGAATGCGCCATTAATAGCTGTTCCCAAAAATGGAGTCGACTTCGTATTTGAACGATTTGTAGAATTAAGCCTTGTTATACCACGACCATAATCAAACTTGGTCGGTTCACATTTTCCTACACCATTTGCATTTATAATCGGTTGTCCTTCTATTACTGCCTTTTTAGAGGGTTCGTAATTTTCCGGAGCATATTGCGATGTTCCATTTGGATTGGAGTCAGTTCCAAAGTATTCAGTAGTAGTACATACACGATTCTGGTCTTTTAATAACTCCTCAGGTCGCCCTGATTGTGCTTTCTCTAAACCAGTTGTAGTAAACCATCTATCCGGTGTATTTAAATAGAATTTATCAGGCAAGAACTTTTCAACATGTCCATATGTTTTAGCACTTGGAGGCTGTTGAACATTCCAATCATAAGAAGGACCCTCATGATTCTCTAAACTATACGTAAGTTTGGGATTATTAGTAGTTCTCAGTTCGTCTACATTCCTGTCTACCCATAAATCGCGAGCTTCCATACCTGAATTGTAACCATTGCTTCCACAAGATGTAAAACCCTGATTTAAAGCAGGCGCAACACGTACTTCTTCCCACGGTTTTACATTCGCCATTTGTGTTCCGGGATTTTGGCGTGACTGAAAAAATGTTGTAAAATTCGGCATTCCGTTCGGATATTGGATATTCGCCTGAGGCGCAAAAAGAGGCGCACGTTCTTCTTTACATATTTTTTGACTACCTGTTCCACTATAGCTATCTAAAATAGACTCATGAGTATCAGCATCTGTTGTACGCCCTCTTATTTTTGCGCCAAAAAATGGGACCATATTATTATGCTCAAAATCAGATACATTTATTTGTTTTCCAGTTAATGAAATTACATTATCATCTTTCGCTCCATTTTTATCATTGTTATTATAATACGGGTTACCGAATTGGTCATCGTGTTGTAGTACTCTCTTATCAACCGTTGCATTAAAGTATTTATCAGTTACTGCTGAACCACCGTTAAATTTATTTATATTTCCTTTTGTAGAAGTATTTATTGTCGGATAATTTGTATTTGGTATTTGAGTATTTGGTAGATAATTTTGCGGATTTATTCTACCGGCACCCATATTTGTAAATGCCTCTTTTTTAAACATTTTTGCTCTTGTATCATCAATATTATTTTCATTTTTTTTATTTGCCGCCATAAATAATCCTGTAGCCGCCAATATTGGGATAACAACTTCCATTATATTATATGTTTATATATATGTAATATATTTTTTAGTCTCTATTAACTCTTAAATATTACATATATAGTTTTTACCTTTACCTTTTTAATTTTTTATATATCTTTACTTTGTAAACAAATTTTGTGTATTGTCTATCATGTTATAAGTAAAACAAGGAATTTTTGTAACATAGTTATCTTTTTCTAAAATTCTAGTACTAAGATTATTTTGAAACGACATACATGTATTCTCTTGTGGATTTAAATGAAGATAGTCCCAATTTGGTTGTTCTAAATCTCTATACCACCATGCTGGATTTGTAACTCTCGACTGGTCTGTAAAAGGAGAACATACAGGGTATTCAATTGAGGATGTAGGTATATTTACGTCTTTATAGTTATTTTGAGGATTACAGTCTCTTGTTAAATTTCTATCAAGACCAAAAAGAGAACTTTCAAGATTTATTGTATTTGTCATTAAATTTGCTCCCCACTTTTGTAACCTTATTGATGGGTCTACCATGAAACACGGCTTGTCTCCATTACCAGGAACATTGAGTCTCCATTTTCCTTGGTCTGTAGACTCTTGCTGCTGTTTCGTTATTCTACACGGGTCATCATTAAAACGAGTAAATGACATTTATTATAATGTAATTATATTATATTATTATATTTATTTCTATAATACTAATATAATATTATTTATTAACGCAGAAATAAATATAAATATATTTATCTTATGATTCCTAAATACTTATTTGTGAAGATATTACAAATATGAATAATAAGCCACAAAGTAAAAAAACAAGCGGTATATCCAGTATATCATCAAAAAGAACAATATGTTTAAATATGATTGTTAAAAATGAAGCACATATTATTACAGAGACTTTCGATAATATTTTAAAATATATTCCTTTAACTTACTGGGTTATTTCTGATACAGGTTCTACCGACGGAACACAACAAGTAATAAAAGATTATTTTGCCTATAAGAAAATAGATGGTGAATTATTTCAAGATGAATGGAGAGACTTTGGATATAATCGTACTCTAGCATTACAGCATGCGAATAAAAAAACAGACTACTTATTTATTTTTGATGCAGATGATAGTATACACGGCAACTTTAAACTTCCAGAACCTCATTTATTTAATAAAGAAATGTATAACTTAAAATTTGGAGGAGACAGCGTAGCATATGTTCGTCCTTTATTAATAAATAACCAGTTAGAGTGGCGATTCAATGGTGTTCTACATGAGTTTTTGACATGTGTATCTAAAAATATTGAAGGCACAGTATTAGATGGCGACTACTATGTGGAGTCTGGTCGTAAAGGGAGTAGAAGTAAAGACCCGGATAAATATAAAAAGGATGCCGAAATTTTAAAAAAGGCTTACTATACTGAACTAGAAAAACCAGACAAAGGTTTATCAAACCGTTATGCTTTCTATTGTGCACAAAGTTATAAAGACTCTGGTATGGTTAAAGACGCAATTGAATGGTATAAATTGGTTGCTGATAAAATAAATACATGGGTTCAAGAAAGATATTATTCATGTTTTGTTTTGGGAGACTTATATATGCGAGAAAATGATTTTGAAAATGCAATTCGATACTTGACAAAGTCTATTATTTTTGACCATCAGCGCATTGAAGGTGTCGCTCTAGCATGTGAAATTTTTTTAAAGAAAGAAATGTATTTATTGTGTTGTTCTTTAGGTGAACAATTCTTGGGTCACATGACACCACCGGCTGATAAACTTTTCTTATTTGAACCTTTTTACTTTAACCATGTAGAATATTCTTGTAGTATTGCTGGTTTTTACTGTGGAAAACATGACTTGGGTTATGAATGTTGTAAAAAAATTATTACTACTAGATGTATTGATAATATTGATAAATATATTAAAACCTGTATTAATCTTGCTTGTTATAAGGACCAACTATTGCATGATAAAACAGATACACTTGAGTTTTTCTATGAATATAATGAAAATATGCAAAAATTATTAAATGATGGTATCGATGTAGACAAGAGAATGCATGAATGTTGGAATATTTTATTTGAGAAAAACCGTTCTAAATTATTCGAATTACCTAAAAATGTGAAAACACTTTTTAATAATAAAAGTAAAAATATTAATGTTTTTTTTTCTTTTACTACTTGTAAAAGACTCGATTTATTTAAACAGACATTGGGTTCTATTCTGAATCATTGGTTAGATAAGGGAAATATTGACTATTGGTTTTGCGTAGATGATAATTCTTCTAAAAAGGACAGGGAATTTATGCAGAGTACTTTTCCGTGGATTAAATATTATATGAAATCTGAATCGGAAAAAGGTCATCGTGAAAGTATGAATATTATTTGGAACAAGCTAAACGAACTTAAACCAAAATACTGGATACATATGGAGGATGACTTTTTATTTTATACCAAACGGAATTATATAGAAGATTCTATAAAGGTTCTTGATAAATATCGGGATACTAAAAATGTCCGTCAAGTTTTATTCAACAGAAATTACTCAGAAGTAATAGAAAATACTTCTACAAAGGGGCATGTAGTATTATCTAGTAGTGAAGGTATTCCTGAAATACCCATAGTTCTTCATAACCATAATAAAACTGATACATTCTTTTTTCAAAATTGTTGTTACTGGCCGGATTATAGTTTTCGTCCATCTATGGTAGATGTTGAAACAATTTTAAAACTGGGTAATTATAATACAGAAAATCAATTTTTTGAATTAGATTATGCTACTAACTGGTATAATGCAGGATATAGAAGTGCTTTTTTTAATATGATTTGTTGTCGTCATATTGGTAGATTGACATCGGACCGACACGATAAAACAAAACCGAACTCTTATGAATTAAATAACACTTCACAATTTAATTTACCGAATTCTCACGAATCTCATACGTCTCATACGTATTATGACTCTCGTGACTTTAATACTCTAACGAAAACTGTCGCAACAAATGAAAATATTCGAAAAATGTACAGCCCTCCCATAAAAGTAAATACTTCTGCAGTTATTAAAGTAGTAAGTTTAAAACATAGAGATGACCGTACAAAAATAGTAGTGGATATATTAAAAGAATCAGGATTTTCTGAAGATGAATATGAAATTATCGATGCTGTATATGGTAATGATTTGGCTATATCGCCTACACTTGAATTATATAAAATGTTCGAAAATAATGATTTTGGAAGTAGATGTGGATTTATTGGATGTGCGTTATCACATTATGGTTTATGGATGGAGTTACTTAATGATTCGACAAATGAATATTATATTATTATGGAGGATGATGTTATTTTGTGTAATGGATATAAAGAACAAATTTCAAAACTGGAAAGTGAATTTAAAGATAAAGATATTTTATACCATGGTTATACAATGTATAAAAATAATCGTATAGTTAACAAAGATAAGTACGATTATGGTGTAGTAAATAATGAAACAGGTGTATCGGTACATCCCCTTACTACTGAATTATATGTTGGAGGAACATTTGGGTATAGTATAAATAAAAAAGGTGCAAAAAAAATGATAGATTATATCCATAAAAATGGAATAAAGCACGGCATCGACTATGTTATGAAAATCGTTAATACTGTTAACTGTTATGAAACACAACCAAACCTTTGTACATCGCTATGGTATGATGATGATTCAAACTACGACACAGATATACAAATGTGTGGTAAATATATTGACTTTAGTGCATATGAAAACTACTACTTGACATTTTTAAAGGATAATTTTATTTATATTCCTATGGGTGACCAAATTGGTCACGATTTGTATCATAAAAAAAGTAGTCTAAAAAATATGGTCTTAACCGCCACGGAAGATAAACATTGTGTTGCATTTAATACACTTGGTTTTTTTAAGAGTAATGTTATAAATATTACAAGGTCAGTTTGGTTTAACGAAACAGATGGTATATATATAAAGAGGGAATATTCACACAAAGTTATAGAAAAACTCGCACCCGAATTCAAAGAACAGTATGAGAAGGCATTATTAGGAGAGGATAAAAAACATGAGATGCAACAGATGCGTGAGATTAATGATAATTCGGATAAATCAAAACTAGTTAATATAAAACGAGTAAAAATGTTATGCAATTGGTGTTCTTCAAAAGATTTGTGTAATGAATTCTCAGAAATGTACCCTGATAGTGGATTTTATAAAAATAGTAGTATTGAGCTTGTTTATGATGATGAGAATATTGACTACTATGTTATTATAAATATGCCTACATATGATTCGTTGTGCGAATATGACCCCAAAAAGACTATTATTTTCCAAATGGAACCATGGGTATATGATAACACTAAAAACTGGGGAGTTAAAACATGGGGCGAGTGGGCTATCCCAGATTCAAATAAGTTTATGAAAGTTTTTCGACACGCTGAAAGTCTTAATAATGTACAATGGCAAGTATCGCCCCCTGAAAAAATTCCAGGGGATGATAAAATAAATAAGATAATGTGTATATTAAGTGAGAAAACATACGACGAGGGACATAAGAAAAGGGTTGACTTTTTGAAACATATTGACTTATCGAGGACAGATACAGGTATAGATACTATGCATGTTTATGGTCGTAAAAATTATCACAATTTAAAGTCATATGTAGGTGAAACCGATAATAAAAAGGAACTAGTAAAATATAAATACTGTTTTTCTTGTGAAAATAATAGTGAAAAAAATTATGCAACTGAGAAGATATGGGAGCCTATTTTATTCGAGTGTCTTTGTTTTTATTGGGGGTGTCCAAATCTCGAAGAACATATTGACTCTCTTGCATTTGTAAGGTTACCACTGGATAACTTTGATGAGTGTGTTACTATCATTACAAAAGCTATCAAAGAAGACTGGTGGTCTCAGCGTATTGACATAATAAAAAAAGAAAAACAAAAAATACTGAATGAACTGGGATTTTTTCCTAGATTAAATAAGTTAATTAGTGATATTTAATATAGATAATGATATACGTTTATGATATACGTATATGATAATAGGTTAATTTTATGACTGTATTAAATATAATGCATCTCCCCATCCATGTTGTGTAAATTTAGTTAGTACTCTTTTAAAATTATACTGGGATAAAAAAGTATCAATCTCTTCAATAAGAGCACAATTTTTGTATAGTTCTTTTTCATTTACTTCTAAGTATAATGCTTTTACATATTGTAAAGACTTAGTTGCTCCTTTAAGTGCAACTAATTCTGCTCCCTGAATATCGAAATTCCAAAAATTATATTTTGATGCATCTAAATCATTTCTCTCAAAAAAAGTGTCAACTGTAATACTTTTTTTAAGTATTTTATCTGTGTATACTACCCATGGATGTTCTTGTGAATGTGTTCCAAATTCTAATATACTTGATGACTGAATATTATTAGATACATTAAAAAATATATCTTCATCGTCTTTATCTGTTATTAAAGCATTATATACATTTTGTATACCTCTTTCTTTTGCCTCATTTACTTTATTTTCAACAGCATCTATCCAAACTATATCTTCATTTTTTACACCAAAACTGTTGTAAAATAATAACTCCTCGCATTCATGTGCTCCTACGTGAAAAACACCTTTAATATTAATATTATTATATAGCAACGCTTTGTATACATCATCGATATTTAATAACATTTTATACTTCTTTATATAATATTATAATATACATGATTTTTTAATATTATACGAATTATTTTTACAGTTATACTCTTCTGCTTCTTATTCTTCTTCTTCTTCTGGTTCTGGTTCGTCACCCTTGGGGTAATTTTTACTCGAACTTAATGCTGACGGAAGTGTAATTTTAGATAAGTCTACTTTAATATTTGATGCTTTAGATTTTTTAGATTTTTGTGAAGCTGCTGCTGCGCCTGGTTCGGATTGTGGTACATCTGCAACTGATTCCGCAGCCACTGCAGCTCCCGACGTCCTCCTTGGGCTCGCATTTCTACTACTAGCTTTTGACGTAGACAATCCTGTAGCTAATCGTACCCTTTCTGTTTTTTTCAAGTCGCCTCCCATCTGTTCAACTAGTTTTTTAAATGCCGCAATAGCATTACCAGTAGCACCTTGTATATACCCCGATACTCCGACTGGGTCTATTTCATTATGGAATGCAACACGAATAATACTGTCCGTTGCATGTGGATGTGGCTTTCTAAAACCACAAAATGACAATGTTTTATCGGCTATAAAATTTTGCTGGTATAAATAAAATTCAATGACCTTCCCTAGCGTGTAATCCTCATTTACTAGTGTAACATCAAACCCATTTTTCAGGGTTGTTTCAGATGGTACGATACTAACCTTTCCATGTTCCAAATCATATAAGAATTTTTCACATTTTGAAATCATAATTTTACATGCTTTTATAACTATTTCATTATTATCAAACACACCAACACTCTCAATGATGAAATCATAACTATTCGGTTGATAGTAACGTTTTGCTTCTAGGAGAAACCAGTTTTTCTTTTCAAATTCGACTTCTGTTTCTGTCATGTTACTCTTTTTCATAGCCGCTTCTTTTTCGCCCCATACTTCATTCGCCTTTGCTACATCTGGTGTACACTCATAAGCACATGTGCTTATAACATTAAATGCACCATCTTGTGACGCCATTCCGATATCCAATCCACAACGAAGAGTAAGACGTTCTCCATCAATATTTTCAGATAGTTTAGGCTGAAGACGAGCAAATTCAATATAGTCACCGGTTACACTCGACGGAGGAAATATTGCTCTAACTGCTGACTCATCTGAATACACTTCTGTCTTACTATTTTTTATTTTAAAATCTTTTGTGGTAACATATAAAATACTATCTGTGTCATTTTTGACATCAATTTCGACAACGTAGTCTTTATACGGAAAGTCCATGTCATCAATATGAATAGGAATGCAACTGAGACGCTGCTTAATAATTTCATTGTGAAATCTAGTTGTATTGTGTGTAATTTCGGCCTTATTTTCACTATATGGATAAGTTCTAAATACAAATGTAGGAATATCGGAGACTATAATTCTTCTCAAGGCATTCGCAATACTCATGTTGCAATCCAAGAGTGTAAATTTTAGAAAACCATTTTCTTCTCTGAGATTTGAAATACGAGGCTCCATTGTTTTGTATATTTGCTGTTCTTATTATATTATTATTATACAATTTATTAAATCAATTTTTCATTAATATAATTAAGGAAAATTAATAACTATCACTTCATTCAAAAATAATAAAAAATAAGATAAATAAGATAAATAAGATAAATAAGATAAATAAGATAAATAAGATAAATAAGATAAATAAGATAAATAAGATAAATAAGATAAATAAGATAAATAAGATAAATAAGATAAATAAGATAAATAACTTAAATAATAAGTTAAAATAAACGATAAATACTCGTGGTAAATTATATTATGAGTAGTATTTTATATTATAGCAACTTTTGTGAAAAATCTAAAAAAATTCTTCAGACATTAGCAAAAAGCAACATTAAAGAAGAATTACATTTTTTGTGTATCGATAAAAGAGTTAAAGGCCCCACTGGTTCATGGTATATCATTCTTCAAAATGGGGAAAAGATTATTATGCCTCCGCAAGTAAATCGTGTACCAGCTTTACTCCTTATGAAACAAGGTCACCAGGTATTATATGGAGACCAGATTTTAGGACATTTACAACCCCGAGAAACTGCAATAAATATGGCTGCAACAAATAATAACGGCGAACCATCTCCTTTCTCATTAAATAATGATTGTATCGGTGGTTATGGTGTGGCTTCTGACTCATTTAGTTTTTGGGACCAAACAAGTGATGACTTATCAGCAAAAGGTAATGGAGGAATGCGACAATTATATAACTATGCGACTATTGATAGCAATATGCGAATAGAAGCTCCGAAAGAAGATTATGCGCCTGATAAGATAGGTTCAGTTTCTTTGGAAAATTTACAACAACAGAGAAATACTGAAATACAATTTAATGCTGAAAAACAGGCAAAAGCGGTTGAACACCCGTCGCAGCAACAGTTTATTCAACAACAGCAACAAAAACAACAGTTTCAAGCCCAGTTTTCACAACAACAACAACTTCAACAACAACTACAAGCAATGGGTCCACAGATTGCGCAACAACAAGAACAACAAAGGCAACAACAAAAAAATGTAAGATTTAGTTAATACTATTTACATTTCGAATAACTAAATTATAAATACCTACAATTAAATATTTATAATTAAATATATTTAAAACTATATAATAATATTATATAATCATATACATCCTAATAAACACCTTTGTAAAATATGACATCGCGTTCACTAGAAAATTCAGATAAGTCATTGCTATTAAGTGCATTTAATGAACAATTTTTTGACTTTGTAACAGAAATAGAACTGGTATTCAGCGAAGATACATCGATAAAAAAAGCAAAAATGGCGCTTAATATGATTAAAAAAGTAAATCCTGCACTTATTGTAAAAATATGGTACACATATGTATGGTCAGAGTATGAAGCCGAGATTAACAGTGATAATATTAATTTCTTTATAGAAAAAGATTACAAAAAAGATTTTATATATGTAAATCAGTCAGATGATATTATCAATAATATAGATAAACTTAGAGAACCGGTAAGAAATATGAGCAAAGAAAATCAAGAAAAATCACTCATGTATGTTAAAAATTTATGTATTTTGTCTAAACTATACATGCAGTAATCGTAGACCAATAGTAATCGTAGACCAATAGTAATTTAAAAGTTAATTTATTAAAATATATAAAATTTTAATAAAATATTAAATTTTAATAAGTAGTTATTAATTACTAATTAATAATTATTAATTACATAAATATATTTATGCGTAGTTTGATTTAAATAGTAAATGATAAATTAAAAATATAAATGGGTAAAAAAAATAATTCATCTTCGCAAAAAAAAGCCGAAGTAGTTCCTGAAGTAGTTCCCGATGAGTTTAAGAAAGTAATAACGGATTTTATAAATGATTTTACTACTACTTTTCCGGAATATAGCGATAAACTTAAAGACAACTTTGTTGTAGTTTCTGTTAAAACGGACGGTAATGTTGTAGCCGAAGAAATCTTGGATGAAACTAGAGTTAAGGTATTATATGATTATTCTAAAACTGTATATCCTGTGCGTTTTTTTGATATTTTGTATAAAAATGCTGAAATTTTCAAAAAAGATAGTGGTGACGCCGCAGCTGTAAATGTAAACTTTTTACCCGATATTGATTTTAGAGAAGTGTGGAATACGCCTGATATATCAAGTAATACGCGTGATACTATTTGGAAATATTTACAGCTTATTCTTTTTTCAATTATTACAAATATTTCTGACAGAGATTCATTTGGAGATACTGCGAAACTGTTTGAAGCTATCAACGAGGATGAGTTAAAGAACAAGTTGGATGAGACAATCAAAAATATGCAGGATCTTTTTATGGGAGGATATAGCGGTGGTGGTGGTGGTGGTGGCGGAGACAGTACAGGCGATAAGACAGGAGAAGCAGGAGCTTCGGGAGAAAATGCGAAATTCGGGGATGGAATTGATATGAAAGAATTTGAGAAATTTGCTGAGCAGCTTAAAAGCTTTTCACCGGATGGTATGGGTGGAATCGATATGTCAAAGTTTCCAGGGTTTCCGGGGTTTCCGGGATTTAACTCCAGTACTAAAGAAGAAGGTGGTGGCGAATCATCGTCATCGTCATCATCATCGTCGGATAATAAAAAACAATCTGAAATGCCTAACCCTGAAACAATTCATGAACATATTTCAAAACTTCTTAATGGTAAAATAGGAGCGCTAGCAAAAGAAATAGCAGAAGAAACAGCCAAGGACTTTGACTTGGGTATTGATATGGAAAATGCTGAAAATGTAAATATGAGCAATGTATTTCAAAAGTTATTTAAAAATCCTGGAAAACTAATGAATATGGTAAAAAGCGTCGGTGCAAAACTAGATGATAAGTTTAAAAAGGGTGATATAAAAGAGAGTGAGCTTATGAAGGAAGCAAGCGACCTTCTTAGCAATATGAAAAATATGCCAGGTATGGGAGACTTGTCAAGTATGTTAAGCAAAATGGGAATGTCTGGTTTAGGGGGATTGGCTGGTTTAGGAGGAAAAGGTGGAAAGGTAAATATGGGTGCTTTACAGAGTCACCTACAACAAAATATGAAAAATGCAAAAATGAAGGAGCGTATGCAGTCGAAGCTTCAACAGAAGCAACAGCAACCTCTACTGCAACCACAACAAAAAGTAGCAACTCCAACTCCAACTCCAACTCCAACTCCTGCAAATAATATTGTTCGTCCTACTACTGCTGTATATACTGCATCGTCGGGTGAACAAATTCAGCAAACCCCTAGAACCGCGAAACCTGGTGCGAATATTGTTGTAGGTACAAATGCGACTACAAACACGACTGCAAACACGACTGCAAGTGAGTCTACAGAAACAGGTTATGAACCGGTAGTTGAAACACAAAAGAAGAAGAAGAATAAAAATAAAAAATAACCAAAAAATAAACACAAAATAAATGTATTATAAGTATAAAGTAAAAATAGTGTAATTATTATTAATATTACTAATAATGATTAAAGAATAAAAAATAAGAAAAAATAATTAAGAATATATATATAATGGACAAAATACCAGCAACACCATTTTGGTTAAATGAACCTACTATTCTATTTGATAAAAAACAGATAACGGAAATATGGCCAAATCCAAATATGAGCAACATGGAAAAATTAAATGCTATTAGTCGTTTTGTTATTATAGCTTCACTTTTAGGATATTTGATTACATTGAATATGGGAATTATATTTGTAGGTATAATAACTTTAGCTGTAATTGCTATTTTATATCACGTACAATCTAATAAAATCATAGCAGATGAAAAGGCAAAAGAATTACCGCCCAAAATAAAAGAAAGTTTCACTAACGCCATATTATATAATGAAGTAAAAGATGACTACACTAATCCCAAAGAAAATAATCCCATGATGAATGTTCTTTTACCAGAAATAAGTTATAATCCTACCAGAAACGAGGCGGCACCCGCCTTCAATGCTGAAGTAGAAAAGAACATAAACAATAGTACAAAAGACTATGTTGTCGATACTACATTTTCCGATGAACCGACAAAACAAAAAGAGTATATTAAGCGTAAATTATTTAGTGATTTAGGCGATAGTTATACTTTTGACGATAGTATGAGAAATTTCTACACAAACCCAAACACAACCATTCCCAATGACCAGGGAGGGTTTGCTAACTTTTGCTTTGGAGACATGATATCAGCGAAAGAAGGTAACGAATTTGCTCTCGGAAGATGGCAGCCAAGGGTAGGAGGAGTATATAATTAAATGAAACTTCGGTTTCTTCCCTCCATCTCACTTTAAATTAAATAGTAAGAGTAAAATATTTAATTTAAATTAATTTGTGTTATATTATAATATTTAGTAAATTATATTTTCAAAAATATATATATATATACATATAAATACACAAGTATGGCTATCGTAAAGGATTATGTTTTCGACAACTTATGCAGAATAGGCAATGATAACTGTGGAATGGATCAGAGAAATATACAAAACCTTAACTCAAGCAACTATATGTTGAATAATTTCTTTTCCGCTGAATGTAACATGAAGCGCCCTATCGATTTTGCTACTGCTCAACCCGGTATAAACTACACTGGTAGTCATCAGGTTGGTGTAGGTGGATGCAATATTGACACGAATAGTGAGCTGTTTAACGGCAGTATCATGACTCATCCGCGTTGCCGTATTAGTTTGTTTGAGCGACCTTTCAAGACTGTTCCCTTTCTTGGAAGAGGTGAGTCGAACCCCCTTGTTGAGTCGCGTTTGTGGCAGGGCGACTATAATATCAACAAGAAGAGCGTTAACCCTACTTCAGAAGTATGTTTCGTAAACCACGAAATGTATCCTCTTATTCCATCTATTGCTGCTACGATTACAAATCCTGCAAACTTGGTTGAAGGTGTCGCTGTAAATGGGTGGATACGCGGAGGTGTTCCTTCTCGTGAAATTGAGCGTGAAACAAAGTATACCTCTTGTAGTTCTTAAAATATTTTATTTAGGTATAACGAGGTATTTATATTATATTGTATATTGTATATTGTATTGTATATTATATTATATTATTTATATAATATATAAATATAAATGGTTACACATATGTCGAGAAAACGACGCAGTAAGCGTTATAGTAAACATTCAAAGACGCATATAAGACGAAATATGTATAGGAAAAAACATAAGAAAACACAGCGAGGAGGGGCACGACCGAACTTTGGTAACCCCGGTGAACCCTATGTAAAACCCACTTCTGATAAGCCCAAACCACCCCATATGCCCATTCCATACTATAATCCTAGACCTATTCCAAACAAAGATGATGTGCCCGAAGGTTTTCTACCTCGAGGTTGGAGAATCATTTATAGAGAAGAAGACAATAAACCATTCATTCTCACTCCTGGTTGTAGTAGTGTCTACACTCCAGGCTCCCAGAAACTCAGAGATATTCTTGAATATTATTACAGAACTTCGACTCATTCAGAAGTACCACCCAAATTACCCACGCCCCCCGAATCACTCAAGTTACCCACACTACACGAGTCACCCACGTCACCTAAATCACCTAAACCACGTAAAAGTAAATCAAGTTAAAACATATTAAAAATAATATTACTTTAAATTTATATGTGTATCTGTATGTATAACACTACATTTTTATGCACATATAAATTACATGATGACGAAGATGACCAAGATACATTATATCGCCACGAGTACTTATATGCTTTCGGTTTAAAAGAATATGACTCTGACATAATTGTTGCAACTCTTGATAGCCTATATCAAAAATTAAGGGATAATAATAATTTTATTGAAATTGTCGAATCGCATTACCATTTTAACGGCGAAAATAAAAATCATGAAGTCATTTTACAATTTCTTTTTTCATTTCATACATTCGATTTATTTCACGCTTGTTTAACTTATTTGTTACGTGATAACAATTCTGACACGACATTATATGATGAATTTATTAAAAATAAAAAATTATTGATACAGGAAATAAAAAGTAAATAGAAATTAATTTATTATTTAGTTTTATTTAAATTAAACTATAAGTCGAATTAAATTTATCAAATTAAAATTATCGAAATAAAATATATGTTATATAATATAATATAGTATAGACAATGGCTTCTACTCAAAATAAAAATACAAAAAGCGATTATTGCTATCAGCAACGTGATTTTAGGGGAATATTTAATCATGTAAGTTATGTAAATTCTCAGAATGGTCGTGCATATACGGATGCAATTCCAGATGTAGGTTATATGCCTTCTCATATGTCTCGAGAGTCGTTTTCAAAAAATTCTGTAGATATTGAATCTGCTTTATTCGGTATTAACTCAACCAATCTTGTAGACCCTCAGGCACCAGTTGTTCCACAGTTGAAGGAAGTTCCTTATTGTTCATTCTTTGACAGAATACCGCTTATTATGCCTACACCACTTGTAATAGAAAAAAATCAGAGACCTTTTCCTATTTAATTTTTAATTAAGTTGTTTAAAATATATAATTATATTTTTGTATTATATAATTATATTATTATGAGTAAAGTAACACAGGGATGGGTTGGATATATAAGATATCACGGTGATAGTGAAAATTTATCAACTTTTGGTACAACAGGTTCTACGGGATACACGGGTTACACAGGTTATACAGGTTACACGGGATATACGGGTTATACAGGATATACGGGTGTTACAGGAGCAACTGGTGACACTGGTCCCACTGGTTATACGGGGTACACGGGTTACACGGGGTACACGGGTTACACGGGTTACACAGGTTACACGGGATATACAGGTTACACGGGATATACAGGTTATACGGGATATACAGGTGTTACAGGAGCAACTGGTTCTTATGTTATTTTTACAGCAACCGCTAGTAACTCTGTTAATTCAAGCGGTTCATCGACTATGGATGTAAATTTATCTGGAAATGCACAATATGTTGGGGTTGGTTCTGTATTGTTTGTTGATAGTTCATCGCCATCTTTATCCGGTTACGTAATAGTAACAAATATTGTTGGTTCTCAGTTTACTGTTGAATGGTATCCTGGAAACATAAATTCAACCGTATCATGGACAGTAGGTATAACACAAATTATTTTAACTGGACCAAATGGCGCAACAGGCGCAACAGGTGCAACCGGTTATACAGGGTATACGGGGTATACCGGTGTTACAGGAGCAACAGGTTATACCGGTTATACTGGTTATACAGGATACACCGGTTATACTGGTGTTACAGGGGCAACGGGGCCTCAAGGACTAAATGGTATTAGCGGCGGACTTGTGCTTTATTTAGATGGTATATCCACACTATCTGCACCTGTTTCACCACCATATAATTTATTGCTTATTCCGAACACAGGAGCACAAACCACAATCAGCATCTCAGTGAATAGCACATCTCCTGGAACATTGATAGGCAATTTTGTCACTCCGGTTGGACTTTTGACAACCACTGCAATCACTGCAGGTATCTGGAAAACGATACTTTATGGATTTCATACTGGTGGAGGAGGAGGAGGAAACCCCATATATTGGACTGTAATAAATGAAGTTGGAGTGAATGGAACCACGCTTATTAAGAATTTGGCCACAGGCACATTCGCAAGTGGAACCGCTGTTCTGACAGCTCAAAATGCATATGAATACGACTTGTATGTTCCATCCAATACTGTCACCGATTTGAATAGTAGAATTCAATTGCAAATTGTAGCACAGTCAAGCAGCGGAACTCACACCATGATAGTTGAAATGAGAGATTCTACATTGTCAAATGTGGTGACAACCATTGCCTCAAATTTAATAGGAGATACTGGACCAACTGGTCCAACAGGTTATACTGGTGTTACGGGAGCTACCGGTTATACAGGTTATACGGGTTACACGGGTTATACCGGTGTTACTGGAGCAACAGGAGCAGTGGGGCCTACGGGTAATGGTGTAATTATTCAATATAAAACAACCGATTTATCATCAACACCAAGTTCATATGCAACAAGTACTGCCGAAGTTGATTTAAGTAGTACCTATTTTTGTGATATTACACCACAGTCTTCCGCGAGTAACATTTTAACACAGTTTCGAATAAAGTATGCGAGTAGTTATAATGCAAATGATAGAATAACAATTAGTGTTAAAAGAAGTATAGCATCAGGAGCACCTACTACAATTGCAAGTGATACATTTCTTGGTCCTCAAACAGCTACTGTATCAAATAATGATTTATATACACTTAACTTTGTAGACACTCCGGCGACAACTAGTTCTATTAAATATTACTTGACATATCAAGTAGAAGCAACTGGTGGCGTGCCTCCACCAAGTACTATTGGTATAGTTCAAAGTCAAGGAAATAATATTGTTTTACAAGAATTGTTAGGTTCAGGGACAGCAAATCAGGGTTCTACAGGACCCACTGGTGCTACCGGATATACAGGGGCAACTGGCTCAACAGGGGCTGTGGGACCTCAAGGCGCAGGAGGTGCTACTGGATATTACGGGTCATTTTATGACACATCAATACAGGGACCATTCACAATAAATACAGCAAATGCAATTACAATAAATTCAACCGATGCAACTGCTACAAATGGGGTGTACATTGGGTCGCCAACATCTCGCATTTATAATACATATGCGGGAGTATATAATATACAATTTTCGGCTCAGCTCACGACAACATCAAGTGGAAATGGTACAGATATAATTAACATTTGGATTAAGAAAAATGGATCTAATGTGCCTGACACAGATGGGCAAATAAATATTGCCACAAGAACAGGTGGAAATATCTCAAGTTGGAATTATATTTTAAATTTAAATGCTGGAGATTACATTGAATTATATATAAAATGCATAACTTCATCAAATGTTTCTTTAACAAGGTTTGCAGCAGTCGGTACTCCTCCAAATGATTCTCCAGAATCTCCATCTATTATTGTCACATACATGCAAGCCGCATACAATGGTAATACAGGGGCAACGGGTGTTACCGGAGCTACTGGCTACACAGGATACACAGGTTATACAGGTTATACTGGTTACACAGGTTATACCGGTGTTACGGGAGCTACCGGTTATACAGGATATACAGGTTATACGGGTGTTACTGGACCAACTGGTGCGACGGGACCATCAAACCCAAACGCCACAAGTGTAAATATTACAGATTCCAATACCAACGCAACATATTACCCAACGTTTGTCGGAGGAACTGGAACACAAAATGTTTTAATCGATTCGACAACGACCGCGTGGTCTATTAACCCTAATAGTGGTGCCTTTAATTTTGCCAAAACAATAAATATTGATGGCGCAGGAGGAGCTCTTAACCGCGTTGGACTGGGGATACAAGCTGGTCTAAGTGGTCAAAACAGTGGAGCGGTAGCGATTGGAACAAACGCTGGACAAGGAACTACGTCAGGACAAGGAGCGAACTCTATTGCAATTGGATTAAATGCGGGTGTTGCTTCCCAAACAGCTGGTTCAATTTGTTTAAATGCGAGCGGTCTTGCTCTTAATCCATCAACAGCCAGTTTTTATGTAAGTCCAATAGCTACAACTCAACAACCAGCCGCAACTGTCGTCCAAGTGCGTCAAGGTTTAGTTTATAATACAACCTCAAATGAACTCACGGCTGGGGCATTCAATACTTATTCTGTTTGCTTCACTTCGATTACAGCAGCATCCGTCCCGCCAACATATTCGGGTGCGCCAGACAAGTCTTTTGCGCTACTTCCGCTCGGGTTACAGCTTACTGAAACCATTTGGAGTGCTACTTTTTGCGGATATATTGGGGGGTCTGGTAGTCAAAATTTATATATTGTTAGAGCCGTATGTTCTTATATTTCAGCCTCAGGCGGGATTGAACGATGGGGTGTTGTGAATGATAATGGTGGCGAATTTAATCCCCCAACCAGGTTTTATGGAGTGAATAATTCTACACTTCTGTATTTTAGTTGTGGCGATTTTGGAAGTTTTGATAATGTTCGATTTACCTTTACACGTCTTTATTAATTTTTTAATTTACTATAATTACTTGGTGAAGAACGACTTCTTCTATATATCGAATATGTAATTGAATATAGATAATAATATTCAATATATTAAATAATACTCAATATATTTAATAATATTTAACAATATTATATAATGAGTATAAATAATTTTATACCCGACGATGGTTCATTATGGAGTATAAGAGCTGTAGATATATCTGGAAACTATAATCAAAAATTAACTCTTGATGCTGCCGGTAATGCAATAATTAGAACTGGTAATATCGATCGCCTTACTATCAATAGCAGCGGTGCATGGACGTGTCAAGGTGGAATGAGTTATAATAATGTGACAAATGCTTTAACTGTTGGAACATTAAGTGGGGCAGCTACAAATTTATCTGGAGGATTAGGTGGACAAATACCATATCAATCCGCAACAAGTACTACTGCTCTTTTAGCAAATGGAACAGCTGGTCAATTTTTAATTTCTAACGGTGGAACATCGGCACCATCATGGAGTACTCCTACTGTAACAAAAGGTAATTTTCAATTTGATGATATGTGGGGTTGTACTGCTGGTAATAATGGACCATTTGGAATGAATTCCGTTGGAACTCAAGCAGCTAGTTCGCCTCAATCGGTATTAACAGCAAATGATGGATATAATGGTATAACTAGAATATTAAATTCTGCAGCAAATACGTCCGCTGGATGGCAATCAGGTTCTCCTACCATTTTTAGAAATCTTCTCACAAATGGACTTGGTTTTACTATGATATTTAGACCATGGCCAGCAGGAACCTCGGTGTCAACTACATTATATTGTGGATTTAGTAGTGATTTTAGTGCGGGAGCACCTACTAATCAACTTGCATGGCAATATAGCACAAATCAAGCTCCAACTGGTGTTTGGAATTTTAGACAAGATGGCGCAACAGTTAATACGGCAACTGGATTAGCACAAGGACCAGGCGACTGGTTTAAAATTACACTTGTTAGAACAACAAATTTAACATATACAACTACAATACAAGATATAACAACCAGTTCAACAATATATTCATATTCAGGAACCGTTGCTGCTAGTAATCTTATATTATATATGGGTGGTTTTGTATCTTGTACTGCTGGAGCAACTAGTAAATATTTAGATATAGATTATATATCATGTGAATTTAACTCGGCGCATTAAAAAATACAAAATTCAATCTACCAACTATATTATTGATATTATTAATATTATTAATATTATAACTATAACTACAACTATAACTAATTTACATTAAAATTATTTGCCTCTCCTCTACACGTTTTTGAAACAAGCGCAGTTTGTCAATATCGTGAAACACCATCTCAAAATTCTTCCATATCGCCGTCATTTCACCCGCATTATGATATACATGTTTCAAAAAATCCCGCTCTAATCTCTCTAGTCTCTCTAGTCTTTCAAATCTATTGCACTTCACGTCCGTCTTATCCGTCTGTTTTTTCCACGACTTCTTTGCAATTTCCTTCCTCACATTTGCGCGGCGTTTCATCTCCTTCGAAAGCTTAATTGCTGGAAGTTCCACTCTCTCCAACTTCAATCCCGACCTTGTTATCATTCCTTCGCTCTTCATTTGTTGAGATTGCTGGGCTTTCTGATTCTGATTTCTTGTCTTGACCATTTTGTTTGGTTGTTGGTTGTTCGTTGTTCGTTCGACTGTTTGCTTTGGAATTCTGCATTTATATTATACACCATTTACCAAATCAATTTTTTAACATTATAAATGTCATGTCCACATATTATAATGTTAAAATCAAAAATATAAAATAAATAAAATTCATCATGTGTTTATGTCTCCAGCCCTCCCACAGTTTACAACTCAACATTCAACAGAAGTAACTGGTGTAATCGGAGAAATCGGCGCCTCATCCATCCTCTCAATCGTCTTTTTATGTTCTCTCACTACATAATTCAACGAATACATCAAAAACATCGGATTCTGTGTATTCACAAACTCAACAACATAGCTAAACGTTACAGACCCCTTAATCACGCGCAACTCTTCCAAATACTTCTTATGCAACCCACTCATAAACTTCTTATACTGTTGCGGAAACTCGCTAAATGCTCCCTTCTTAAATACAAAACAATCCAAATAATTTTGATGCAAACTCCTCGTAAAACCATGCAATTGATTTCTAAATACCGCAAAATCCGCCTTATACTCCGGATATGTTTTCAAATACTCCGCCACTCTCCCACCATGTCGCAGTGTCAAATACTGCAGCTGCAACTTTTGCTCCCCTCCTTTCAAATTCTTCACCATCTCATAAGTAGGATTACGAATCTTCATCCTATCACCCGTCACCATATTACAAAAAACAACACCCATAGTATTATACGACGAATTCATTGACGCATACTCACTCTTAAAACCCTCAATACTATAATTATCCGCAAACAACTGTTTCGGTTTCAAAATAACACCACAACCATATTTATCCACAAATCCAGCCGTACTAAGTTGCGTAATATCGAGTGTGTCGTTATTGATACTATATACACCAATAATATATATAGCTGCATCATTTATAGGCAACACAATACGGTTTTTAGGATGCTGCAACACAAAAGAGTACATGAACTCTTTCGGAAGCTCCTCATATTTAAACCCTAGCTTCGCACATGTTTCGAAAAACATATTCCTAAATGTGTCCTTATCGCGTATCTCAACCGTATCTTTCGGATTCTTCGGTGCGTAAAAAACAACATTACCACCTACTGTGCTCTTTGTCGCAATCTCCCATGCACCACCTGCCTCCGTTTTTGAATAAAACATATTAATCATTGTACCCTCTACGAATTCCTCTGCACACCACTCGTTCGTTGTTGAGTCACTCGGTGCCGTCATTATATTATTATCATTAAATGACTTCTCTCGCTGCTCTGTAATAGACAAACACTTCGGTGGCGAATATGCAACAATGCGCCCAGTATCATCTACTACCACAGAACGCAATAATCCAATCGTCTCATAATCTTCCTGTACAAGCCCAAATGCTTGCTTATCATATTTTATAATTGAATACATACCAGTATCTGTCTTCCAGTTTTTCATTGTTAATTTAAGACTATTAAGGGTTTTTTCAATCTCGTCAGAATGATTCACTTTTTGTATATTTTGCTCGCCAATCATTCGCAAGATATCGACAAAACCCTCGTTCTTTTTTAGTGAAAACATTGGATTCTAGCTGGTGAAAAATGTATATGGGTGTATGATATTATACTTTATAACAATCTCTTTATATATCTTTTATTATTAATTTATGTTTAGATGTATAAATTATTAATGAAAGATATATAAAATATTAATTCTACAATATTAAATATTAAATATTATTCACATTTAATCATTAATAAAAATTTCTGTAATAAATATAAGGTATAAGTATAACTATAATTATAAATAAAATGTCAGAAAATTCCCCAAAATTACCAAATCCTTCATCTCCTTCATCGATTGAAGTCGCTCTAGGAGATATTATACAACTTATTGCCCCCACAAACTCCACCATCAACGACCAAATATACCTTATTGAATACATAGATGAAACAAAAATTAAGTTAATTAATGCAGCAACAGCCACGCGACTAATACTTACTATGAGTTCAAAGGGTGGATTTAGCGATGAATCTATTACATCTATTATTATTTTGAATTCACCCGAATTCCCCGGTTATGCTCGCCAAAATAATCTTATCCCTGGTACATGGGTTGATATTATTTTTGGTGGAGAACTGCCCACCATTATTACTGGCCATATAACCGATTTAGAAGAAGATATGATTGAAGTAAAAACATACCCCGGTGAACAAATCTTTTATATCGACTTCGGCTACAAAGGTATCCCCGAAAATATACCCATCGATCAAATACGTATTCGCAGCCCTCCCAGTGATTCACCTCGTGTATCCGCTGCTTCTTCCTCGGCCACTGTATCAGCCGCCTCTCCAGGTATATCCCAAGAAGAAGAAATAGGCGTCGCCCCTATCTCCGTAAGCAAACAACCAAATCTTCCATCAATTAGCCCCCAGATTCCTGTTGAAGAAGTTAAAACTGCACTTAAAGAGATTCTTCTCGATGCCGACTCCATACAATTCGGAGATGAACTAGAATCAATTGTACAAGTTGTCGAACTTCCCGAAGAACAAAAACGATACAGTATTGAAAAACAAACAACCGACTTATTAAATGAATTAATATCCGAGTTCCCAAATATCGAAAGGACAAAATCTGTATTAAATAATATTCATTCTATTATTGAACGCTTCAGACAATTGCGCGAAGAATTTTCCAACTTTGATACAAATGGAAACGCCACACTAGTTAAACGTAGACGTGAAGATTACAAACCTCTTGCAAAAACGCTCCTTTCTTTGAATCAAAAATTATTCTGGATTATTCCTGTTTCCAAAAATATTCGCAAGTTTTATAATGTCGACTCATCAAATCCGACAGACTTTACAGTTACTAGTACCGAAGAAAGCATCGAACGTGAAAACGCATTAACCGACGACTATCTCACAAATAAAGACTCGTTTGTAACATATATCAATAAAATGAACGACTATGTTACACCTTATACCAACCCCGACCCTGAATTCGGATTCACACAATTTGTCCATACAAATATAACATCCATCTTAGATAATCTTACCGACTTTTATTCGAGCATCGTCACCGGAGAAAAAGTGAAACGAAACCAGTTTGTAATCCAAACATATAACCTCGGTCTTTCTCAAATTCAAGTAAGAAAAAATAAAAGTTTCGGTAAACGCGTAGCTGATACAACTGACCTCCTACCGCTTACACGAAACGACTCTATAAACATTACATCTTTTATTAGTCTTCCAGAGCCGGTAATGCAGTTTTCAAATATTTCGCTACCCAATACCAGTATCATGAGCCGTGCAAACATGGGAAAACACTTTGTTCCTTACTGGAATCTCCTTCGTAAAAATACTAGTATTACTCGTAAAGCCATTTCATTGGAGGAAAAGGAGAGAGAAGACCAATATGATGTAGACGATATGATACAGTTTACATCCGGTTTTATGTCATTTTTTTCGGACGAGCAAATAGACAGCGAAGAGAAATATAGAAAATTCGTTGAAATGCTTATCCCAAATACTACTCTTCTTTTTGATGTAATGAATAAATATATAACCGGCGAAATTACACTCGGTAACTATGTCGCTATTTTACAACCATTTATGGTTTATGTAAGCGATTTGACCCTAAAACAATACGAAGTTATAGTTTCAATTATAGAACAACGCGTTTCTGAATATAGAAAAAAGGTAGTACAGTCGGCAAAAGAATATGCTCCATTATCCACTGCAAAATATGCTGCGAAATATGCTGGTTCATCTGCTTTATATAGTCTTCTGAAAGATTCAAGGCAGGTTAACTTTGATACAGACATTCTCGACATATATGGTCTGTCTGCTGAAAACTATATGAACACTCGCGATAAACAGGCTAATATACCGGGCAGCGACGCTGTAGGAGCAAGTGGTGGTTTACAAAGCGATAAACTACAGACCACCCATACACGTCATTCCTATACTACTAAAAAGAAACCGGTTGGTGCTGGTGCTGCTGCTGCAGGTACTGGTGCTGCAGGTGCAGGCTCAATATTCCCACCTGTTTCATTTTCTAACACGGAAATTTTATATCGTCTTATTTGCATTGATAATGCTCGACTATATATGAATACTCTTTCTATTATAAATGAGGATTTAATAACACCATTTGACTTTGACCAACTATATGCGCAAGAAAAGGATAAATTTGACCAAGAAATGGAGTCGAAACAAGGAGCAAATAAGTGTAAAAATTTCGTCCTTACTAAAAAATATATAGACAAGGATGAACTCGAAGAGGACCAAGGTGAGGAAATATTTTACGACAAGTTGTACGACTTTACCGACTATCCATTTTTGAAGAAACATGAAAAAGACAAGTCACAGTATTCTCCGGAAGATTTCGAAACATTTCTAGTTTCCCGTTATATGAAAAAAACTAAACTCCCCTTAAACGACGCAAAGTCTGAAATCCAGGACATGTTGCGCGGACAAAGAAAAGTGCAGGATGGTCAATATGCCGTTCTAGAGGTAACTGACGAAGAAGGTGACAGATTTGAGTATTATATTCGTTCAGGTCGTAATTGGGTGAAAGATGACACGATACCACCTACAGTAAGCATGTATGACACCGCATATTTTTGCAACGTTAAAAGTGATTGTTTCGCGCTTAATAAAAAATGTATGACACCAGAGTTAGCAGAAGATACTATGAAAGACGAAGTTATTAAACAAATGTACGACGAATTTGACTCAAATTTTCACCAAAGTCGTAAACAAATTTTGGATAGCGTATATCGTAAATATAACTACTCAATTGATACCATCGATAAGCTACAAAGTATTAAAAAATACAACACATATAAATACAATAATGCGCAGTATTTATCTGGTCTTGATATCGAGATTGACCCCGCTTTAAGAGAAAAGATATCTCCGTATGCTCGCATCTTTGACCTCATTTTGGGACAAACCGACTATGTAAAACGCCAAAGAAATATTATGCGTTTTATTCAGAAGTTTACTAGACCAGCCGTCGAAGAAAGCACTTCCATGACCCTTAGTATTGAAGTTGAAAGCCCTTATTGGTTATATTGTAAGGACACAAACACTAAGTTGGTGCCGTCTTTTTTCGAGACGATTGCGACTGTTTTTTTGAATCAAGGTGATATTCAGACAACGATTGATACGATATGTAAAGAGCGTGGTTCAATTAGCGAGGACGGTGATGCATGGACCGATAAGTACAGTGGTTATGTTATAAAAAATATAGACTTGGATACAGAAGAGGGGTATGACGCTGCCGGTTTTAAACTACAGACTCGTGAAATTATGGAGAAAACGTTGGGTGAGAGTTTAATTCAGAGCTTAAAGGATAAAAAATTGCCTACATATAAAAATCCTGACATGCAAATGATAAGTGGTATTATAACAACCATGACACAATATATGGGAGTTGATTTAGAAACACAGCGGACGTTTATTATAGAACAAGTTATGAATATTTTAATGTCTAAAATTCCGTCCGAAGATGATTTTAATAAGAAAAAAATGTCTGCCTCGTCATCGGTATCAAGTAAACAAACTTATAAAGATTTCAAATTGAATACTATTTTGTTGCTTACTCTTTCATTTATGGTTGTCGTCATTCAAGTGAATGTTCCTTCCATAAAAACACGCAAAACATTTCCAGGCTGTGTTCGTTCATTTGTCGGGTACCCTATAGACGGTGATGGAGATAACTCTTCAATAAAATATATCGCTTGTATTGCTGTGAAGATAAAATCGAGTATTGAGCCGTGGAATACAATAAAGGGGAAAAAAGATGAAGATATTATCTTGAAAATAAAAGCATATATTGATAAAATTATTATAAAAATTCCTACAATAGAAACAAAAATGTTGGAAAAACGTGAATACAATAAAATACATGCAGTCGAGGAGTTACCAGCTGAGCATGATATTAAAAAATGGATTAATTTTCTACCGCCTCTTTCAAAACTGAAAATGTCATCTCCTTCCCCTATTGGTCCAAATTTTAAAAGCGACTTACTCGAAGATATTAAAAAAGGTTCTAGAAATCAGTTTGAAAAAATAGCAGTAATTCGTTCGAAGATTATTTTTTACTCGTTGGCGATTCAAGTTATGGTACAGAAGGTTGTTGATAGTGAAAAGCTTATACTCACGAATGGTGCAAATGAGCCTGTTGTTGAGAATGCTTGTTGTAATTCAGAAGGTTCTGTAAATACTATAAAATATTTCGTAGAACATGAGAGTATTATTGCGGACTATAATAAGCAAGTCGCGCTTTTGAGAGATATTGTTGACGATATTGTTAATACCCAGAAGTCTTCATCTTTTTTTTACCCAAAAAATACGAGAACTAAGTATCCGGAAATACCTGCAGGGTTTGACGAAGAAACTATATATATGGCTTTTATTATGTATTGTAAGTTTAATAACCAAGTTCCAATCCCGGAGTCTATCCAACATCTGTGTCATAATAAACCATCGACTGATATATATAATCCGTTGGAAGAATCTATTCGCGCCAAAATAGATAAGCTTAAGAGTACGGGTGAGTATACTTATACACCTGAAGCATTACAGGCTTTATTGCAGATTGTAAATCGCGAACATATTATACCGTTTGATTTTAATCCGACCGAAGTGTCGTATATACAGAGAATGCGTGACTTAATTCGGTCTTACCAAGAAAGACAAACACCAGAAGTTCCTGACATATTGTTGACAAAGTTGACTGAATTATTGGACACTTTCGATATTCAGATTAGCGAGGATACGCAAGAGTTGCGAGATATGAAGAATTATTTATCGGAGAAGAACATAGAGATGGTTGATGATATTATGGAGTTTATTACTCAATATAAAAAATTAGATAAGAAAACGACGTCATTATACAAGTCATTTTTATTGAATATAGCGAATTTCAAACTTATTGGAGATACTATTTTGTGTCCTAAACGAGACACTACTACATATAAAGGGATGCAGTTTGTTGTCAATGAAATGCGAAATTTAATATCTGTTTTTCCTAATATTATAATGAATAGTGTAAATAATCAGAAAATATCTATACCAAAACATTGGGGATTATCTAAGCAACATATAACGGATATTCAAACGATAGTTAAGAAATATTATACCGAAATCGATAAGTTTGTCAAGGATAAAGATAATAGTGTATTGTCAAATGTTATTAGGGGTGTTATGAAGGAGACAAATGAATGGTTTCAACTCGCATTAAACACGCCATTATTTGCGAGAGTATTGAGGTCCGGAGCGTCTGCTGCTAAGCCAATGGAAGGTGAAGGTATGGAGATGGAGGTAGAGGAATTCGAGGAAGAAATGGCGATGGAAGGAGAACAGCAGGGTTTGTTATCCGGTTTATTTGGTACGGCATCGGCGGCGTCATCGAAGCGGGATAAACAGCGTAGGAGAGAAGAAGGAGAAGGTTCTGCTGCTAGACAATATAGGAAACGTGATGAGCCGGAGATTGGTGGACAATATTCGATATTTAATGATGATTTAGTGAGGCGTTTATTTACGCATTATTTTCTGAATGTGGTTTTAAAATATGTGAAACTGTCGAAGACAGTTGTTGTGGTAACAGAGGAGGCTCAATTACCGGAAGAAGATTTGTCCGACCTAGTATCTGTATTGGAGGCACAGGATCAACAGAATGGTGTTGTAAGAGAGGTATCGATAGTTGCACGGGAGAATACTGAATTGAAGAATATGGTAGCAAACTTGCTTCTTGTGTTTTTTAAAATCATAATGACGGATAAATCGGCGATAAATGTAAACAAGAAGAGTGTAAAGGAGGATATTACACAGTCGAAGGATAAAGAGAAGGATATAATTACTAGGGAGTTTCGCGATATGCAGGTAGCCGAGCGTGAGGTTGAAAACTTACTCAAGAATCTTCGTTTAGGTGACTGGAATGTTGGTGCGACAAAAGGGTTACGATTTTATGTTCCGGAGACCTATGAAGAAGAGCGTTTGCAGATGGAGAGGGAGTTTCAGCGTGGCGAGGAAAAGGCGAAACATGAAAAAAGTGCACATAAGAGGGATAAAGTTACGGAACGTATGCGTGATATATATGCCGACGAGGAAGTAGAAAAACAACACCATGATGCACTTATTGATGCAGAGCTTGCTGACGATTTTAATTTACAAGGCGATGATGATGAGTATGGGGGTCAAGATGATGGTGAATTTAATCCTCGTGAGTCAGGCGAAGGCGATGATTAGATTAGATTAGTTTAGTTTAAATATTTAATAACTTTTAGTTTAAATATACATAGTGTAAAATTACATAATTCATAATTTCAATATTTTTCAATAATATTCATATTTTATCATAACAAATATGAATATTCGTTTAGTCTCCACCCAAACCATATATGGTAACAATCATAAAAATCTAAAACACAACGCATCGTTATGCAGTGACCTCCGCATGGCGCCGCTGCTATAAGATTAGTAGTCATACAGTTTCCAAGTATTTATAATAAAAAAAAGAAAAGTCAGTAAGAATGAGAAAAAGCGATGATGTATGAAAATTTCAACTCTCGGGGTCCCTTTTTCAAAAATGGACAAAAATAAATGTCCATTTTTCAAAATCGGGGGTAGAGATTTGAAAAAAACAATGCATTCTTCACTCAGAGCATAATGCTCTAAATCGCATTTTTAAGTTGAAAATTTTGTTACCATAACTTTTTTAAAATATTTTGGGAAAAGGGTTTAGACATTTTTCTCTACCTACTATATACTAATGTCTACTAACGAAAAAGTTCCAAAAAGTTCCGACAAATTTTCTTGTCCATCGTGTGACTATACTAGCGTAAGGAAGAGTCAATACGACCGTCATCTTTTGACACTGAAACACAAATTACTAACAAATACTAACAAAAAGGTTCAAAAGGTTCAAGACGATAAATCGTTTCATTGTGTGTGCGGTAGCTCATATAAGTTCGCATCAAGTTTATGTTTTCATAAGAAGACCTGCAAGGCCTCAAAAGAGGCAGACGTAACATCGTCATCGGATGAAAAATTGGTATCATCGGGTGGCGTTGTCAGTAACGAAATGATAATGAAGCTTATCGAGCAGAATGGAAAACTACAGGAACAATTGGTCAGCTTATCCAAGGAGAAGAATGTTGTAAATAATATTGTAAATAATACGAATAACTTTAATTTGAATATATTTTTGAATGAGAAGTGCAAAGATGCTCTAAATATAAGTGATTTTATTCAGTCGCTTAAGATAACATTGGATGATTTGATGTATACGAAGAATAAGGGATTGGTCGAGGGTATTACGAATGTTATGATAAGAGGTCTTAGACAATTGGATGTATATAAGAGGCCGATACATTGTACGGATACGAAACGGGAGACGATGTATATAAAGGATTGCGAGAAGTGGGAGAAAGACGATAATCATGATAAAATAAAGAACACGATACTGAAAATCGCGAATAAGGAGAGGAATATGATAAGCGCATGGGTTGACGAAAATCCAGACTGGTTTGATACAGAGGCGACACAAATTGAGTACCTAACTATGGTGCGAAATGTTTGTGAGCCGATAGAGAACGATGAGAAATGTGAGAAAAAAATAATTCGCAACATTAGTCGCGAGGTATTTTTAGACAAAACAAACCAGAAATTGCTTTAGATTTTAGCGCCCTTAGGGGTACCGACGAGCTTTGTATACTTTTACACTCTTGAAGAATACTCTTGAAGAATACTCTTGCAGATTTTATATAGAAAATATCTATAATAATTATATACTTATAATTTAGGATGTTTAACCAATATATATCAAGAGAGGCATTAAGTATTATTGCTGTTTTTTTGTTCCTTATTTTATTCGGTATTATCAATGCATTTCGACCCTCTATTATTTATAATAAAGACCTAAGCTTTCGTCGTTTCGGTATTGGGTATAAAAACAAAACCGTTGTCCCTATTTGGTTATTTTCGATTATTTTGGCTATATTGGTATATGTTGTTGTGACATATTTGTTTGAATATAGGGCTGTGGATTAGACGTCTGGTATTACTGAAATATTATTGTAATTATTTGTGTTTAAACTGTTACAAATAATTACAAACGAAATAGTGAAGCTTTCCCTAATATAAGTTAATTTAATTTATATTCGAACCCATCAGGTGTCAGTTTGTCGATAGTTTTAGGTGCTGCAACTGTCTTCTTGATGTAGTTGTTGACAGCTTTTTGTGCTACTGTTGCATTAAGAGAACAAGGCTGGCTAATAATATAGTTGTAGCTTCTAGAGGTTACGATGACACCGACAAGCATGTACCAAACAAATGTACCAACAATATCTTTAAGTTTCACCATATTTCTAAACTCTTGATAAAGGTGTGTTCCTGGGCTTGGGTTTGGATTTGCTGGTGAGTAAGGTAAGGGTGCGGGACCGGCACTTTTAACGAATATACCTTTACCGCCTGCAAAACTGTTGTCCCATGTTCTGTTAAAGTCTTCGCGATTTGCGTAGCTAAATTGGTTGATAAAAATGGATGGGTCATTATATATACTGTTTACGGCATTTATGATTTTCTTTTCAGGTGCGGCACTAAACTGTGGTGACACGAGTAGACGCTTCATAAGGTCGTGTAGGCCGACAATTTTAGTCATACCATAACCAAAAGTGTTTGAGAATGGTTCGATCCAGCCGGGGAAAATAGTGAGCAAAAGTTGCAAGAGACCGAAAATAAAGAGCATAGGAAACACGGTGGCTAAAAGTCCAACATTCATAGATTGTGAATTATTACATATAGATTTAGCTAAAGCGGTATTTATAGATATTTGAGTAGAAACAATTGCTATAATATAAATAATAGTCAACATGGTGGCCATAGAGTTGGGTGTTTTATATTTAGCAACAAAGTAGAAAAGTGTAATAAGAAAGAATGTAAAAACTGATGTAGAAGGATTGGGTGCATTACTTGTTAGGTTGCTCAACGGATTAGTCGTTGGAGTTATTTTTGGATCATTTGTTGAATTTGTATTTGATGTACTCATGTTATTTTTAGAATTACGTATGTGTATATATGTATTATGTATAATTTATTTTATAAAAATACTATTATAAATTAATAGATTTAATACGAAAACAACAACAACAACAACAACAATTTCAAATACAGTAAATGGACAAACCAGTATTGACAGAACCGGGTGTTAAATACTTTATGAACGAAGTATTAAAGACTTGTAAAGATAAAAAGACTATATTTACAAATAGTATGTTTAATTTGATATTATTTCTAATTTTTCTACTGATTATAGGAGGGTTTTTATATTATAAATATAGAGGGCGCCTTACTCCTGAAGAAAAGGAGGCAAAGTTTAGAGAACAGAAGCAGGACGTATTATCAAGATTAAACGCTCTAAATATAAAAATAGAAACAAATAAAAAGAATAGTGCAAATATGATAACAGATTTACCGATGTGGGACGCACCTTCTTCTCAGGTTATGGTAAATCCATATATATAAAAACATGAGATGTTACAGACGCATGAGATTAATCGAAATTCAAATAATAAATAAAAACTCTATAAAACTTTATAAAACTACATAAAACTCTAAAATATGTTTAGAAATATGAAAAGTTTGAATGGGGTATGGGATTGATATTGGATTGTTAATTGTAAATTAAAAATAGAATAATAGAAAATATATTTAATATATAAATATCTTGATTATATAAATATCTTGATTATATAAATATCTTGATTATATAAATATAATGTCTCGCCCACATATGTCTGTTGACGATGCTTTGCATGAGTATTATAAATTAAAGGACCTTTATGATGAGAAGTTTGATATAAAGAAGAGTTCGGTCTTATCTGATCAGACGTTGTCAATACAACAGAAGCGTTCGCAGATAACTAAATTTAAAAGGGCGAGAAAGTGTATTATTTGTAAGCAAACAGGTGGTACAATATTTACGGATGTGGATAGAACATTAAAAGCGATTTGTGGTTGTGTTGCGACACCATGTGGTTTAAATATAGAGATAGCGAAGGGTAAGATAGAGAATATAGGCGAGTTAATGGCCGCAACGTATAGTAAGATTGAGGATATAAAGGACAATATAATAAAATACAAACTGGATTTGTTGTTTAGGTATATAACCGATGAGCAATTGGTACAGAAGTTTGGTGAGGCTAAAAAGGAATTAGATACATATTTAGAGCAGTATGATAAGCTGTATAATAAGTATATAGATATAACAATAAATCCTCAAAATATAGAGGAGTTGAAAAGATATAATGCCGAGTTGTATACGTATATAGGGCAAATAAAGCAGTTAATGAATGAGTTTAATGCTACAGGTGAGAATGAGAAAATACGAACAATAATTGAAATATATTTGACAAATGTAGTTCCTTTGACGAAGAAGATAAGAGATACGACATATGTATATAGTAACGTAGAATATGATGATAATACGAATGAATATAGATTAATACAGAAGAAGTATAGCATTAAAAGCATGGAGGTGGATATAGAACATCCTCAGGTGATTTCATTCTCAAAATAGTATAACAAATAATATAACAAATAGTATAATAAAAAGAATATTAAAATAGTATAGTAATTTGTAATATATTATAGGTGTAATATATACCTCTAATATATACTTATAATACATTTCTGTAAATAAAAATGTATAAAATGGAAGAGAAGAGTCGTGTTGTGGAAACTGATAATGGGACCAATGGAGATATGAGAAGTAACAGAAGCGTGAGAAATGCGGAAATTCCCGAGAAAGAAACAATAAATGAAAACTCGTCAAAAAACCCTATAATGTTGAGTATTATGTTATCCATATCGAACACAGTATCATTGATGTTTTTTTCAATATTTATAACTTTGATAGTAACAAAGAATTACCGGTGGTTTTATATATTGTTGTCTGTATTTATAATAGTAACATGTGCCGAGATTATTAAAGTAATTCTTATGCGTTATGATGCAGCCTTTTTGTACAGACCTGGTAATTGTATTGGTGTTAAATCTATAACAGATATGTTATTTTATAATAACTTTATATTTGAACGAATATTACAAAAAATAGACATACACGAATATAAAAAAAGAGGATTTCCTTCTATACATATGACATCAGGTGTTAGTATTATAACAATGATGTATTTATTTTTTCCGAAGTACAGTAGAATAACATTAATGGTGGCCCCCATATATATCATATTATTAGGATATTCTCGTATTTATCTGAATTGTCATACATTGTTACAAGTTATATTTGGTATAATAGTAGGTATATTAGGAGGGAAGATTATGTATAATATTTTTAAGTAAATAGTTAGAGAAGTAGAGAAGTAAATATATGTAAAATGATATAGAAACATTTTAATATATTTTATATAGACATCATATGTGTGAAAGAAACTGCGACTATACAGATGAGGATAAGGATAAGGATAAGGATAAGGATGCTACAAGTAGTAGAGATGTTACAGATTCGAGAGAAATGCCGAAATTAGAGGATAAAAAGGAAAACTGCGGACATTACATATCTGGGTGTAAAATAGTTGCAAAATGTTGTAACAAAGATTTTGGATGTCGTCTATGTCATGATTCTGAAATATCTGAACATACAATAAATAGATATGAAATAGAAGACATTATTTGTAATAACTGTAGATTAAGACAACCTGTATCTAACTCATGTATAAATAAAGAATGCAGCTTATTTGGGGGGGAGTTTGCATCGTATTATTGTGATATATGTCATTTATATTCTGATAATCCAGTTTCGGAGATTTACCACTGCGAAAAGTGTAAAATATGCAGGATATGTAATATTGGGAAAAAACCAAGCGACTTCTTTCACTGCGATAAATGCGGAGGGTGTATTAATAAGGAACTTGAAAACACTCATAAATGTGTAACAGATGCTTTGCGTAACGATTGTTGTATATGCTTAGATAATATATTTTTATCAAGAGAAACTGTTGTTGTTTTACCATGCGGACATGCTATACATGGGACATGTTTTAACTCTTCAATAAAACAGAACAAGTATACATGCCCGTTGTGTAGGAAAATCATGATAAAAGGGGATGCACTTGATATGATGATTCGACAATACGATGACATTATTTCACTTTATCCATATGATGAAAATATAAAGGCGGAAATATCATGTAATGATTGCGAATTTAAAGGGGAAGTTGCTTTTCATCCTGTTGGACTAAAATGTTGTGGTTGTGGTGGATACAATACTACGAAAATACGATAAACAAAGTTGCGTAGTAAATAAAGTTGCGTAGTAAATAAAGTTTCACAATAAATAAAGTTGCATAATATAATTATAAACTATATAAAACTATTTTTATAATTTATATAACACCACTAATATAACATACCCTAGTACGTAATAAAATGTTTAAATTGCTGAATAAAGTATATATAATTTTATCATACCCTGGAAGATATGTTCATGTTAGACCATACATGAGAAGCAGTGGGAGGCTTCAAATAATGTGTTGCAATTCGATTAAAAATAAATGTGACTGCGTTTATAGTTGTAAAAAATTAGAACCTATAAAAGCTGAAAAATATATCGAAGAACTATTTAAATGTGAAATAACAAATAAACTGAAAAGAATGGGAACAGAAGATTGTAAATGTGAGTTTACATGTATAGCGAAGAAGTCTGAAACTATGATAATTCACGATAACTCAAATAATGAGAATAAATAATGAGAATAAATAAATGTATTATAATAAATATTATATATTTTATATATATAATACTTGACATATATATATAATACGTGACACATAATGAAATATATATCGATACCTATATTTATTATAAGTTTTTTAATAGGAATGGTATATATTCATATGTCGGCTCCTCCTACTAGAAGTATTTTAGTATACCCTACTGTAGACAATATCAACAAATTTCAGTATGTAGACAAAGCAGAAAATTGTTTTACTTTTGAAGCAAAGGAAGATAAGTGCCCTTTTAATACGGGCACATTAAAAAAAATACCTATACAAGTTTGACATATAATGTAGTATAAAGAGGGGAAATTATTTTATATTTTATATTTTATATTATATATAGCATATATAATATAGAAAATGAATATAAAGAAGTGGATACATTCTGAGACAAGTAAATATATAATATCTATCATTCTTGGATTGGGATTGTCAACGTTATTTAGAAAAGAGTGTAATGGTGAAAATTGTATTGTATTTACTGCACCTCCGATAGAAGAATTAGATAAAGAGACATATTTATATGGTAAAAAGTGTTATAATTATAAGAGTACTTCTGAACTATGTGACTCTCAAAAAAAAACTGTTAGATTTGCGTATTAAATGAAATCTATCATTCTTTATAGAATATATTAAGAGAATAATGGCTGACACAACAAGCATCGATGACCTACCAACTGATCCTAGTTCAGGTAATCAAAATAATCTTATGATTCAGAAAAATGAAATGAATAATGGTATGAGAGGTGGTGGCGGAATGGGTGGAATGGGTGGAATGGGAGATGGTAATATGATGAATAATCAGATGATGCCTCCAGCGCAAGTTTATTCTCCAAATGTTACAGGTGTAAATATGATGAATGGTGGTGGTGTTGGTGGTGGTGTTGGTAGTATGGGTATGCAAATGCCTCAACAACAACAACAAATGCAAATGCCTCAACAACAAAATGTTATGAATGAGTTAGTAAACGGACTTCAAAGAGCCAGTGCTTCGGGAATGACAAATTTACCTTCACGAGATATACCCATGAATACAACAGGTATGATGAATGATGCACAGATAAATCCAAATTATGTTCCTCAGAATTATAGAAAAGAAGAACATGATGACTATATTAGTCAACATGAAGAAGAAGCAATCAATGAGGCTAAATATGCTAACCATGTAAATAATGTTGATAATATGGAAAATATATACAAGTTAATACAGGTACCTCTTTTAGTAGGCGTACTTTACTTCGCTTTTCAGTTGCCTGTTTTTAGAAAGTATATGTTAAAATATATACCATCTGTATTTAACAGCGATGGTAACTACAATATAAGCGGACTTATTTTTGTTAGTGCTCTATTCGGATTGGGATATTTTGGGTTGACAAGAGTTCTAGATAGTGTAGCCGTATGAAGTATTATATGATTGAGTTGCATGAGATGCGTGAGATTTAAGAAAATACAATAATAAATATTATTTATCATTGTATGTATGTTTGTATGTATTTTTGTATATTTGTATGTTGTAATGTAGTAACATTATTTTTTATATAGTTTTTCATCTGTTAAAGAGATAGTCATATTTGAAGGAGTAAATTCATTTTGAATAAATAATACTTGTTCTTCTGAGATATTGTTTTTATTTTGTGCCTTATTTGCCTTATTTGCCTTTTTAGTAAATTTTACAGTCTTTTGTCTATTTGTTAATAGACGTGATAAATAATTTGTAGGACTTACAGATTTAAGCGTTTTACTCATTTTTGATATTGAATTTTTTCTTGTTTTTGATAACTCCTTTCCTTTTACATCAGATATTTTATTTATTTTTTCTATCTCAGCAATAACCGCTTTTGACGTAAGAGCTTTCGCCTCCAAGGCCAATTTCGCTTCGTTTATAATATCTTCCTTTGTTTTCTTCGGTTTTGAAACAGGTTTATTTTTCGTATTTAATTCCGGATTATAACGCAAAAACCATTTATCATATTCATTGCTCTTTTTCTTTGTTTTAAGTTTTTTAAATTGTTTTGATTTTTCAGTTCGAATATCTTCTAGTGTTTTTTGCTTACCGTAACATGTTATGCTAAATCGCCGCAATAGTCCCTGCATTTTAAGACGATTTTTCTGCTGTATTTTAAAAAGATACTCGCATAAACAAAGTGTCCTTCTCGGGTTATAGTATGGACGGTCGGCATATAAAAATAATAAATAAAAACTCATCATTGTGTCGATAGTAGCAACACGAAATATTTTACCATCTAGTTTTATACTATTATAACTATGACATGCTAGTGGTTTATAAATATACGCGACTGGTTGTGAGCCAACTTTAACCTCATAATGTGTAGATAAATATTCAGGTATAGACGGCTTTGTTTGAACGGTAACATTAATAACTCCTTTTTTTTCCAATTCTTCCTTTATTTTTTTTGCGGTTTTATCGGGCGTAGTAGATAACAAATCAAAATCTGGTATTTCTGTTAGATACATTTTTTCACGATTTTTCAAATAACGCGAATAAAGCACATTAGCATAACCTCCTATATAAACTAACTTTTCCTCCGACACAATATCCTTTATAACATTTTGTATAAGTTCTTTTTGATAATAATATTGTTTTGTTTTTGAACGCGCAGAGAAAGAATGACGAAATGTTTCAGGGTCACATTTTTCAGCCTTAAGTGGGTAATTTTTATTGAGAAGATTTAAACGCTTTAAAACTTTTTCCCAACGAGTGATGTCGCCACCGGGGCGCGAGAGTTCTAAATACATCGCCATTCTTAAAAAATTAGGAGGAGAGTAGAGAATACCATCCTTAATAATTGCGTTTCGTTTAAGACTACTAAATAGTTTACTGTCTAGTTGTGTAATATCCGCGATTTGAAAAAAGTTGACGAATACTTTGTAAGTACCGTAGTGAACACCTGCCTTTGCTTCTACATCAGAGAATCCAAGACGGAAGTAAATATCGGCCAAGGCTTTTGCATCATTCATCGCGTTTGGTGAAAAGAAATCATAGTCTGGTATTTCTAAATTTCGGTTATAAAATTGGTCGACGGGGGGAAGGATATTATTAATCGCGGTTCCGCCATAACAAACAAGATGTTTATCGTGTATAAATTTTTCAAGAACGGAAATAATCTGCTTCATTACAGGATTTTGTGCAATACGTTCACCGCGTTTTTTAGCTTCAATATTTATAGCATTTTTTAATAATTCTAATTCTCGATTTTCATAATATAATACATTTAATGGATTGTTTTGATTGTTTTTGTTGTTATTATCGGTATTATTGGTATCATCCATAGACATATATATTTATATTAATATGATAAACACTATTATATTAATATGATATAATAAAACTATCGAAAAATATTGTTGTACAAATTTATGCATTAATTTTAATATTTCCAGGACCATTAATTTGTTTAGCAGCATAACTAAGATAATTGGCTAAAGGTTTAGGTTTATTGATAAGCACTGGTATGTATAAAAGTTCATCCGGTTTTGGAACAAACGCGCTCTCTTTCTTTTCAAATATTTCATTATAAGTAAGCAAATTCTGGTCTACGTTCTGGAAATTCATAGCCATAAGTTGACAGCCGAGTGCCTGTGGAACAGTCGAAATATAGTTTGCATTTGAGACAGATAAGTCAGGGAGAACAAGTGTCATATTTTGTTTATTAAAATTGGTGATTGTTTCTACGTCATTAGAATTCTTAATATCCATATATCGGCTTTCGTGAATAAAAACGGAATTAGTAGTAACGTTTGTAAGCTCCCACATATTTTTAGACTGATACAAAAGGGGCATGGAATTATCTGTGCTGTTTTTCTCAACCATAATGACAACTTTTCCCATAAAGTCCTTAATGGGTCGTTTTGTTATATTTGTACCATTACATTCGCGCATATATTCAATCGGTAATAACTTATCACCCAAGTTCTCTGCAATTTCACTTGCTAATATATTAAGAATATTGACATTATTTGTTTTTATACGGAAATGCAATAGTAATGGGTCTTTAGGATTTGGGCATATACCGGCAGTTTCAGAGAAAGCAATACTGTTTATTTCTTTTAGAACTTGGGAAATAGGTATACTATTATAACTCTGTTTTATACCGACTATATCTATGGATGAAACACCTACAACAGGAATATTATCTATACAAAATATTTCAAAGTCTAGGCAGCGTACGCCTTGCTTAATTGCGTTTTGTAGGGCACACATACTAACATAGTCACTCTTAAATTGACCAGAAGCGCAACAGTTATATGCCGTTTTAATATAGAAATCGCGCAAGTTTTTTCCAGCATAGTCTGGGGAGCTAGATGTAGTCCATTTTGAGTTTATTTTTGTAGGAGGAGAATCTTTATTAACTTCTTTAATAACATCGCAATTTGTTTTTCCTAAATTAATTTTTGTAGTAACATATGTGATAAGCCATAGCAATACGACGATAACAAAGGCCATACCGAACCAATGAATAGCCATAGGAGTAACCTGTGACGTTAGAGCCTTGCGGATAGCATCGGTAGAAGGTAAGAAATTAATATTAATACCTCCGCCAGGTTGAGGAGGTTGTGGTTGTCCGGATGGTCCGGGCGATTGTGGTGCTGACATAGTTTTAATTATATTATTATATAATGATATTAATTATATAACGATATTAATTATATATATAAAAAACTTGTTAAAAATTATTAATATGTTAAATATATATAATAATATTATAAACAAAAAGAATGACGGGGGGATTACTAAATATTGTATCTTATGGAAATCAAAATGTAATATTAAATGGAAACCCTAAGAAAACATTTTTTAAAGCTACATATGCGAAGTATACAAATTTCGGATTACAAAAATTTAGAATTGACTTTACGGGGCAAAGGTCTCTTAGGTTAACTACAGACTCGACATTTACTTTCTATGTTCCAAGGTATGCCGATTTATTAATGGATACATATATTGTAGTTACACTTCCAACAATATGGAGCCCTATATGGCCACCGAATCCTGTATGTGGATCTAAAGATTGGGCACCATTTGAGTTTCGCTGGATTGAGAATTTAGGAACACAAATGATAAAGGAGGTGCGTATATCTGTTGGAGGGCAAACATTACAAGTATTGACGGGGAAATATTTATTGGCGTTAGTGCAGCGAGATTTTAAGGAGACAAAGAGGGCACTATATAATGAAATGACAGGAAATATTGCAGAGCTGAATAACCCAGGAAATGCAGAAAGCAGAATAAATATGTATCCGAATGCATACTATGTTACTTTACCTCAAGGTTCAGAACCTTCAATTCGAAGTCGCAAATTATATATACCAATAAATGCATGGTTTACTCTTTCAAGTAAAATGGCGTTTCCTCTAATTGCGCTTCAATATAACCAGCTAAAGATAGATGTAGTTATGCGGCCTATACAAGATTTATACACAATTCGTGATGTTATGGACCCACAAAACGGATGGCCTATTGTTCGTCCAAACTATAATAACGAATATATGCAGCTGTATAGATTTCTCCAGTCTCCACCCAGTGTAAGTTTAAATTCATCCGATTATCAGAATCCAGCACAATCCGAGTGGAATGCAGATATACATTTGATTAGCACATATGGATTTTTATCAAACGAGGAAGCGAAGACATTTGCAGCATCAGAGCAAAAATATTTAATAAAGTCTGCATATGAATGGAATTTTGAGAATGTTACAGGATCACAACGTGTATGGTTAGAAAATACTCTCGGAATGGTAAGTAGTTGGATGTTTTATTTTCAACGTAGTGATATTAACTTACGAAATCAGTGGAGCAACTATACGAATTGGCCATATAATTATTTGCCTGTAAATATACTTCCTGCACCTATTTTGCCGCTTACACAGTATAATGGTTGGTACGGTGGAATAAGTATATCATGTAATGATAATTTGATAGGTCCAGGATATGATACAATAACGGGTAATAATACGGGATTTTTTGTTACACAACCATTTAGTGTAGATAATCAGCGTAATATATTACTAAATATGGCTATTTTGTTGGACGGTAAGTATCGTGAAAATGTGCTAGACGCAGGTGTATATAACTATATAGAAAAATACGTAAGAACTAGCGGAGAAGGCGTTGATGGATTATATTGTTATAATTTTTGTCTAGATACCGACCCGTTTAACTTACAGCCGACTGGAGCGCTTAATACAAGTAAGTTTTCGAATGTTCAATTTGAGTTCACAACTTTTTATCCACCATTGGACCCTAGTGCAAATTTTCTGACAATTTGTGACCCTGCAACGAAACTACCCATTGGTGTAAATAAGCCGACATGGCGTATATATGACTACAACTATAATTTGGTTATTTTAGAAGAAAGATACAACGTCGTTACATTTATGTCTGGTAATGCAGGTCTTATGTATGCGAGATAAAAATATTATAGTATACACTACAATATTTCGATAAAATAATAATCGAAATATTGAGTCAGAAAATATAGTGACTATATATAATTACGATACAAGCGAGGTATTAAGTTGTTGCGAAACCTGAACAAATGTAGTACACAGCGGCATGTGTTTAATACAAGACGCATTTATATATGTACAAGTGCTTCGTAGCCCTCCCAAATAATCAAGAACTGTGTGTTCAAGAAGACCGCGATATGGGACGCGAACAATTCTGCCCTCGGATGCGCGATAATCATTCATACCACCATAGTGTTTAGTCATGGCGTGTGAAGAACTCATTCCATAAAATAGTTTACTTTGGGAACCATCCGGGTTGGTTATAATTTCTCCAGGATTTTCGTCATGGCCGGAAAATGCGCCACCAACCATGACGAAATCGGCACCACCACCGAACGCCTTCGCCATATCACCCGGACAAGTAATACCTCCATCGCCAATAATATGTCCCCCGACACCATGAGCTGCATCGGCGCACTCCATAATAGCAGATAACTGAGGCATACCTACGCCTGTTTTCATACGAGTGAGACAAGCACTTCCTGGTCCAATACCGACCTTAACAACATCAACACCACCATTGAGAATAAGTTCTTCGACGATTTCGCGGGTAACTACATTTCCAGCAACGATAATTTTGTCGGGATACTCTTCGCGAACACGCCTGCAAAACTGGACAAGAGATTGAATATAACCATTCGCTATATCAATACAAATCCAGTTACACTCAATCACAGAAAGGATGCCTTTAAGACGAGTAAAATCTGTTTCCTGGATTCCAGTAGAAACCATAAAAAGGTCGGGATTTAAAATGAGATTGTTAGTGGTCTGATATGATAAGAAATCTGTAATAGTATAGAATTTATGGAGAGCCGTAATAATCTTAAACTTTGACAATGTTTTATAAACATCGAAAGTTCCAACAGTATCCATATTGGATGCAATAATAGGGATACCTTCCCATGATTTTAGGGATTTACAGTTTTTGAATTTGATAGTTCGCATTAAATTGACATTAGAACGACTATTAATAGTAGAACGTTTTGGACGAATAAGAACATTATGAAAATCTAGTTTCAAACCTTCTTCTATTTTTGTCATTATTTGTATATGGTATTTAACAAATTGTTATATAGAACGATATATGATATGTGCTATATTAATAGTAGTTATACTTTTAAATATATTTAATATATTGTTAATATTCGCAATATATTAAAATGTTACAGTATATTTAAAATGTTACAGTATATTTAAAATGTTACAGTATATTTAAAATGTTACAGTATATTTAAAATGTTACAGTATATTTAAAATGTTATAATATATTAATATACTATACATATTTATATCAAAAAATGTCAGCAAAAACAAGATTACAACAATTAATGGGAGGAACATCGAATATTAAAGAAGCATTTACATTTCCTGGTATGGGCGATATATATAGTAAAGCAACAGGAGATGAGACCGGAGAAGATACTGGTGAAGGTAAAAATACAACGACAAGTACTACTGCAAAAGCCGCACCTGCAGCAGCAGGTAGTAATGTCATTGGTGCTACGCCCGGTACCACAAAACAGGCGTCAAATACGAGTGCACTCATGGATGAAACACAAACTACGACTACAAATAATATACTGGTATTCGTTATACATGTTATATTTGCGATTATTGTTGCCTATATTTGGGGTATTTTAGGGTGTAATGCTTTATTTTTGATGACGCGCTCGAAAAATGAAAAGGAATATATTCTTCCAACTTATCGGTATGCCCCGCCATATTGTATAACAGAAAATAAAAATGCGAGTTTTTTTAGTTATGGGTTTCCGTATAACTTATTGCCCCGCATATGTACTAATAATAACTTAGCTGATGTTATTAATACTGAAAAAGAAAATATATATTTACTAGACGAGGTCGAGGAAGGTGGTGTGGGAAATGGTGTATCACAAGCATTGTTTAACTATTTATTTAACTCTGTATATGGAGGTTTAGGACAAGGTGCGCGGTCACTTTTACAAGCATTTTTGAATTTATTTGATACCACTGATAGTGGAAAAGCCGATAATGAAAATTCGTGGGATAATATGCAGGTTGCTGGAGGAAGAAAATTTTTGATATTTATGCTTTTTCCGTTAATCGTGTTTTATATTATTCCTATTGCAGGTTTTGTTGCTGGAATAATGGGTCTTGTATTTGGTATAATAAGTGATCACCCATTCTGGGGAATGATATTCACATTGTTTTTTGGTATTTTTATAGCATTTGGAAATGGTATCTGGATGGCCATACAAACGGCGTATATATTCTTATTATACCCTTGTTTGAATATTAGGAACAAGGGAGACTATGATAAAATATTCAATAATATGAGACCATATATGCTTTTTATATTTTATATAATGATTGCGTTATACGCTTTTCAAGATTTAGGAAATAGCGGTGGCGCTGGTATAATATTTTTCATAATTGTTGCATATTTTACTGGGAATGCGGGATAATATAATAATAATTTAACAATTTATTAAGCAATTTACTAAGCAATTTATTAAATAAGTAATATAATTTATATTTAGTTTAATAAATATTTAGTTTAATAAATATTTAGTTTAATAAATATTTTAAATATTTTAAATATTTATTAAACAATGTTAAATGTATTTATGTATAATATATATATACATTTTATACCGATAATATCTGCAGTAATAATGACAAAGAATAAAAATAGAAGCATTGACATGAAACTTCCATTTGTAAGTGTATGTACACCTACATTTAATAGACGACCATTTGTTGAAATGATGATAAAGTGTTTTGATAGTCAAGATTATCCGAAAAATAAGATGGAGTGGATTATCATTGATGACGGAAGTGACCCCATTGAAGATATAGTCAAGTCGCACCCTAGTGTTAAGTATTTTAAGTACGATGAAAAGATGACGCTTGGAAAGAAGCGAAATATTATGCATAAAAAAGCCTGTGGTGATATCATCGTGTATATGGATGATGACGATTATTATCCTCCTGAACGTGTTTCACATGCAGTTGAGCGACTGATGGGGAATCAGAATGCATTGTGTGCTGGTTCTAGTGAAATGTATATATATTTCAAAGAGAATCAAGATAAATGTAAGATGGTACAATTTGGACCCTACGGACCCAACCACGCAACAGCAGGTACATTTGCATTCAAGAGGAAATTATTAAAAGAGACGCAATATAACGAAGAAGCATGCTTGGCCGAAGAGCATGAATTCTTAAAAAATTATACGGTGCCGTTTGTCCAACTTGACCCGTTGAAAACGATCCTGGTATTTTCACATTCTCATAATACATTCGATAAGAGAACATTGTTGGAAAACATTAGCGGAAATCCGTATATAAAATATAGCACAAGAACAATAGGCGAATTTATAAAGGACAAAGATATAATAAAATTTTTTGTAGAAGATTTGGAAGTGAAGTTAAAAGCATATGAACCGGGGAATATAAATATGAAACCGGATGTATTGAAACAAATGAAAGAGTTAGAATTAAAAAGAAAAGAAATGGAGAAAAAAATGGTGGAAGAGAGGCAAAAGAATCATGAATTTTTAAGTTCAAATACTGCACGGCAGTCTAAAAATACAGGGAGTACAATCGTTTTTCGAGAAGATGGTAAACCACCGCGTGAATTAAATCATCATGAAGTTGTTGAAATGTTGACGTCACAACAGAAACAGCTTTCTCAAGTCGGACAACTTAAAGATTTATATGAAAATAGTGCTCGTGAAAATATAAGACTAAAAGAAATCATCGAAATACAGCAGAAAATCTTAGATGAGAAGAATTTATATATTAGTGAATTGGAAACTAAAGTAACTGAAAGCAGCGAAGTAATTGTAGTAAATGTTGAAAACCAATGAAACCATTGAAACCACTAAATATTTTATCATGAAATAATATTTTATAAAACCGCTTAAAGAAACAACTATATTTATAGTATCAACGGACATTATAGTTTACGTTAACGTTAACCTTCAACAGAAGCAATAAGATGGTAAAGAATTTGGATCATACATATGAGCCAAATGACCTGAATGATGCCGTGGAGTCATGTGATGGCGATGAAACGCGTTCTAAAAACAGCAAGGATAAGAGACCGAGTCGTAAATCGTTTCCGTCGAATGTACAGGGGCGTTTTATTGTGAACGCGGTTACGGGGATTGCGTATCCTTGGCGCGTGGGGTCGATGTATGAGGATTTGCTATGGAAGGTATGTGATTCGACGGGGCGACGTGGTAAAGTGGAGCCAGATATGTATTTTTACGATTCTCCTAAACAGGCGATTGACCATAGGCGTTATAGGCCGGATGTTTTTTCAGCGGATACATTGAATTGGTGGAAGGGTCGTGTTGCGAAGATGACCAAGATGCTACGTGAAAGCGAGGAGTAATTGTTGTATATATTAAAACATTAAAACATTAAAACATTAAAACATTAAAACATTAAAACATTAAAACATTAAAACATTAAAACATTAAAACATTAAAACATTAAAACATTAAAACATTAAAACATTAAAACATTATTATATTAAATTTTTAAAAATATAACATGTATCACCGATATGTTATATTTTGCAAAGTGTTACATCATAGTGTTATATTTTGGTATAATTATTCAACCCATTTGTAAGGTCCATCGCCTCTGACGACTATTTCATTTTTATATGGTTCGGCATTTATGTCACCGCGTTTACCTATAGCTATCCAGTTAAATTTACCATTTTCACCATATACCGTAAATGCACCGTTCTCATCAACTTCAGAAGCATTATATAGTTTAAGTTTCCCATCATATATACCAGTTACGGTAATAGTAAAATCATATGCCCATCCGAGAATATAGTCAGGCAAGTTTACTGTAACGGATGTATCATTTGTCACTTCGGATTTTCCACGATAGTAAACACCTACTTCAGGACCTTCTAAACAAGCATGTACTAAATATTTTTCTTTATTTTGTGGATGGTCGATAATAAATGTTTTAGAAGGGTCGTATGTCCATGATCCGCTACTATAACTCACAACATTACCTGTACGTCCTCCTTCTGTTGGTGTTATAGTAGGTCCCGTAGGTCCGGTATGTCCAGTCCATCCAGTGTAACCAGTGTAACCAGTGTAACCAGTGTAACCAGTGTATCCCGTAGGACCACGAGGGCCAGGAATAAGATCCTTGCAGCAATTTTTAGAATTCAAGTATGAGTTGTATGAACCAAAAAATATTTGTGACATGAATGAATATATATATATATAAATTAATATTATATTATTTATATATAAAATAATATTATACTATTACCATTAAATCATATCATCATCGCTGTCAATTACTTTATCATCATCGTTTGTAACTTCGAGTGTTTTTTGTGTATATTTATCTAAATATCGATATATTCGATTAATATCTAACTTGGTGATTTCGTAATTTTCAAGCATATTATATATCTCGTCTTCGTTATACTGGGTTTTAATATGCATAAAAAAGGAAAACATATCTTTCTGGTCCATGGATAACTGTTGACAAAGCGTCTTAATAAAAAGTGAATTATTATATTCCGTGCTATATTTTGTCAATACTTTTGTAAATCGCACTTCTACGGGATTAAATTTTGGTTTTTTCGTAAACTGCTCATGGTAAAGCTTATTATTATAAAACGTCTTAATAAGAGAACTCATCTCATTAAACTGCCAAGCCTGATTCTGAAATGTGATTCGGTCAATATAGTCGGCAAAACATATATTATCCAACACCGTCTGGTAAAAAGGAATAGAAACATCCTTTTTATACTTCGCCAAAACGTCGATTATATTTTCATGCCATAAAAGTGCAACCGTCGTTCTGTCTGTCTCATTCATCAGTACTTTATGCTGCTCAATCGGGTAGTTATTGTTTATTAAATGCTGAGTCAACTTTTTGCTGTCATCGTTATAACTCTTCGGCTGAAATATCGTCTCTATAATATCATTCTGTAGAATATTATTTTCTTTGCCCGCCATTTGATAAATCGACACTAGTTTTCGCAAATCGCCCTGAATAAATGATATAATATTATCATTTAATACTTTGTCGAACTTCAAATTCATCGACAATAAAAGAGACGATATTTGCTCATTTGATGGCGTTTTTAACTCGAATGTATGACACACCTTCATGAGTTCCTTTATCTTTTTGTTGATTTGGTAATTACCAATACATATAATCGGATTAAATGAAACCTCTTCCACCTTCTGTTTCTTCGTTTTCTTAGGACGTATTAATTTTATTAGCGAATTTATTCCGCTTTTGTCGCCGTTATTCATTGCATCAATTTCGTCCATGACTATGACAATTTTCTTGACCTTTTTCTCGAACATTGACATTATATTTTTATCAGACATATTGTGCTTTGTAATCGTGTCAATAATGGATTTATTACGAATATCGCCTGCATCATATTTAATAATATCGTAGTTTTGTTCGCGGAGAAGATTTACAATAAATTCTGTTTTACCTGAGCCTGGATTACCGTATATATATATTCCTCTTTTTAATGTGATGTCGCTTTTATTATCCTGGAAACCATCAAGAATTATTTTTATCTTTTTATATGTTTGGTCTCTTCCAAGAATAGAATTGATATTTAAATTATTCATGCTTATTTTATGTTATATAATATAATAACTATTGTATCTTTCTTTATTAAAATATTATAATTGTTTCTATGTTGATTTATGAATGTATTTTATTTTTATTTTTTTATGTCGGGATTAATTCTATGAATAATTATACGAATAATTATACGAATAACTCTATTACGTATTTTGAACAGTAAACATTTTACCTAGTAACCAGAAAATAGACTTGGGGGCTTCTTCCTTATAGTTGTTTATTAGTGTGTCATCATTTGTGATTCCATCCCATGTAATTTTATTTTGAATGGCGTACTCGTATTTATTCATTTTTGTAGGAAACTGATAAGTGAAAAAGCCATATGGACTTGCATAATCGGCATTCTTTTTATCAGGTTTACATCGAATGTGACCATCTTCGCTCTTAGATAGTTTCCAATAGTCGGGGCATTCGCTTACCATAGGAGCCCATATTTGTTTTTTATTGTTTGCACGGATTATAACAATGACAAAAACGGGTATTAGTGTTAAAAAAACTACTACGGCTGTTAGTACCGCTATTTTTCTAAAACTGAGATTTACATTTATATTTGCGTTTGATAAAGATGCATCCATGATATTTTTTAGATTTTTGAGTCCTTGTTTATTATAAATATATATAATAAATAAGATTTTAATTCGTTGGTTAAATCGTAGGTTAATGTTTTAATGTTTTATTGTGTTTGTAAAGGTTATAGTAATTGGTATTTGCTTTCTTGTTGTGTTTCGATTTATTGTTACTAGATTTTGATTTACGCTTTTTATTCTTTAATGTTTTCTTGGCGTACTTGGATTTGTTTTTTGCTATTTTTTTATTTTTCTTGGTTTTATTCTTGGTACTAGTACTAATAGTAGACTTGTTTTTATTTTTATTTTGCTTTTTCTTTTTCTTTATGATGTACTTGCTTACAAACTTTTTATATTTTTTACGATACTTTGTGTTGTGCTTGGATTTTGGGTTATTTTTTCCGCCAGATACTGGTGCGACTAGTTGTCTGTTAACATAAGGAAGACTATTTTTTACTTTTGGTATTTCATCACCTAAAGCTTTTTTTATTTCTGCTTCTACATCAGCCATGACACCAGGTGTTAATTCTATATTTGGTTTTAGTAGTTCATCGATATTTAAATAACTTTTCACTTCTTCATTTATGTATTCTTGTAGTTTTCCCATTTCAAATTCAACATACTTGTCAACTGTTTCAAATTTACTTATAAAATCAACACTTTCCGTACTTAGATTGTCATAAAATTTACTTTCAGCATAACTTAATGAAAAATTATACATACTACATAAAATGCTTATATTTTGCTCTAAAATACTTAACTGGTCAATATTTGTAAACCCTTCATCGTTTCTAGTTTTTATTATTTTTTCAACTATTTCAGGTTTATCGTAAAAAAAATTATTTAAATTACTATAATAACACATAGTTTGAATATTATCATTTATCTCGTAATAACTTTTATTTTTATATTCTCCATCTAACAGATTTTGTATAATCGTTTCTAATACTGCTATATCAACTATTCCAATATTATCAAAGTTTTGAAAATATAATACAAAATTTATAAATGAAAAAATACCAGTTTTTATACCGTCATTATTTTCTATTATAAAATCAATAAATTTTTTTATAAACTTATCATAAGGTATATTATTATATTCAACATATCTTTGAATAAGTGCTTCAATGTCGGTGTTATTATTAGAAATAATATAAATAATATTATCAAAATCTTCATCTGATATAGACACTGTAAGAGTTTTTAAAAAACTATATACATTGTCTCCGCCAATATCTTTTAATTTTAAATTTGACTGACTTCTATAAATATCATTTTCTGAAGTAAATTTTTGTAAACTACCAGTATTATTTTGTATATCATTTTCTTGACACTTTTTACGAATAGTTAAAAGTAAAGACGTATTAAATGATGTTTCTTTATTATCTTCTGGTTTAGTAATGGTAGGTATAGCACTTACAAACTCTTTTATTGTTCTAATATTAGTCGATAATATAGTATCTGGGGATTCTGGTTGAAACTTAGTTATAGACTGTTGTACATATTCACTTAAATAAATACTAAATGGATAAATATAATTAAAATACCATCTATTTTGTATTTCATCATAAATTAAAGGAAACATTAACATGTATAAATTCATATTTTTAACACACTGACTATAATCTTTTCCTTCGAATTCAACTTTAATAGTTTCTATAACTTCGTTTGAACTCATTATAGCAAAAATAGCTTCTAAATAATTTACTATAACTGTTCCGATATGATACCAGTAGTTAACAGTTCCATCTTTTACCAGGTAAATTGTTTTATCATTTTTAAATTTTTCTAATTTTTTTCCAAAGTTACTTATAATAGTTTTAAAATTTGAAAGTAGCATAAACATTTCTTCAGATTCAGAGTTTATTACACGTTTTTCATGTTGGTCCTCTTGGTATGTACTGAATTTAAAATTACAAAATTCGGGTAGTTGTGCAAGGTAGAGTAAAGTATTAGAAAAATAATTGTCGTTATTATCAAATGGGTTTTCCACAGGCTGTATTTGACCTCCACTAAGCCCAAATCCAAAAGCATTTACTATCTTTTTAAACTTTGAATGTGTTAATAAAGCATTTTTAGATCTAGTCATAATACCTGTGTTAAGTCTAGTAGACCTAGTTACCGGTCCTTGTATTCGTAACGTTCTATTATTTGTAACTTTTTTCTTTACACCAACTCCAATTATACTACTCGAAGTAAAAATATTCGCTATACTTTTTTCTAACTCTTTATTAACGATTTGCGTATTAAAATTTATAGTTGTATAAAATACTTGCTGACCATCATTAACACCAATTATTACTTGAAATCCTTCTTCTGTTAGCCTTAAAGCTGAAATAATATCTGATGTAGTAACCTCTCTTAGCGAACCGCCACGATTAAACAATATGTATGAACAATCACCCATTGCTTTATATACTATATCTTGTTCGAGTGTTAGGTTGGTGGGTACACCAACATATGACACAGATGCTGGATATGCAGCAGTAAATGCAGTATTAAATTGAGCAAGTCCGCCCATGGATTGTGCTAATTTTATAGCACAATTTTTTGTATCATTGGGAGGCAGAGGTGATGTACCGCGTGTAACATCAAAAAGAGGTAAATATGGACAATTTACATGAGGATACCCCGTCCCTGGTGGTACAATATTGGGATACCAATAAAAATTTTCTGTAGTCCCAACAGGATATTCAACTGATACACCATATGCTTCTCGTTCAGGAAAATATGTAAAATTAACCGTAACGTTACCTGGAACTAATGTATTAGTAACAATAATACTTGGATTGTATCTTACCCAAGTTTGTAAATCTGTATCGAAATTAGCACTTTTTGGAGTTGAAACAGCATCTAACAGTACGGATCCTGTTACTTCATCGATAAATATAACCCCTGCTTCTTGCAGAGTTTTTAATACGTTTTTTGAAATTCCCGTATTATCTCTAATTAAATTAATTGTAATACTACCATCTGTTAGACGAACGGTTTGTAAGTATAATAATGCGTTAGCTTGTGTTAAAGCGGTTACAAGAGGATTACCACCAGCAGCAGCATTACCAGCATTTTGAGCAAGAGTAGCAGTAGCAGCTGCAGCAACAGCAGTAGCAGCAGCACCAGGAGCAGCACCAGCAGCAATAGTATCACGAAGATAAGTAGCAACTACACGAGCAAAGTATATATAAACATTCTCTATTCTTGTTGGAGGTGAACTTTCTACATACATTGTTAATACTTTTGTTGTTATAGGTACAACATTTTTACGAATATAGTCATATACCTCCGGAGACATTCCATATATCCCACATACAGTAGTTATAAATAATGGTAATGTAGAACAATGGGTATAGGTTCGACTTTTATCAGCATCATGTATAATATCAATTATCGATATTACTAAGTTTTTAAATTGTTGAACATTATCACTACATGTCGTCCGCAATAATGTATCTAAAAAAAGTATAACATCCGCAGGTAGTATACCCACACCCGCGCCCGCTGTATGCTCCAATAATGCTTTTAATATTGTATATCTCTTTTGTTCTTGTTGTGTTAAAGCTTGAATACTTTTTATTGCATCAAATGTATGTAATACTTTAATGTTATCTGGCTTAAAAATATTTGGTTTTGATGATGTAATAGTAACAGGTTGTTTTTTAACCATTATTTATAAATCTCAATAATAATAAAGTAACAATACTTATATTATTATTATATATTTATTATAAAATTTACAAATAATATTACTTTTACATTTTACTTACATTTATTTTTAAGTTCAGCATTATTTGTAACCCCATCCCATAGTATTTTCTTACCACAGAAGTTATTAACCCACGTCATTTTATTTTTATAATTAGTGCATTCATTGCTGTCGTTTAATACATTATATTTTGGTGCAAGATTTATTGCTCCTGGAACTGAGCTACATGTTCCCATATTCTTACTACTCGGTTCACAATAATTTTTTCCCTTATTGGCTCCATCATCATATTTTTTTAATATCCAATAATCAGGACATGTCGCCTGAACTAGTGTAAATTTACTTTTCTGGTCTTGATAAATAAAATATGCTGTAGTTGCTAATAAAACAACAAATATAATACCGGCAATAGTTAACGTAACGCTATTAAATGACATAATTTAAATTTATTGTTTAAGTAAATATATATAATGTAAATATAATTAATTATTTATGCAATTAATTATTTATGCAATTAATTATTTATTTATGTAACTAAATATTAAATACTAAATATTAGATATTTTTATATTTAGTTATTATAATATACATAAATCAAATCTTCTAAAATGTTTTCAGGAAATAGAAATGCAAATTCAACATGTATGCCCCGAGACTATCAAACCATCCAAAACATATCTACTAAAACAGTATCTAATGGTCGTATCGATATTGAAGGTCCTCCTCCCGATGTAAGATTCGCCATGTGGGATAAAATACCCGTAAATCAGATTACTACATTTAGAGATGCCTTAACCGGCAACTGGATGGACAACGATGTAAGTAACGTTTTTTTCAGTAAAGATAATATCCAGATTATCCAGAATTCTCTTCGTGCTGAAGTATACCGCCTATCCAATGGCGAATATACCATCTCTCAACAAGATAACGACGAATTAAAAATTATTATGCGTGCTTTATATCTTGAAAGTGCTGTTAACTTGCCGACTAATATTAGGGAACAAGTCACGACATTAAATCAACATGTTGTAAATCACTGTGTTCCTAAACTAATGAACGAGGTTAGCGCATACTTGAAATATAAACGAGATGCTAGTAATATGTACACTGTGATGACATGGCCAGCATACGACAACGTTAAAGGTAAGACTCTCGAAATGAAGCCTTGGTTTTAAATACAATATAGACAAATAGACAAATAGACAAAGTTTCACGTAAATAAAAATGTTATTTATCTAATACTGACTACCCGAATGTATAACTTTTTGTTACTATATAGCAACAAGTTTTACTCCTTAATTATTGTATTTCATTTAGATTTAACTTTTTTAGCCTTTCCACCACCACCACCAGCCTTCGCTGTGCTTTCACTTGTAGCCGAATACGGGTACGTTGTCGCTTCAACAAATTTGTTATATTCAACTTCCAATTCTTCTAAATCTTTTATCCACATTTGTTCCACCGTTTTTGAACTCAACTCGCTCAACTCTTTTTCCTTCTTTTCCTTTTCATTTAGCAGTTTCTTGACATTTTCTTCCGATACACTATCCATCGGCAATTTTAGCAAATACTTGTATCCTTGTTGTCCTTGACCTGATGTATCATCTCCTCCATTTTCATCGCTGCCTGCATCCTTCGCATCCATCGAATCATATTTACGCTCTTTCAATAACTCCACAAGTTGTTTATTTGTTTTGCGACGAAGGTCAATCTTGTCTTCCAATAATTCGGTAATATATCTCGCACGATTACTCAAGACCATCAACTCCTTTCGAAGTGCCGCAATAAGCGCATCCTTGCGTTTGCCGTAAAATTCCAAACGTGTTACGCTATATGAGTCGACGATTTCTTCTGCGTTACTATATTTGATAAGTTTCTCTTTCGCATCAAACAGATTCATATTTGTCGTAGATTGTGTTGTATATAATCCTAGCACTTTCTCCAACATATTACATTCAAACTCCGTCGCCTTTTGACTATACGTGTTAATAATATTCGCCGCCATTGTAACTGTGATATCAACGTGTGTATCTGTACTCATGTCATTATATTCTTTCACGATTGGTGCACTGCTTGATGCTCCATCTTTGTCCTTGTCTTTATCCTTGCCCTTGTCGCCAGCAGCAGGCGGCTCAATAAGATTTTCCAAGAATTTCTTATAGTTGTCTGTCCATGTACCGACAGGCAATTCCGTAATACGGATTTTCTTTTCATCTAGAATCGTATAACATCCCTTCAATAAATACTTGGTATCACCTACACGCCGAATGGTTCCCTTGAAGTTCTTATAAAACGGCTCGATTGTGGGTACAGGTGCCGATGCTCCCACAAGTTTATGCCGAATATACGCGATAATTTGCGCCGGATTATAACACATAATATCAGTACTGAAGCCTGTTCCAATTCCTTTTGTTCCATTCACCAAGACCATAGGAATAATCGGCACATAATAAATCGGCTCCACACTCTGACCATCGTCATCCAAATATGTAAGAATAGCATCGTCTTCAGAACGATAAATAAGACGTGTTAGCTTATTGAGTTGCGTAAAGATATATCTTTCACTTGCTGAGTCTGCGCCCGCTTGAAGTCTCGTATTATGCGTAATTGTAAAATCTCCGAGCAAGAATCGTTCATTTTTGTCAATATTCCAACCACAAAATGGACCGCGCCCAATACTTTTAATTTCTATTTGATGTGTATAATTATTTCTTAACCTTTTCTGATTTATAATTTGTTTTCTTGGTAGTTTTACAGGAATTTTATGAATATTATCTCCTGTAATTAATAATGAAAACATATTATTAGCAGCTTTTAATAGTTTAGCTCTAAACCCCAAAGAACCAGCAATAATTCGAAATGATTCTAATAAATATTTTCTTTTCTCACATTGAGATATTTCGTAACAGTAACAATCGTTTTGTTTTTTCAAACATCCATCTGTATCAATCATTCCAGCCAGCAATTTTAATCTATTTTCTTCCGAATTTACTATATATTTATCAGGAACATGTTTATTATTGTAAAGATTGTGCTTCTTAAACAATTCTGTAACTGGATTTAAATTAACTACATTATGTCCGTTACTATTCTTTCCTTCACCCTTAATATAGTTATTTTGTTTTTCAAAAGTCCAGTCGCATGCATTGCAAATATGTTTCGATGTTAAACACCCTATACAGTTAGCGCGACTATGCGTAGCATCTCCTATCGATGGTATTTTTTCTTTTGACGAACCTCGACGTCTGATATAAAACGAATGATTTTCGTGTGGAGGGATATTTTTAACATGACATATTTCACATCCGATAGTATCTGTCCATATAGCCCACGATTTAATAATTTCTGTATCCATACTTGCGAAAGCGTTACATTTACTCATTCCGTCTCCTAACCACAGTCCTAGAATATAAGGGTCAATCGGTAACTCTTGTTCTTCCCATTGAATAACTGACGTATTAATAATTCCTTTTACGTGTTTTTTTACACTACTTGGTAGAGATAAGTATTGTTGAACATTAATGTCAAATATATTATTATCTGGAACTGTGTTGGAAAATTCTAATACTTTTTTATATGCATCTTCTTTACTTAACCGAGATTTATTAAAATGTTTACCAGTTGCGGTTTCTACTGTGCTGCTACTTATACTTTTTACCTTTTTAGTAGTATCATCAAAATAACTCATATGCCAAGATTTGGATGACTCTTTCCAAAAGATTGACTTGTGTCCGGAATAGCAGACTGTCAAAATATGATGACTATTAACTATATAATTATCCATATTTCCATTTGATACTTCATACATTTCATCTACACCTTCTGTTAATTTTGAAACTATTCTAGACTCTCCATCATCTCCAATCAACTTGTCACCAACCTTTATATTTTTAGCTTTTTCAATCGTACCATTCCACAAGAATACTGGTGTTTCGGGGTCAATGCACCCAAACTGGCCATTGGGTTCAAACAGATTGATGTTGTTGCTGCCTACAAAGTTCTGGGCCATTCCGACAATCGCCGCGTTCAAACTCGCTTCACCATGATGATACCCCGAGTGTTCCGAAACATATCCACTAAATTGCGCGACTTTGATTTCAGTCTTGAGGTTTTTCTTGAATGCCGAAAACAGAATCTTTCGCAAAGAGATTTTCAAGCCGTCCATCAAATTCGGGATTGAACGATCGCAATCATATTTCGAAAAGTGTATCATCTCGTCGTTGATGAATTTCTCATATGTCACACTAGGTTGAAGCGTGTCCAAGTATCTGTCACGAGAATATGTCGCCAACCACGTCTTGCGATCATCTGCGCGTTTCTTATTGAACACCATGTCAATCGCATTGTCACACGCTTCGCCGCTATGTGTAAAATCCACGATTTTCTTATGTTCAAAATACTCCTTGAATTCCTTGCCCGTACTTGTTCCCAAACCTTTATAATATTTTGTAGTCCACCCTGATGGTTGTGCGTGTGTCGCTGTCGATACACCCACCGCTCCCCCTCCCGTTGATTCGGTCGCCTCTTTCCATGCACGATACTCGCCTTCATTATAGAATACTTTTTCTTGTGTTCCCTTTTTAGCCTTCAAAATCGGTGTATTCATGAAACCAATAAATCCCGGAATCTCTGTAAGTGAAGCCCATTCATTCTGAAACAAGTTGATTCCCAGCCCTTTAATATGCGAACCATCCAAATCCTGGTCCGTCATGAATAAGACTTTACCATAACGCAAGCGATACTTCACATCGTCGGGAGTATATTTGCGCCCGACTTCCAGTCCAAGAATTTGCTTGATTTCCGTGATTTCGTGATTTTCTGCGACTTTCTTCACCGCTTCTCCGCGTGTATTCATCATCTTGCCTTTCATAGGATACACTCCAATCAAGTTGCGGTCTTCACGACTAAGACCCGAAACAATTCCCGCCTTTGCTGAATCACCTTCGCAAAATATAATCGTGCACTGTGCGGACTTCTCTGTACCTGCAAAGTTTGCGTCGATTAGTTTCGGAATACCGCGAATCGTTCGAGTCTTTGTTCCGTCCGTCTTTTTCGCCGCCTTGTTTTCCTTGACCTCTGTCAGAGCACACGCTGCATCCATCACACCCATCTTGGCCAACTTTTCGACAAACTCGTCGCTCACTTTACATGTCGACCCAAACGACGCAACCGCTGTTCCCATCTCATCCTTGCTCTGGCTCGAGAAAGACGGATTGTCAATATCACAGCGCAAGAATATCGCGAGCTGTTCCTTGATTGTCGTCGGCTTAACGTCCACCTTTTTCTTGGTTTTGATATACTCGGTCAACTTTCGAACAATCTGGTTCATAATATACTCGACATGTTTACCGCCTTTTTGTGTGTATATTCCATTCACAAATGACACATGTTGAAACTCGCCATTCGGTGCAAGAGATACAACATACTCCCACCTTGGGTCGGGTGCCTCATAGATACGTTTCGTCTCGCCCTTTGCACCAATATAGAGGTCGATATATTGTTGGAAATGTTTCACCGGGATAAGAGCACCGTTGTATTTGACCTTGACAGACTTGTCAGTAATTGCGGCGATATCGTAAATACGTTTCTCGAAAAGTGCGCGCATATCTGGTGTCAAACCCTCAATACCAAATCGCGCATAATCGGGGCGAAATGACACCTTCGTATATGGCTTCGTTGTTGTACATTTCGTAATTTTTGGCGGGCAAATCTCGTCAAGATTATTTTTGAATTCTTGGATATATTTTAGTCCACGAACATGGTCAACGGTTTCGACACGACCCCATGAAGACCAGATGAGAACGAGCTTGAATCCGAAACCATTTTTCCCGCCGACGATTTTCTCTTTCTTGTTTTCATCGTAGTTTGTAGATGTGCGCAGGTGGCCGAAAATCATCTCGGGAATCCATAACTTATGGTCGGGGTGTTGCGCGACATCGATACCGTTTCCGTCATTCGTGATTGAAATAGTTCCATCTTCGCTTATTTCGAATTCGATGCATGTAACGGGCAATGCATTGGGTTTAGCATCGCGAATTGCTTGCTCTTGGCGAACAAAATGGTCGCGACTATTTACGGCACCTTCATCGAAGAGTTTGTAGAGACCTGGGATGTAATGAATAGCGCGCTGTACGATAGAAGATGTAGCAGAATCGTAGACAAATGTTTCGGCTTCTGTCATTTCAATGGAGCCGATATATGTATCCGGTTTTTTGAGGATATGTTCCTTGTCGGTCATTTTCTGATATTTAGCAAGTTCTTGGGTGGGTGCTGGTGTCAGCGTCACCCCTCCACTAACAAGTGCTGCTGTATCGATTTTTGGAATATTAATAGTTTTTTTTGCTTTAGGAACTTTTGGTTTAGACGATTCGATATGTTCGACAACAGAGGTGGACGTTTGCATTGATTTGATTTCTAACTTGTTATACAAGTTGGTTTGTTTGTTTGTTGTGTTGGAATGGTTTTGTTATATATTATATTATGTTTATTTTATATCAATTTTATAAATGTTATAAATGTTATAAATCGTAAAAATAAAAGTGTAAATATATAAGTACGATAATATGTCCGACTTTAACTTTATACAAAAACCGAATCGTTTAAAACATCTTTGTTGTCCTGAGAAACCATTGAAGAAGAATATTTATAATCCGTTGTTGGTATCGAAGTTTCCATGTAGAATAAAGATGTCAATGCAAATAGTGGCGTCCGTTGGGTCAAATAATCATAATCAATGTTTTACGGTAGCGAATCAAACGTTGAATGCGTATGGAAAATGGGCAGGGTGTCCAGGAGGTTCGGGACCAGGGTATTCTTCAACGATGAGGTATCGTCCTAATGAAAATGGTTCAGGTTTAGGTCCAAATGTTGGACCGATTCAGGGAGGTCCAGCAACGACGAGTAGAAATGGGTGATTGAATCATGGAATCATATGGATATATTTAGAGATTTATTTATAGAATTATTATAGAATTATTATAGAATTATTTATAATAATTATGAAAATGTAATTATGAAAATGTAATTAAATAATATTTTTTTCTCATTCTTTTCTATAAGGTATAAAAATGCATCACAGCTACAAAAGACGCCCTGACGGCAAATATACAATCAACGGTCGCGTATTTGAAAGACTAGTGGGTTCTCGTGCTCAAGTATGGCATGAAACTGCTTATAAGACTAGCGGTGGATTGACACGGTTTGACCTGGTCATGAACAAGAATGGTCGTATTGTTTCAGAGAAAAAACATAAATCAGCCAAACGTGAGAAGCGTTTGTTGAAGTATGGGTACACTGCAAAGAAGGGCAAGTTTGGCGCTGTTAAACTTGCGTCGGCACACAAATCGCGCAAATCTCGTAAATCTCGCAAGTAAATGGCGGGTGATATGGTGCGATATGTTGCGACATTATTTTAGATAATTATATATTTCGTTGTTTTGAAATATATGATTTAGGGTTAGGGTTAGGGTAATATTTGTTAATGTCGGTTGCTACGTTTGCGCCGCTTAAATGTTACATTTTTTCGCCTTGATTTGCCGGATTTGGATTTGTGTGATTTTGATTTGGATTTGGATTTTGATTTGGAATTGGGTTTGGGTTTATGTGATTTAGATTTAGAATTCTTTTTACGCTTGTTCTTATTTCTATGCGTGCGGTTGTTTCTTGCCAATTTGTTATGTTTATATTTATGCTTATGTTTATTTAAACTAGATACCGAATTTCGCCCGCTGTTAGATTCGGAGTTATTTCTGCCACCGACAGCGTCATATAAAAATAATCCACTAGGATTTAATTGAGTGAATGTGGTCAAATCTAAGTCCTTAACTTTTTCTTTTGAGTTGTATTTTGAGCTACAAATACATTTTATAAGTGCTTCTGGAACACCCAGTGCTCTTAAAAACTGAAAAAAAATAACGTCAGTTGGTTTTAAAATTTCTGTTGTGAAAGGAATTTTTGTATGGTCTGCTTTGAAGTCTATTTTGAAACGAAGTATCGAATCTTCCAAACGAAGAAGCTGGTATGGACTATGCGGGGATGATGATTTTACTTTAATAGAAAATAAAAATCCCAATATTTTAAGTATTCTAGGTACAGGGTCAGGATCAACATTTATTCCGTGACTAACATCAAGCGAAAAAATATATTGTATTAAGGCAAGTATGGGAGGCGCTATTAATAAAGGAAGCAACCCTCTCTTACATGCCATCATTTCTTGGGAGGTTTTAAATGATTCTAATTCACCATGTTTATCTTCGCGACATTGATCGCGAACATCATCTACTAATAATCTTATTTGAAAATATCCACCTAAAACTAAGGCTATATATTTTATTCCTGTAACTCTTTTAATATCTGTTAAATTTTCTTTAAAGAAAATTTTTAAATCGTTCGATGTTGTAGTTAGATGCTTCCACAAAAAATTCAAATAACTTGATAGTTGTTGTGTTGTGCCTTCGGGGTGAATTTGTATTGTGATACCGTCAATAGCTCTAACACACACGTCAATTTGTGAACCCATTTTGATTAACCTATTACGTAAGGCTACTTCATGTGTAGAATCCGTGCTTTTTGTTATATCCATTTCGATTGGACTATTAGTCAAAATATTTCCCAATGCTTGTAAAAATATGTGTGGTCCATTGGATACTGCTGAACAAATATTTCCTTGTTGCGTTGGGTAATAAGCAAGACATAATGCTTTTTCTAATTTTGTAGAATTCCCTCCGCGTATCTCTTTTACGTCCGATACACTTAACATAAATAATCCTTGACCTAGAGGACCTGATACAGCCAGTGTTACCATTTTTTGAACCCAAGCGTCACAAGTTTGTTTAAACACACTTGGTCCATTACGAATTCCTTGTTCACACACAAGAATAATACTTTTTTGTTGATCAACTAGGGGTCCTATTTCTGGATGGTTATATCCCATTGTCTGTAGTTCAGTTAAATGATCATTAAGTATTCCCATGTATAATTTTAAATTTTTGGGGTCATTGTCAAACTTGCCTACAGCAATACGAGCTAAACAATTTTCTGGGACAAAAAGTGTATATAAAACATTTAAAACTAGAGTCCAGACAGTTGCTATACAATCAATGGATGTTGCTTTATTTATTAAAAAATCATACATAATAACTAGCTGTTCTGCTGTAAAACCTTGAAAGGAACCACAAATATTTAATAATTTTGTATAAAATGTAACTAAATTATAATATTTAAATACCCCGTCAAGATGAGCAACATTGATTTGTTTATCTAAATTTTGAAAATATCCTGCCGCTGTTCCTTCCATTACCTGTAGTATTTTGACAAGAAATGAAGTAGGGTCTTTTTCATAACATCGACGTAAAAATGCTGCACTTGCATCAAATCTTTGAGCAAAGAGATGGTCCATATATCCAACAATACCTACAGACTGTATCATTTCTAATGTAAACCAGCTTCTTGTAGTATCATCAAATAAATTTTTAAAAAAATAAAAAGACCCACCTAAAATCATTCTTATAAATACTCTATAATTCTCAGGATTTTCTTCTTTAAAAGTAACAACTTCCCCAGTTCCTGGATTTTTATATTGTGAAACACCTGTTTCTGGGTCAAAACTGTCGATAACCCATGGACTAGAAGGACGTTTAGGTATTTGTCCTTTTAGATAAATCATAAAATCATTATCGGATAATTTGCCAAAAGTTTCATTTAGAATAGGTGCTATAGTTTCTGCAGTTATATCTGCCCCAAGTTTTATTATCTCGTTTAAAGCTAGATATACACGCGCGGCATTACTTCCTGTTAAAAAAAAAGCAACATGTTCTCTCATTATAGGCAACTCATTTACAACTTTACAAGCTCTAATGACTTTTCCATAATTGTCGGAAGCTCCAAAAAAGTCTGAATATATTATTTTTGCCAATGATCTGAATCCTAAACTAACATTAATAAAGTTATAAAAAATATTACAAAAAAGAGAAAATGTCTTTATGTTAGCTTCTGTATATAATATTTGGCGCATAGCTTGTGTTATTGTGTTAATAGAAGCAGGTAATGCACCTTGTGGAATTAACCCTTGAAAACAACTAAGAATAAGTGTTACTTCCTCTTTGGATGGTTCGGATAATGCTGTAATAGCGCCTTGATTTGCGCATATTCTTACTCTTACAATAATATCTAATAATGATAAAAACTGTTGTGTTTGATCAGTGTTTGTAACAGCCAAACAAAGCGGTACTGGAAGTGCTAGAGGTGCTTGAGGTTTAACGCATCCCAATATTTCAAGTAATGGGTTTACATCCTGAAAAACGGGAAATCCTACTACATTTAAAATTGGTATTTGTATAATATTATGTGAACCGCCACAGTTTATACATAATATAATTTTTTGGGTATCATATTGAAGATTTGATGTTTCAAGTTTACAAGTTAATGTAAAATTTCCGGTCACGACCCATCTAGTAACGATGTCATTTATTTCTCTATGACAATGGACCATATAACGTTCTATAATATCTCTCTGGTTATATGGTATATATCCAGCATAATATATAACTGTGGTATATTTAGATAAAAACCCACAATTAGTTATTCCTACAAATCCCTTATGTTGACCCCCAGGTAAGATAGGAACAATATTTGAAAGACTACTACTTAACGTATTAAGAAGCTCATCATATTTAGCAAGTAATGTTTGTTTAATACTTTGTTCTATAAAATCCATAATTCCAAAACAATAAGTTAAAGGATCTGTGCCAGTAGTAGCACGAGCATTAGTAGGGTCATTTACTGTGTTTGATAAAACTTCATCGAAGTTGGTTATAGGATTAGTGCCATTACTAAAATCACTTGTTGCTCTTTCATAATATATATTAAAAACTTCTATATTCCCGGCCATAATAGCTACTGCTGCTACTGCCGCTGAGGCTGCTGCAGCAGCATAAAAATAATCAGGATTATTATTTTGTTTAGCAATATCAAAAGCATTATCAGCGCGACCAACAACACCACCAAGTAATTGTGCTGCTTCTGTTCTTACGGCTTCTATTCCACTATTAGGAGCAGACTCAGCAACATAAGGATTAGCAGTAGCAGTAGCAGCAGCTTTAAAACGACCAAAAGTAGTAGAAGCGGCAATAACAACAGCGGTAGCAGCAGTAGCTGCATGAAAAGCATTAATAGCAACATAATCACTTACTGAAGTTATTGCTACTAATGCTTTTGCAGCTTCAACAGCGAATTTAATAGCTTCACCACACAAATAATAAGTATTCTCTATTTGGGAATTATGATAAGCTGATTCACGAGCTTGAATAATATGTTCTATAGCTGATCTAGCATATGTTTGTAATTCCATGGCCTTAACAGCATACTGAGAGGCATTAGGAGCAGCACCAGGATCAGGAGCAGCACCAGGACCGGGAGGAGTATTAGTTAATGGTTTAAAAGTACCTTGTAAACAATGGATATCACAGAGAGTAAGAGAAGCAGTAACCACCAGTGGTCCTGTTTCAACGGGTCCTGCTTCTGTTTCCGGAAGAATACTAAGATCTTCTAATTCAAGTTGTTGTTGTGGAGCTACGCGAGAACATAAATCAATATTTTCACATTCATCAGCTTCTGCCATATTATCAATATTATATGTTTATTATATGATATATTATAGATAGAATATATTATATAATAAATATTTATCTTTAAATTAATAACTCCACCAAAGTGTTCCATTCTTTTCTATTAAACTGTCGCCATAATTATCAATAAAGAATTTCTCAAAATATCTTTTACTTACCACCATTTTATTATGTTTATATCCCCATTTACAGTAAAAATCATATATTGTATGAACGGGGAATGATGATGAGGATGCTGATGATGATGATGATACCGTGGTCGCCGTTACCGCCGCCGCCGCCGCTGTAACCGTATTTACATCCTTATTTTTACTCTTACCCTTTCCTAAAGCTCCGCTTGCCGTATTATTGCTGCTTCCCGCTAAATTCACCCTCTTAAATTCTTCAACCCCGTTCAATATTTCCTGTTTCTTATCCCATAATTTACACCCAATATTCATCAAGTATTTATCTTCTTCAATACAAATATCCGGCAAAAAGTGGCGAATAAATCCTAAAATTGTCTGGTCCGTAATTGTCTGAATATTTTTCTGGTTTCCATGATAAACATTTCCATGATTTAAAAACAGTGTCGACAATTCATCTATTTCTAATTCGATTTCCGTATGATTACATCTAATATTTTCGTTCCAAAATGACATGAATTTCCCAACAAGCGGTAAATGTTTGCTCGTAATATTTAAAAACATCTCTCTATTATCAAGTACTTCTGTATTCACTTCTATATTCACTTCCGTATTCACTTCTACTATTTCTCCTGAATCTCCTGTGCCTCCTATATCCAGCCCTCCCATATCTCCTATACCGCCTCCACCAATACTCGCAACGACACTTGCATGGATATGTTCGCATGAATACTCAAGTCGTTTCATAAGATGTTTTTTAAGAACACTCGTGAAAAAAACATTAGGGATTTTCTCTTCTTCAATGAAGATTTTCCAAAGGTAAAGCATATTTTTCCAAGTAATATGTACACCTTTGCAAGGCTCTGTTGTCGATGAAATAAAGCGTGAAAGAATACCATCGTCGGTTGTATTTTTCAAATAAAAAGCCTGTTCTTTTACAGTTCGGTCTTTGCATGTTTTTTCAATAAACAAATCAGCACTGTTAAATCGTGACGAATAGTGTGCTGCTACGCAAAATAAATCAAGCATGCTTTGTTTTTGAATAATATTTGCAGAGTGCGTGTGTGAATGACCATGACCATGGCCTGGTGTTGTCGGCGTTTTCGGAGTAGATATTCCACTATTTGACATGGATAATGACATACCCATACCCATACCCATACCCATGCCCATACCACCTACAAGACTTGAAAGAGACGAAGAAGATGACGAATGTCCTAGTCCATTGTGCCCCGCAGCATGTTTCAAACCTTCATTATGTGTATAAAAAGGAAATGAAATCACATTCTCAACAATGTCAATCAAACGACAATCTTCGTATTTATGCTCGTAAAATTTAAATTTGAAATGATTCATCATATTTGATGTACCGAAAAGAGCATAACTTTCTTCGCCAAGTTCGCTAATAAATTGTTTCGCCTTGGTTGAAATAAAATACGTATGTGTATTTTTTTTAAGAAGAATATCTCCAATAATGGTGAGAAAATATTTCGCACTATCTTTATTCTTAAATACAAAAGGAGTCAGTGCATTTAATACGCGCTGAATTGTTTCTGATTCTGGAATAGACGTTAGAAGGTCTCGCTCCTTTATCTTTTTAATAATCTGGTTTTTAATTTTATACTTCCAGGTAGATAATTCGGCATTTTGTTGGTCAGTAATCGTCGTTCTAATCTCGTGTTCGATTTCATCCTCGTTTATTATCTTATACGTGTTGTTATGGTATACGAAAAAGAGGTCGATATTTTGATTATAATAATAAGAAGAACTATTGATAAACTCACGAATAAATTCTTCCGATGTTTCTTCGAGGGTTTTGCGACGCTCTTCACGCTGAACCCTAGCATCACATTTTTGCTGTAACAAAGACGGAAGTGTGTTCTTTATATGGGATACTAATGCGGTACGAGCATAATCATCCTCTAGGTACTTAATGTATAATTCTTTTACAATAGTTACCAGTTCTTCGCACTCTGTTATAGGATCTGGTTTTGGTCCAAGTTTGGGGGAACATTTATCTTTATCTTTATCATGTATGATTACTGGTAGTGTAGATGGTTGCATGGTAGTGTATGTGTATGTATATGTATATATAATATAATGCAATGTTTAATATATTATATTATATTATTTATCGTTAGCCATTCATTTATAATTTATTTTATTTATCATTCTTTTTATTCCTTCTTGTATTGGAATTCTTTGACTTATAACTTTTTCTGTTTTGTTTTTTAAACATTTTATTAAATTCTTTTAACTCTTTATTATTATCAAATTCTTGTGACAGTTTGTGTGAGCCTCCGATTCCGGCAAATAAATCATCATCATATGATATACTATTATTATTTATTGGTTCATGTTGTTTAACTAGCTTATGTGTAGTAGTAGGATTAGACATAAGTGTATTTTTAGAAGATGATGGAAGAGGTAAAGATATAGCAGGAGCAGGAAGAGCAGGAAGAGGAGCAACAGCAGGCACTGGAGGAGGAAGAGCAGGAACAGGAGAAAGTGGAGCAGGAAGAGCAGGCACAGCAGGAAGAGTAGCGGTAACAGGAGAAGTAACAGGAGAAAGTGGTTTACTAATGGTTGCATTTGTACTTACGCTATCTTTAGCGCTAGTGCTACCTATAGCACTACCAGTAGAAAAATCATACACTTTTATTGCTGTGCTCATAACAGCATTTGGGTTTTTTATATTCACTTCGGTGCAAACCACCCATGGTTTTCTTAACCTATCTTCCAAATAAGCACGCTGGTATTCCCATTGTGCGTGAAGGTTACAAAAGTCATCCTTTTTGAAATCTGTTCCACATGCATTTCCCCATCGCGCCAAAAACTGCATTTTATTGCATAGGTCACTAGAACATATTTTTCCGTCAACTGAACCTCGTGGTTGATATGGTTTTGGTCTACTTTCTTGAGAAATATATTCGCGTTTATCGAGTTCATAATGAGAGCATATAGTACGTGAACATGGGTTGTTGTCTTTTTCTAAGTATATATCCCAGTGACTAGAAATTATTAACTGTGCTTCAGTAGCGGAGATTCGTTTTTCACCCTGTGTATATTCTTTAATTTTCATATCTAAGGTAACACGTCGTGCACCGGAATGTCGGCGTATATCAAAAAAACCATCATTTTTACATTCAAGATTACGAATACGTGGGTCATAACAGGCATTAAACCCGATAAAATATCCATTTGTCTTTTTTTCAACATGAACATATCTAAGACCTAATTCAATTCTCATAATTTCAGGCCGTTGTTTACCCTTAGAATCTTTGCTTAACGTATGACCAACATACCATGTGTTTGCATAGTCACCTGAATTATTTTCTCTAAGATTTTTAACATACTCATCTAGTGTTCCGGAATATTGCATTGCTTTACGGCAACGAACACATGACGGAGCGTGTAGCTCAAATGCATTAAATCCGCCAATGGTAGTTTCCGTTACCATCATGTTTGCTGATGTAACAAAAAAGTCAGTTGAACTGAATATCGAACCAGGGAAAGTTTGCATAAGTATATTATAAGACGGTTTTTCAGGTGTGTGCGTGTTTGATGTATCCATGAATAAAATAATATTATCAAATTGTCCCATAACAAAGTTATCGAATGTAATATGGGCGCATATAATTCCTCCTCCTGCTACATATTTATCACCTACAGCCATAAATGCGCTACATCTATCAGCTCCTCCTTCTACACTCGCAGCTGGTTTTTTTCTACTGAATAAACTAAACAAATTACGTGACTTTCCACTTGACTCTGTTGATGCGGCTACGGGTTGTAAACTTCTAAAATATTCTTTATAAATAGATGAAGATTTGAGAGATTTATTACTATTAAAAATATCCGTTAATTTATAATATACATAGTCTACGGATACAACACAATTTAAAAGAAAAATTATATCAAAATCAATATTTATTAATATTTTTCCTTCTTTCGTGTATTTATCTTTTTCTTCTTGTGATGGGTTATTATAAGCTAGGTTACTATAGTCGAGATGTGAGTCGGCGGGCAACACTATTTTGTTTCCTTCAACAGCTCCTTCTGTGAAATATTCGTCTTTTCCTTGTTTAGTCTTTAATTTCGATATTTTATCTAATACACCATGCGCAATACCTTTCATTTCTAAATAACATTCATTGTACTGTTCTAAAACGATAGGACCAAATAAGTCTTTTATCATTTTAGTAAAAAATGTAATATCTCTTCCATATTCAGTCCAAAGAAAGAAGGCATATGTTCTTATAAATTTTACAATTCTATCTGCTAGTAAAAATCCTTGTGCAAATCCTCTACTTTCTGCGTCTCCTTTTACAGTAATATATATGAAACCATGTTCATCGAGTCCATCAATTCTTTTTCCATTTTCTATATCAATGGATGAACGTGACGAAAATTTAGGCGATGCATTTGGCGATTCAAGCGGCGATGCAGTAAGCGGCGATGCAGGTGGCGATGCAGTAAGCGGCGATGCAGTAAGTGGTGATGCAGGTGATGAAGTTTGGAGAGGACTCGCAACAGAAGGTGTAGATAATAATAAATTAGGTGGTGGTAATGTAGGTGTAGGTGTAGGTGTAGGTGTAGGTGTTGTTAAGTTAGAGGCTGTATTCATAAAAAATATGTATTAGATGTATATATATATAATTTATTATTCTTAATTACTAATGTTTAATTAATAATGTTTAAATAATATTTTATTTGTATATTTTTAATAATAGTCATAACTATTTAAAGATTTATGTTAAAATAAGATATATATAAACTAAGGATGAGTAATCCAGATAATGTTCTTACAATCAAGACTGTTCAGATTGCGCCATTTAGGACACTAATGACGGCGCTAAAGGATATTTTATTAGAGACAAATATTACATTTAAGAAGGATGGTATTCGTATTATCAATATGGACAAGTCGCATACTATGTTGGCGCATTTGCATCTAGCTGCCGAGAATTTTGAGCTATATGAGTGTGATAAGGAGAAGATTATCATAGGTGTTAACATGTTTCATTTGTTTAAGCTTATTAACTCGATTGATAATGATGATACATTGACGATATATATTGAGAAGAAAGATTACAATGATGGTATTGTATCTCATCTGGGACTTAAGTTTGAAAATGGAGATATTAAGCAATGTAAGACACAAAAGTTGCGACTAATTGAGCCAGACTCTGAGGAGTTGGAGGAGCCAAATGTTGTATTTTCCTCGGTAATCAATTTGCCTTCGGCTGATTTTCAAAAGATTATTCGCGATTTGTCGTATTTGTCAGAGAAACTGGAGATTAAGTCGGTAGGCAATGAGCTTATTTTCAAATGTTCGGGGCAATTTGCTACAGCAGAAGTACGGCGAGTAGAATCAGATGAAAGCATGAAATTTATTCAGAAACAGTCAACAAGTAAAATTATTCAAGGTGAGTTCTCGCTTAAAAACTTGAGTTATTTTATCAAATGTACGAATCTGTGTAGCCAGATCGAAATGTATTTGGAAAATGACTTGCCTCTTGTTATTAAATATTATGTTGCAAGTTTGGGTGAGGTTAAGCTTGCGCTTTCTCCTTTACCTTCTTCGTAAATAAGAAACAAAGGTATTAGGTATTATATTTTAGGTTTTAGGTTTTATGTTTTATGTTGCTATTATATCAATGTGTAATGTTATTACCATTGATATAATATTATTATTTTATTTTATTTTAATACTCGGGCATATGTTCTTTAAACAAACAACCATGAGATGAGATTCCATGTAGCTCTTTAATTACACTAGAATCCCTAAATTCACAACTCGCCAACCATACTTTGACAATACAAAAATTCTTTTTCGGAGAAATAGTTATACCGTTAATAAGAGGGAGTATTGACTTATTATCGGCCATAGATTCACCCACCAGAACATAAGTAAGTTCTTTCCATGCCTGTGAAACATCTTTGTTGCTTATTTTATATGAAAAACAGCCACCTTTGCGATTGCGCTGGTCTTCCCATGTCGGGGTTATACCTTCGCGCATTATGAATAACATACAGTTTGTAACTAATTTTGCAGGGAGTACGTTTATAATGGAAATGGTCTCTTCAACAGTATTAAAAGAACATATTTTAATGTAGCTTTTAATACTCCAGTCGGTATCGTGTGGAAGATGTGCCCATAATATCCATGTATCAGATAATTTATGTAAATTATTGGATTCGCTGGATTTTTCGTCTAATGTATTCGTGTCGCTATTCATTTTAAATACAATAGGAGAATTATGAGTATCACTATCAACCATTATGATATATTATAAACATATATTTCTATATAGGTTTATAATATACTTTATTTATTTATTAATTAATTGTTTGTTAAATTTATTTATGTAACTTTCACTTTCACTTTTCTATTTTATGTTTTCTTCATTGAGTGTTATAGTTATAGTTAGATTCAACAATTTCGATATCTGCTTCAGTTAAAGCATCACCTGCGTCTTGTGTTGGTTGTACTGTATCTTCCTGTTCAGAGGCTTCGGTAGAAACTGATTCGTTATCAACTTTGTATGTTTCATCGTCTACTACCTTAAACATATTGTTCTTAACAAAAAACTTCTTACCCTGTTCAATATTATACATTTCAATAAAATTATCAATGCATGATAATTTGTAAGTATGTCCTAAACTAACATTATAACGATTGAAAAGGTACATTTTAAGAAACGAATAATCTAGAATTGTATTGTTTACAAGATAATAATTTACAGGACTTGACAAATTAATAACATAGTCCTTTTCTTCTGTCTTAAGATGTATTCCGATAAATCTTCGTTTCGAGACCATATTTTTTATTTCTTCATATTCGTACTGATCTGGTTTCATATCAGACTTGCGGAATGTTTCGTATTTCAAACAGTAACCAAATGGTGTATTTACTGTGTCATCTTCAAAATAAATATTCCTTAGAACGAAATCATATTCACTAGGGTCTAGAATAAGATTATCATCACCCGAGTCATCGGTATCAGTATCAGATGTGTCTTCGGTGTCAATTTCTTCACTATCATTCCCTTCATCTTCACCTTCATTGCTCGAATGTTCAGCATCAGGATCAACTTTATGAATATCAACATTTTCATGTGTAAGGTCGGCATCTACATGTGTTTCAACTTTGATATCTGAGTCTATATGTGTTTGCGATTGTGACTCTGACCTTTGTAGTGGTTGCGGTTGCGGTTGCTGCTCTGACTCATTCTTTTCTGTTCCGGAGTCCGAGCCTGATTCCGAACCCGAATCTTCGTTATCTTCGTTATCTTCGTTATCCTCGTTAATAAATTTAATAGGACGGTACTTAATAAAATCTGACATTGTCTTAAACTTATGAATAATTCGTCCATTTTTTACAATCTCTACTTCATAAAGTCCGTTATCTATATTCAAAATTTCCATAAGAGGCTTCTTAATATGTTTTCTATATGGCGTATAAATATATTGATTATATACGTCACAACCTGTAATCATGGTTTTTGCAAACCCGTATGCTAGAAAAAGCGACATATCAAAAACAAATCCTGGGTTAAAAAATGAGTAACACATTAACCCTAAAGCAACTGTGCTAAAGTAGTTAAAAAATGTAACATCCATTTGTTCGTTGGTGGGAGATAAGTAAGTACTATTGCGACTTTTCATTTACGTAAATACTATTTGTAACTGTGTATTATAATATTTATATATGTTTAAATCTTTTACATAAATATTATATTTGTGTTTAACAATATTATAAAATAAATATACTAAATTTTAAAATGTTTACTATATAGTTGCTCCTGCTCCTGCTCCTGCTCCTGCTCCTGCTCCTGCTCCTGCTGCTCCTGCTCCTGCTCCTGCTCCTGCTCCTGCTCCAGCTCCTGCTCCAGCTCCTGCTCCTGCTCCTGCTCCTGCTCCTGCTCCTGCTCCAGCTCCTGCTCCTGCTCCTGCTCCTGCTCCTGCTCCTGCTCCTGCTCCTGCTCCTGCTCCGGCTGGTACTGCTAGTAATGTGCTTGTTTTTAAAGCAGTTGCCGAGACTTTTGCTGCATCAGCATTAGTTTTTGCTTTATCGGCGACTACTTTTGCTGCTTTTGCTAAGTCAACAGTTTCTGCACTATTAATTAATATTAAAGCATCCTCTGCTTCATTATTTGCGGCAGTAGCGGCTATTTCTATTGTGTTAGCAGTCATTTTTTGTGTATCAAGAGCCGCAATTTCAGCTGCAGTTGCTCCCGTTGCTGCCGTTTTAGCTTTTACTGCTTTGGTTATAGCAAATACCTCTTTAGTTATTTTAATTGCATCTACAATATTTTTACCAGTTTCAATTATTATTTTCTGTATTTCATTTGGAGTGCTATAAGAATCATAATATTTTTTACGTTCCGTATCATCCCAGTCTGATTTATTTAACTTAGATCTCCAATATAATTCCTTACTATCCATAGCTTTTGGGGAAATTTTGCTTCTTAACATGTCTCTATATTTTTCTGACCTCTTAGCGTCATAATAGTTACTATCTTTATTGTTGTCTCTCCATGTTCCTTTATTTGTCCTTACACTTCCTCCACCAATTGAATAGTCACGTGAACTTCTGCCCTGAGGATATAAGTAGTGAATATCTTTATTATTTGCGGCTGTAGGTTCTGATACGGATAATACATTTACTAACCGCATTTGTGGACAACTTCTCCCCGATGGGTCTTCCTTTGTAGTTATACCATCGTCGCAACACCCAAACTGTGTTTCCCAACACTTTTTATCGGATGGTTTCATTTTTGAAGGGTTAATTCCGAAAATAAAGAACAAAATAGTAGTAACATAAGTCATTAAAATAAAAGGAATAAAAACAATAAACCATGAAATTATGGTCATACCGCTATTACATATTGCGTTAAGAACTATCGTGAAAATTATCATGACAATAAACTTAAAAAAGGCCTGTATTGTGTCGCCGCGGTACATATCAATAATTATTTGAATAATCGAAAATGCTAAATATAAAAGTGCTGGTGCGCATACATTTTCTAAAACCATTGTTTATTTTATTTATTGTATATTATATTATATTATATTATAAAAATATAACATAATATATTGGTTTTACAAATAATTAAATTTTTATTATTAATCGGTCAATACTTTAATTACAAATCAAATTTACATTTTGTTCTGTCGTATGTTCCTTTATTTTTTCCCTCAAAAATAGTTGCATTCTTGTCTTTAAATTGTCCCACCTTATCTCCCACTTCCTCATTTATATATGAGTAAATATTTCCATCTTCATCGTCATTCGATACATATATTACTCCGTTAATTTCTACCTCGAATAGTTCCTCTTCTTCCTCCTCAGCTTCCTCCTGAGCTTCCTCCTCTTTTTCATCTTCTTCAGTTTCCGTCTCTACATCATCTTCGATAATATTAGAAACTATTTCACTTTTTGTCGGGAAAGTTGGTAACTTAACTTCTTCCTCTTCCTCTTCCTCTTCTTCCTCTTCCTCTTCTCCTTCTTCCTCCTCCTGGTCAACATCTGCTACTGTATCTTCTTTAACATCATTTACAGCTTCATGTTCCTCATCCTCTTCTTCTTCTTCTTCTTCTTCTTCTTCTTCTTCATGTTCAGTGGTTTCATTTGCATTTTCAACCTCTACTACTTCCTCAACTTCCTTCTCTTCTTCTTCCTCTTCATCCTCATCTTCCTTCTCTGCTTCTTCCTCTTCTTCCTCTTCATCCTTCTCTTCTTCTTCCTTCTTTTCTTCCTCTTCCTCTTCCTCCTCATCCTCTTCTTCCTCTTCTTCCTCCTCTTCCTCCTCCTCCTCCTCTTCCTCTTCATCCTCTTCTTCTTCTTCCTCGTTTATATCACTTTTATAGAATTCATTATTTTGCTTTTCTTTTAAAATAATATTCTTAACATTTTGCCCCAACAACATTTTATTTACAATACTAATATCTTCACTTTTGTTACAGTTACAAATACAGTTACATTTTTTTTCTTTAATTTCAAGATTAATAGATGACGACTCATGCTCACTGTTTATTTTTATATATTTATTTAATTCATTTTTAAGGTAAAGAATTTCTTGTTTAAGACGCAATAGTTCTGAATTTTTAGAAAAATTATCTTCATTATCAGACTCTTCTTCAAGATCAACTTCTTTTTTGCAAACACTTTTACTAATTACACGAGTTAATACCTGGTTATGTCGTACTAAATTTTTTACAACAGTTAAATTAAAAACTTCATTATGGGTATTTTCATATGTTTCAAACTCATAAAAAAATGACTGCAATTTATCATCTAGTCCTGATTTTATACACTGTTCAACATCTTTTAATATAGGAGAAATATCTATTTTATTATGTTTAAAGTTTGTAGTTGTATTTTCTACTTTGACTTCAGGCATTTGAATATTTAGGAAATACGATAGATAGATGGATATATATAAATATTGGTATTCGTTTAATATGATTTAAAAAATATTTAATAAATAAGTATATAGTAAATATATTTAATGGAAAATTCAGGAAAAGAAAATGAGGAAAAAGTACACGAAAATGTAATCGAAAATGATACTGTCACTGATAAAAATATAATTTTAACTGAAAGCGATATTGAACAAAAAAGACAACAAGATTTGATAAAAGAGTATTATATTAATTTACAAAAACAAAAATATGAAAGATTTATTGAAATTACCATGAATCAAACCACATATACACGAGATGAAGCCATTGCTAGTTTGGAAAAACACAAAGGAGATATTACTCTTGTAATCAAAGAGTTTTTGGGTGTTGTAGATAAAAGCGAGGAACGTGAAAAGGAAAAAAATTCAAAGTCTCTTCATCAAAAAAGATATGGTGTTATTAGAGAATATATGGATAATGCTTCCATTAATTTTATGAAAAAACAAGAACAAGCAAAGAGATACAATGAATTTTTAGAAAGGCAGAAAAAAGCAAAGGAGTTACATGAACAACAACAACAACAACAACAACAACAACAACAACAACAACAAGACTAGTTTCCTTTATAATAAAACTTAAATTATGACTATTATAAATAATCATAATTTTACATCTTTTTAATACTACTCTTAACACTTCAACTACCTCCAGCCGTAATACCAAAAGCATTATTAATAATATTACTCTTTAATGGTTTATTTTTTTTGATATTCACAGAATTTGTTGGTATAATTTTATTGTTAAGAAGAAAGTCATTATTGTCTTCGTACAGTTCAGGCAAAATATGTGTAAGGGGTTTATTTACAACATATATCATCTGGTCACTTTGAAATAACTTTCTATATTCTTGTATCGTGAGATTTCCATAGAACTTATTCAAAAGATAAAAAGGATTCGGTGCAATTTTAATGCTTTTCTCATATTTATATATTTTTCCATAAAGCAAATTCAATAGATGATATCTTTCAAATTTCGTAGAAGTATCGATATTTTCATTCATAAGAAAAGCCGCTGAACACTCTGGTGAACAAAAACAACCATATACATTATATACGTCCTTTGTTAAGGTTTTCGGTATATAGATTGCAGGAGAATCAAATTCACATGTACACCAAAAACACGCAGAACGTTGAGTACCTCCAATACTTTTACAAATATCGCTTTTATGAAAACTAACTTTTAGTTGATTTATTTTTCGCCATATTTCCTTTTCATTTTTACATGCTCCGCTTACACTATCTCCATCATCACCGTCATCATACTCATTGCTATATAAGTTAATATCAGGCGAGTATACACTGTTGAACAAAACGGTTCTCTGGTTTAAAATTTCATTGCTAGAATTTGTAATAGATGCAGCTGCATGTGTGTTTGTTTCATTATTTTCTGAATCTGTAGATATAACCGCCGGATTATATACTTTAAATAAATGTGACAAACTATCATTGTATGCTGGAATAGGTGCAGCAGTGTTAGATGAATTTTTTGATTCTGTATTCGACTGAGATGTTTTAATAAAAATATCACTACCCTTTAACTGCGTTGAATTATTATAGCTTTGGATTTCACTCTGTTCTAATTCATCACAGTTCTTGTTATCATTATTTTTACCATTAATATCATTAAGAGAGCATTTTAAATGTAAAATAATGTTAGGTATTTCATTGTTATTATTATTTTCTTCTAGTTTTTGTGTAATAATTTTTCCTCCTTTGGGTTTTCTACCTCTTTTTTTAACAACTTTTTCTTCAGGTGGGTGTGTTTCAGGGTTGGTCGAATCTATTATTACATTTGTATCATTATTTATCTCACCATTTTTATTATTTTTAGATTTGCATACTCTGCGCTTTCTTACTTTCACACCAGGAACTACTTCTGTTTTTAAATCTGTACTTTCAATGCTATTTGTACTATCATTACTACCATTAGTACCATTAGTACCATTAGTACTTGTTAGTGCATTTGCAAGGGCCATGTTCTTTTTAGATCTCCTTTTTCTTATTTTTTTTTCAGTAACAGCGGATGCCGTATCATCGCTCGATGGATTCGGCAAAACAACAACATCGGTCTTTATAGTTTTTTTTCTTCCTCTTTTTTTCTTTTCAACAATAACTGCAGGATTTACCAAATTTTGATTACTAATTTCATATAGCATATTTACAGCGTTAGATTGATTATTGGGATCGGGGTTATTGTTAGTGTTAGCATTAGTGTTAGTATCCATATTAAATGATATATACTCTAATTAAAAAGACGAATTTAAATAGTTTTAATATATGTTTTATTTTAACTCTTAGTGTTTGAAAGTCTTTCAAAACATACACGACAAACTGGTTTATAGTTTTCTACACCTATTACTACTTGATCTGTTTCATCTGTAATTCTATAACTGAAAAGTCCGGATTTACCATTGCGACATTCGCTACAAAGTGACTTAAGTTTATAAACATTGTCGCAGTGCGGTATTAAATCCAGCAAAGAACCGATTTTATTTTTCTTAAAGTCGCCATCTAGTCCGCAAATATAAACACGTTTGTGTAATTCTTCAACAAGATGAATTACGGTATTTATGTCTTTGAAGAATTGCCCCTCGTTAATCAGTATCACTTCTGATTCATTTACTTTTTCTTTGTTTTGTTCAAGAATTTCTAAAATAGATACTCCCTTAACACACGGAATCATTATTTTATCATGAGTAGACATAAATGAAGCATCGCAATACCTGTTATCAGCTTCATAGTTAATAACCATAACAGGAATATTACAATACATGCACTGGTCGTATATTTTTTTTAGCGTGGATGTTTTACCTGAAAACATTGGGCCGAGAATTAATTCTAAATATCCCTCATTGTTTAGTTTTACATTGACATTGTTAGATGAAACAGCAGATGATGAAGCATTCATTTTTGTACTTTGTATATTATGTTCGGGTATAAAAGAATGCGTATGCGATAAATCGGTATTATTCATTTATATATAATATACTGTTTCAATTATATTTATAAAAAAAAACTTATTAAAACTAAAAAATAAACAATTATAAAGCAAATTTTAAAATATGGTAACTGTAGTAAAAACTAAAACTTATAACATAGATAATAATGTTAACAAGTCTCAAAAAGAATGTAAGACAATATATTCATTTTATAAAAAGATAAATACAGATACTGCTACTATTAATCATGAACATGATAATATAATACAACATAAGGAATTGGATACAGGTATAGGTACGCAAAGTTTTTCAGAAGAGGAGAGTGTTGTTGAAAATGTAATAATAAATTCGAATATAAATATTTTACCGGTTAAGACAAATACAAATACAAATCCAGATATTTTATTACCTATGCAATCTCAAAATAATAGAGGAACAAATAATAGTGACTTTTTGAAAAATTCTACACCATGGGTAGAGAAATACAGACCGTCATGTTTTGAGGATATTGTATTGGACCCATTAAATAAAACATTATTGAAAAATATAATAGATAATAACTACTTTCCTAATTTATTATTTTATGGTCCGCCGGGTACAGGAAAAACGACGACTATTATCAACTTGGTAAATGTTTATCAAGAAAAGATGAATCTTAAAAACAAGGGATTAATGATTCATTTAAATGCATCAGATGAAAGAGGAATTGATATTATCCGAAACCAAATAAATAGTTTTGTAAACTCGAAATCGTTATTCGGAGATGGTATGAAATTTGTAATTTTAGACGAAGTAGACTACATGACAAAAACCGCACAAATAGCACTCAGATATTTATTAAACAATTATAATAATAATTTCAATGTACGATTTTGTCTTATTTGTAACTACATTAGTCGTATTGATGAATCACTTCAAACTGAGTTTGTAAGAATGCGGTTTAACCAGCTTCCTGAAAATGATATACTGAAATTTTTACAAAAAATAAATCAAAATGAAAATCTTAAAATTAAAGACGATATTTTAACATCTATACAAAAACATTTTATGTCTGATATTAGAAGTATGATAAACTATATGCAGTCTAACCAAGACCTTATACATGAATGTAAAATTATTAAAAATGAGTTATGGGTTCAGTTAACAAAATATTTAAAAAAAACTACAAAAAATACAAAAAATACAAAAAGTATAAAAATAGATTCTATATTAAAAAAAATTAACAAAATAAGCAGGGAGTATAATATAGAACCAAAAAATATAATAAAAAATTACCTGAACTATATAATAAGAAACTATCCAATAACAACAGAACTTTTATATAATATTGAAAATATTATGCATGTACAAGATTGTAAAACTGAACACCTTTTAAACTACATTATTTACAAGTTGAAGATATTTTTTACACAAAATAATGCGTAGTTTTGCAATAATTAAATAACTATATTTATTTATTTTCTCTATATTGTTTTAGAAAATATATAATTGAAATAACTTAAAGAAAATAATAGAAATAAATAGAGATATAGAAATTTGTCAAATACGCGACATGTCTGCTGTTGACGATGAATGGGAAAGTTTCTTATCACAAGGAGCAATTATACTATCAAATGAAAAAAATAGTGCTAAAAATAATGTTACCAATTCTTATCAAAAAAATATGGATTCGACTATGACTTCATATACGGCAATTATTGATACAAATGATAAAACTAATGCGGTTTTAAAGTCTCCTACTAGTGTTCATACTGATACTGCTACTGAACCTTTATCTATGCCTATGCCTATGCCTATGCCTTTATCGGGATTGTCGAAACCAAAACATTCGAAAAAAAAAATAAATGTTTCATCTTTGAAAATTGTAGAAAATAATCTTAATTTAAAAAAAAATACTATAAAGGCAAAACACTGTACGGGTTGTACGGGCGGTAGCGATGATGAGATGAGTGAACTTGGCGAACTTGGCGAACTTGGCGAACTTGGCGAACTTGAAGAACTAGAAGATATTGACTTGGATGATTATGATAGTAAAATACCAAATATATTAAATGCGACAGTTAATAGTGAAACACAGCAACCAGTGTGTAGTAATATATATATATCCACTAAAACGAAAATATCATATTTGAATGAACCTATTGATATCAAAAAGGTATTTTGGAATATTCCGATTTCTGAATATTCGACTCCCAATGAGTGTATTATTAAAAAACAAATTAAGGTTTCTACGACAGACCCGAAAGAACTAGAAGAAATAAGAGAGTTGTTGAAACATGAAAAATATTACCAAGAACAAGAAATAGAACATATTGATAACCCAGAAGGAAGAATCAAATTTAAAGTTCAGCTTAAAGTCAATGTTGGTCTTTGTAAAAAAGATATTCTAAATTATCGGTGCAAATTAAAGCGAGCGTTTTTCAATTGTTTCGTGCTTATTATGCGAATTCGCGACCATTCAGGCGAAGGTTTCAAAGAAATGCATATAAAAGTGTTTAATACCGGAAAATTAGAAATTCCTGGAATCCAAACAGACGAATCACTTACTCAAGTTTTAAAACTTCTTATAACTATTTTAAAACCAATTGTTGGTCCACATATTAACTTCATCCCCGACAAGTGTGAAACCGTTCTTATTAATTCAAACTTCAATTGTGGCTACTTTATTAACCGTGATAGATTGTACAATATCCTTAAATATAAATATCGTATAAATAGCAACTACGATGCATGTTCTTATCCAGGTATTCAAAGTAAGTTTTATTATATACCAGGTCTAGAAAATCAAACAGGACAACATCCATCAGCAAATGAAATTGATAAAGCATACGAAATATCATTTATGATTTTTCGAACAGGAAGCGTCCTTATTGTGGGACGGTGCGATGAAAATGTACTACACTGTATATACGGATTTCTTAAAAAATTACTAGAAGTAGAATATCCTGAAATTGGGAACCAGTTGAATATTATTCAACCTAAAAAACAAAATGTTAAACTACGTCGCAAAGTTATTAATGTTGTTGAAGATATTTAGTTGATTTAAAATATGTACATTTGAAATAAAAAATAATTAAATCTGAATAAGACTTTTTATTTAACTTAGTTTTATTTAACTTAGTTTTAATTAATTAATATATGTTTTTTTATTAATAAGTATTTAAAGATTATTAAATTTGTTAATTATATAATATGAGTTCGGCGAATCAAAATCAGCAATCTGCGGGTCAGTCTCAAACTTCTTCTTCTTCTTCTTCTTCAGGTGGAAAAACCGGCGAGTCTGCTTACCGTCTTCCGTCTAACGTTTGTCTGCAACATAGTTGTAAATTAGCGATTGTTCAGGATAAACCCGTTATGATGGATTACTGGACAGCATCTCTTGATAAGTCCATTATCATTGGTGTTCGCGAGTCAGGTGAAAAGCTTCTTGTAAAGAGTGAGGACGAGTACACAAGCCCTATTGCAAATATTTACAAGGTCGAGACTGAGTACATTATTGTAACAGAAAACTCTATCTATCTTATTTCAAATGAGACTCCTTCAAAGAAGATTAGCTGAAAATTATTTAGTTTTATTTAGTTTTATTTAGTTTTATTTTATTTTTAAATAATGTTTATATATTTATTTAAAAAAAGAAATTGAACCGTTTTTTGTTATATAATCTAAGATATAACAAAAAGTTAACAAATATGTATTCATATAAAAAAACAAAAGAGAATACCGCTTCACCTGTTCATGAAAAATTTGAAAACTGTGACCAATTTATTAGTTATATCTCAAGCTCAAGCGACTCATCTGACTCTGAATATTCGCCCTCACCGTCGCCCTCATCATTTATAGCGCAAGTGTATCGCCATCGACACATCAGCAACAAGGACCACCGGTTCGCAAGCATTGCGTTGGACGAAGCATCCAAGTCTACACTTCTTATGCAGCATGGATGTATCGCCGTTTTGAATGGTAAAATTGTAGCAAAAGGGTGTAATAATATACGATCTCATTCCAAAGACGGACTGCTACACTTTCGCAAATGTTGTAGCGCTCATGCTGAGATATCTGTACTCCACAAATTATGTATCATGGAGCTGTCTCCCAAAATCGTCCAGAAATTGGTTCTTTATATTGTACGGCGTTCGCGAAGCGGTGAAATGGCCGAATCTGCACCCTGTTTTCACTGTACCCTTCGTATGAAAAAATTAAATATTAAAGCAATCGTTTTCAGCAACAGCGAGGGTGAACTCGAAAAAAGACGCATTAATGAATATGACACCGATAAACTTACATATGGAGCAAAACGTGTTATTGACCCATCATTTTATATTCGATAAAGTATGTGCGTGCGTGGCGCAATTTGAATATTTTTACTTGTTGCTTGTTGCTTGTTGCTTGTTGCTTGTTGCTTGTTACTTTTTTAGTGGAGATGCATACCCGATAACTGCGCACGCGATTCTTTTTCCCGCGTGTCCCGTTACCAAACTATCAGGTTGCCCTCCTAGCCCGCAGTCATCCTCGTCTGCATGAATAATTAAACCGCGACCAATAATATTTGACTTTGTTCCACGCAAACTAATAAAATCATCATAAAAAGTATACTTTGCTTCTCCTTTCGCATTTGTTTTAAGGTTTCCTAGGTCACCCACATGACGGTCTTTCATGCCCGGACATCCATGTGTTTTATTATAAGGATTAAAATGTGCACACATACTTTCACACGAATCTGTCATGTCTCCGCACTCATGAACATGAAAACCGTGCAACCCTGATGATTTCAAACCGACGATTGATACATCGATGCGTATACGCGACTTGGATGGCTCTTCTGTGAAATGAACAACGCCATTTATTTTTTTGTCGTTGAATACCGCAACTGCACGAACGGGATTGGACATGTCTTTTGTAAGTTTCATATATTGCATTATACTTTTATTAGTATGTTGTTATTATATTATTTTATTATAAATATTATAAATATTTATTAACTTTGGTAATAAATATTCTTAAACAAATAAAAATAATTACAATATAATACATACAATACATACAATACATACAATACATACAATACATACAATACATACAATACATACAATACATACAATACTCAATCAACCTCTTCAATATTTGGTCCTGATGTTGGCTTTGACTGGTTTTGATTTTGATTTTGAAAATCAGGCATTCCACCAGGCATTCCACCAGGCATTCCACCACCGGCACCAGCGTATAGTTTTGAAATAATCGGAGAAACAGTACTTTCCAGTTTCTTCCGCTGTTCCTCATATTCAGATGCCTCAATATCTTTTTGTGCTACTGATTCCATCCATTCGATGGACGCATTGCATGCTTTCTCGATCGCATCACGATCATCCTGAGACAACTTTTCTTTCATTGCCTCCTCTGAAGTAGAATTTTTCACCGAATACACATAATTCTCAAACCCATTTCGCGCATCAATCTTCTTTTTATGTTTAGCATCTTCCTCCTTGAATTTCTCCGCTTCAGACACCATGCGTTCAATATCATCCTTCGATAACCTCCCTTTATCATTCGTAATTGTGATCTTATTCGACTTACCTCCCGCTTTATCAACCGCATTTACATTTAGTACACCGTTTGCATCCAAATCAAACGTTACCTCTATTTGCGGCGTTCCTCTCGGAGCAGGAGGAATACCATCGAGTTGAAACTTACCCAGAATATTATTATCCTTTGTCAACTGACGCTCACCTTCAAATACCTGAATTAATACACCTGGTTGATTATCCGCATATGTCGAAAACGTCTGCCCCTTTTTACAAGGAATCGTGGAATTTCGCTCAATCAGTTTTGTCATAACACCACCCGCCGTCTCAATACCAAGTGAAAGTGGTGCAACATCCAACAATAAAATATCTTGAGTGACTTTCGACTGACTACCTGTCAAAATCGCCGCTTGAACCGCCGCGCCATAAGCAACCGCCTCATCCGGATTGATTGAACGATTCAGCTCCTTTCCATTGAAAAACTCCGTTAGCAAACTACAAACTTTCGGAATTCTTGTCGATCCACCAACAAGTACAATCTCGTCAATACTGCTCTTCGACATTTTGGAATCTCTTAGAACACGCTCAACCGGCTCAATCGTAGAACGAAATAAATCCATACACAACTCTTCAAACTTTGCCCTCGTAATCTTGGTCATAAAATCAGTTCCATCAAACAAAGAATCAACCTCGATTGTAGTTTCCGCAGAAGCCGACAAAGTTCGCTTGGCTCGTTCACATGCTGTTCGCAGTCGCCTCAATGCACGATTATTTCCCGTCGGATCCTTCTTTGTCTTGCGTTTGAATTCTTGAACACACCAATTCACCAACCTATTATCAAAATCCTCGCCACCCAAATGTGTATCTCCTGCTGTGGCCTTTACTTCGAAAATACCATCATCAATCGTTAGCAGCGACACATCAAATGTCCCGCCACCCAAATCAAAAATTAAAATATTACTCTCTCCTTTCCCCTTTTTATCAAGACCATATGCAATCGCTGCTGCTGTAGGCTCATTAATAATTCGCAGCACATTAAGTCCAGCAATTGCACCGGCATCTTTTGTTGCCTGGCGCTGTCCATCATTAAAATATGCCGGAACTGTGATTACTGCCGATGATACAGCTGTACCCAAATAACTCTCCGCGATTTCTTTCATTTTAACCAGAACCATTGCCGAAATTTCCTCCGGGGAAAATGTCTTTTGCTCTCCTTTGAATTCGACTTGAACAAGCGGCTTTCCATCATCTTTGGAAACTACCTTGAAAGACCAATGCTTCATATCATTCTGAATATGTGTATCATCGATTTTTCTACCAATAAGACGCTTCGCATCAAAAATCGTATTCTCCGGATTCATTGACACCTGACTTTTCGCTGCATCTCCAATAAGACGCTCGCTATCTGTAAATGCGACATAGGATGGCGTTGTTCGATTTCCTTGATCATTCGCAATGATTTCTACACGCTCGTTCTGCCATACACCAACACATGAATATGTTGTTCCCAAATCAATACCAATCGCCTTTGACATTATACTATGCTGTTGTATATGTGTGTGTATGTATTATGCGATTTATCTCTATATTATTTTTAAAAATATATTATTTTCAGTCAGTGTAATTTAATTCAAATTTATAACAAATTTTATATTATATTATGTTATATTATGTTAATATATACGTATTACTACTATGGCTGAAACTATAATAAATCCATCACCATCACCACCACCCGATCCTTATGAACATCGCTATATTCCCGATAATAGTGGAGCAGTGTCTATTTTCCCCATTTATTCTCGGCGCGTCGGCTCATCTGACGAACCTGTTCCTCTAGTTAGAGATAGACTGATAGATATTGATTATCAAAAAGTAAGTCGAGATATAGAAGAATTTAGGAGAATGGGGTATATACCCCTTGCTGAACTTACAATGGACTGGGTAGCATTTATAGCAGAACATCTATACGGTAAATCTAATAACTATATTAGAGCATTTATGAATCGGTATATTATAACCGACCCACTCATTAGCAGAGGTCACGAGCAGCGTCTACGACAATCTTTACTGCAATTACTTAAAGCTACAGTTACAAAAAATAGTCTCGAAGAAGCAAAACGTTTTATTGTAGGTTTGTGGGAAAGATATATAACCCTAAATGAAGATAATTCTAACGAATTTTTAGTATTATTTCTAGATACCGAAGCATTGCATAGAATGGTTCTAAATAGGGTGGTGTATAACAAAAAAGGCTTTGTTAAAGCTTCGCCTAGGCGTCACAGTATGTCTTCGCGTAGAGCAAGCAGTATGCGGAGAAGGCGAGCAAGGAGTGTAAGTCCTACTATTTATTTCGGCGGTCGAAAACATCGCAAGCGCACAACTCGTAGAAAAAAATAATTCATATTTTTACCCTCACTATATTTTTACTTTAGATGTTGTTTGTTTTCCTACTTACTTGCAATATCCATTGCGATATTCAGGAAGTCCGATTTTGGCGAGTAATTGGATATGGCGCATCGTGTGAGCCATGCTTCCACCCGAGTGCCCGACTTGCATATTGTATTGAACGCGTTCGACAACAATGTCTCCACGACTAAACATGAATCCTTCTCCTCGTGGTGGTTCATAGGTTGAAAGGTAATTCCATACATCGATTTCTCGTTTGAGAATTTCGGCATCTTCTTGTGCTAGAACAACTGCGTTCATTGCATCGCGAAGCATATCAGCAGCCCATTTATCATCCAAAAACGACAGATCAAGAGCTGCGACTTCTTGGAGCGAGCGGGGGTATTTGGATTCTTCTATTTCCAGCGTCATGATAGTATCCGTGAGTTCAGCATCAATATCTTCGGCGGCAATGATGGCGCCAGCAATGAGAGTTCCGATGGACATTTTGATTCGACTGTGTGGTTCTGGTACTTTCTGAGTTTTCTGTATTTGATTTATTGGCTTTTATTCACTTCAATTTTGTCTTGTTATGTATTGGTAATTGAAATGAATATAAAATTGATTTCAAAAATGTGAAGTTAAAGATATATAAAAGATGGCTTCTGCTTCCTCTACCTCCTCTAGTATTATTTTATCGAATATTCTTGCAACCGAAAGTTGTGAGTTGAAAAATACTATAGATAGATATATGGATACAAAATTAAAAGAGCTCCAGGATGTTATGAAATCAAAAGTTGAAAGTGTTATTACAGGTAGATTAGATAAATTCTATAATAAGTCATTTGAAGACCATGACAAGGTATTATTTGATAAGAATGGCTTACAGCTTATAAATGAATATAATAGTATGGTAAAAGGAGCTCTTCAATCGTATAATTATACAGACGCACAAATTAAATCAAACTGGCCATTGTATCCTTTACCTACAGGAAATTTTAATTGTTTCACTATCCAATATGCTGAAAGTATCAATGGACAAGGAGACCGAATTAGAGAAATGAACTACTTTAAAACATTTATTATAGGTAGAGATTCACAACCTCCATCCCAGGGTCAGCATAGACAATGGTCTCATCAAATATATAAACATAGTATTTCATCTGATTGTCTGTTTGCAATTAAACATTTTCAAATTGTAAATTGTGGACCATCTACTGGGATTACTGGCTTAGGGTTATTAGATAAACACCCTGAATATTTTAAAAAAAATTGTAGCGAATTTGAAGAAATATGTCATCGAGAATACGCTGAAATAGAAAAGACGAAAAAGCAATTGAAATCATTAATGGATGAAAATATGTCAAAAAAAGATTACTACGCATCACTTGATAAAAAAAATAAAGATTTTGAACAAGAGAAAAAACAATTAGAAGAAGAACGACAAAAAATAAAAGAAGAAAAGGAGAAAATGGTATTTATTAAAGAAAAACTTGTCGAAATGAAGAAAGAAGTAGAATTAGAAAAACAAAAAATATTAGAGCAAAAAAGTAAAACAATTGACATAGATAAGTGTTTTGAAGATATTATATCATTTAATTTTATATCTGAAATGCCCAAAAATAAAGTAGGTCCTAAAGTAGCATATGATTAAAAAATAATACAGTAAAATGTATTTATATTATTTTTTTCTTATTACTTTCTAGTTCTGTGTGTTCTTTTAACATGTCTATGTTTTTGCATTCGCTTGGTTCCTCTATGCCGCATACTTCCACCACTTTTAGGACTACCTTCATCATTACTTTTGGGCGGAGACTTGGACCTGGACCTGGACCTCGACCTTGACCCGGGACTAGGATTACGACTACGTGTGTGTCTACGTTTAGAACTATATGTGGGACTACGTCTCGGGCTTGGACTACGCGGAGTACGCGGGCTACTATGTTCACGCAACATTGAATCAAACATAGCATCATACTCTTCCATCGATCTTATACCCGATATACTAAATGGAATTATCGCCGCTGTATTAAGGTCTCTATCTATTCCAGCATTCATTACGATTTGACATGTGTCACATCCACAACTGCGTGGTTCTGTATTTGGATTTGCGTGTTTTTTTGTAAAAATATTCGATTTGGGGCGAAGCGCTTCAAAATAAGAAGAAAAATAAGAAGATTCCATTCGTTTACCTATCATAAGCCGCGCTGCCTTGTCGCGTTTAACTTCGACTACACTAAGTCCAGTGTTACTCATTTGACTTAATGATGCATGCGATAAACTTAACTCACTAGCAACAGTTCTCAATGCATCGCGATATCTCAACTCTACTTGGTAAATAACTTTATCCGCAAAAGTGTCAGGTAACCTAAATTGAGTACCTCCTAAAAACATTCGCAAATTTCGTTTCAAATTCTCACTGTTTACGACGGCCACACGTGGGACGGCACTTTTCGCTGCGCTTGAATCGCGGAATTTTACACAAAGATGGTGTAATCTATGCGACACAACGTCTTCAAAATAACAGCGCTCAAATGCGTCGACAAGTAGTATAATATATCGTTTCTGTTCCCATGTGTTAAGCGCTCGCGGTCCTTCGGAATAAGGACACGATACATCAACACATTGAACTTTTCGTGGGAAAACGCATCTAAAATTGGCGAGTAGTCTTTCAAAAGGTTTTTCAGGTCTAGATTCTCTAAATGGAGCACACGCCATATTTACTTTAAAAGAACTTGAACTAGCAGGAAATTCTAGTGATTCTAAACTTGGCGGTGCGTGGGTTTGTTCTAAAAAACTGCACAACTCTAGTGCGCGTTCTAAACTCAAACTCACTGGTTTCGCTGGATTGAACTTACCTATAACTACAGTATCCGTAAAACGAAGTCTTCTTAATTTCGGGACAACCGATAAATTAACATTTTCTACTTCGAGTTCTGTAAAACTTGTTAACACGTCTTTTCGTTTTAAACTGGGTTCTTCTGTTGCTGGTATGGCGTCATTCATTTTAAAGTCCATTAATACATCGCTCAATCTAGGAACATTTGATAAGAATTCTGAATATTCATCATGCTTGAATACATTTCTATTTGTTCGCAATACACGCACTGTCGGGGGTAATAAAAAAAGCGGAAGTAAAGCACCTCTACTGTCGGCGTGTTCGACTACGGTTAATAGTTTAAGTTTGGGAAATCGTGTCTTAAAATCGAAACGACATGTATCCTTAAACTCTGGTCTAAGTGTGTGGTATCTTACTGGCTTCCCGTTGTATACTCCTAGGTCACGTAGTTCGAAATATTCAAATAATCGTCGTCCTATTTCGTGTTCTGCATCGACGGAGAATTCGAGAGTCAAATTCACTACTTCTGGGAATGTGGCTGATGGTGGATTAAATCTTGGACGGTGAATAGCAGGTAAACGGTCGCCCATTGTGGACGATTGTGTTGCTCTATATGCTTGAATCGAATCTCTTGCTTTTTTGTCATTGCTAACTATATCCACCCATGCAGGTAATTCTTCGGGTTCAGGTTCGGGTATAACCAGCATTTCCATAAGTGTCGCTAATTCGCAAATACTTTCGGGATTATGTCCACTGACTTTATATAGTGCTGGTCTCGTTATGAATTCGGCAATAGGGGAATGGAGCCTTCTTTCTAACTCGGATTCCTTTTCTGATGTATGAGAACGACATACGGGTTGCCTAAATTCCCAGTCATTTGAAGAACCGCAACCGACACAAGTTTTTTCTTTGGATTTTGGATATTTTGGAGGTTCGTCAGGGGGTTGACCGCTCATTCGGCGCTTACTTATATACTATGTGGGTATAATATTATGTTATGAATTAAAAATTGATTTCGTAAATGACATAAATATACTATATACAAAAGAAAAAGTACA